AGTATATAATGATGTTTTAGGTAAGGCGTTAAGCATTAAATCAACCAATAATATTGTCGTAAAAGTAGAGCAAGGAGCATTAGAAGTTAATCTGAAACAATGTAGTGTAAAGCGCATTATGTGGTTCTCTGTCTTCTTGATTGATGGATTTACTATGCGTCCATACAGTTATACTTTCTATTCCTCTATGAGTGATGATGAGTTGGATGACACATTTACACAAGTAGAAGGCAGATTGAGCTTCCTGAAAAACTTAAATTCTAAATAACATGACGGAACAGGAAAGAAAAGTTGTAAACCATGCAATGAAGATTCTAGAGCAGAGCCAAGATGATGAGGCTAGGGCGTTGGCTGTCAAGTTGTTGGAACAAGGTACAAAAGTTCCTCTTCAGAAAGTGCAGTTTTATGCCGCATATTGCAATGGCTTGCGTGATGGGTATTCAAGAATATTCGACCTAATACAAGGTGGTGGGTGGCTTGCGAAAGTGAGCAAGAAGGAAATGCCATATTTCGAAGCAGAGAAGGAGCTTGTAGAGAGCTGTATTGATGCTTGCTACGATTATCATATGGGCAAGTATGATATTAGGTACAAGGATAAAGAATTATCCAAAAGTGGTAAGCTATTGGCTTGCAAGGCTGTTTTTGTGAAACAAACGATGATTGGTTTTGAGGTTAAATACAACAAAGATAAAGAATGATTGCACAATATAGATAAGTGAAGTTGTAAACCTTTGATATGTAGGTACTCCCTTGCAAATTTTGTATCTTTGCAAATAAAAAAGGAGATTTATATATGGCAGATAGAGGATATAGAGGCAGACCTCAACGAGGCGAAAGAGCGGATAGGCAAATCAATGCCGGACATAGCCGTGGGTTGGATGCGGCTTTGTCTGACACTGAAGCTAAGATTAGAAAGCTAAAGACGGAACGTATTTATGCCTTTAATAAGGACGGAAAAGAAATAGCGCATTCCCAAACAGGAAAGGCACATAGTACGCAATTACCTTTTGGCTATAACTACAAAGATGCCATCATTACTCACAACCATCCTAATAGAGGTATTGGAGATACTATAGCTGGAAGAGTTGGCACAATTTTGTCTGGAGCTGACATTTTTACAACTATAGCACATAACGCTTCCGAGATTCGAGCAGTTACAAAGAATTATACGTATTCTTTGAAGAGACCAAGTAAAGGGTGGGGACTTTCAGAATCGGATGCATGGGATGTTTTTGGTAAGAAAAATTCGCAATGGAGACGAACCCTTCAGCAAAAACAGACAGAGTATCTTTCAAAGAGCGGAATACGAAATCGAATAAACGAGAAAGTGCTAGCTTTAAACAGAAAGCGTTCTAGTTTTACGAAAGGAGGAAAAGTCCCTAGTGCAAGTGATGTGTCTAGTTATAATCGTGAAGCAAACGAAATACAGAAACGTGTCACGGAAGCTAATGATAGAGGTAATGTTGGTGCGCAATATCAAGTTATGAAAGAATACGCAAAGAAATACGGATGGAATTTAACACGTAAGCGTACATCTTAAGGAATATATTCGAACGATGGGTAGTATTGTCCCTCTTCATGTGGGAAGAACCTTCCCATCATTGACAATGCCGTAGTACATTTTTCATATTGCTTTTGAAATCCGTACTTTTTAGCTCTCGATAGGTTGTGATCCAGGTCGTTGATTTTGACTTGTATTGCAACCATATCTTTTGAATCAATGATTGATTGTATGTAGTCAAAATACGGAACACCTTTCTTGTGGGTTAGGACACATACACTATCGGCAATGTCTTTTCTAACACCTAGTGATAACAGCTTGTCGTAGGTCATATCCGTATCTTCAATCGTATCATGGAGAAATCCGACACAAATCTCTTCGGTACTATTACCCATTTCTCCTACATGGATAGGGTGCAATATAACAGGCAATCCAACCTTATCAATCTGTCCTTTGTGCGCCTTGCAAGCGATACCAAGGCACAATTCTATCATTTCAGAATCTTTCATATTCTTCTTTCGTTATTAGCTCACCTAACTCAAGAGCATCTTGTGCATAGGTGTTTTCATTAAACTTAAACTCCTTTGGCTTACGTCCTTTACCTTTAGGGTAACACATAAGTTCTTTATTTACATATTGATAACGGACAACGATGTCATCCTCCCAATAGTAAACATAAACCGACTCTCCGTTTTTAAGGAGGTGGCTGATTTTGTTCTTATCTTTATTGTTCATAGTCTTTATCTCCTTATTACAATGCAAAGATATAAAAAATATATTAAACTTGCAAACAAATTAATGTTTATTACTTGAAATTTAAATATATTAATTATTGAAATGTTGCATAGTAAGCTTGTTGCATAGATACTGACCTTTGCTTCTTACCTCCGTTACTCTTGGCGGTTCTACTTTGCTCATATAATGCATGTCCCCAACCGGATGGTTTCTTGGTCTCTTTATAGATTTCTCGCATGGTCTTCCCACCCAACAGCTTGTAGGCTATCGAGTAATTCTCTTTGGCGTAAATCATCTTGGCGGTGTTAACTTGTATTTCACCAATAAGTCCGGTTTTCTTGTTCCGGATATTGATGATGTTTCCTGAATAGCCAGTATCCAGTTTCTGTTCCTTGAGTCTAACGAACTCAAAGCCCTTGTATTTGCCTTTAAGGTCTTTTATTATTTTCGGTATTGACCCTTTATCTGCGATGATGGTTGTTCTGTACGAGTCCTTAATGTCTTTGATACCATTAGCTTCGCCCTTAGCCTTGCGTACAATGGAGTCAACACTCTTGTAATTGATAGGAGTGACCCTTGCTCCATACTTCTTAGCTATACCTTCAGCTATAGCTTGTAGCTTGTTACCAACCGACTCGGCTTTTCTCCGCATAGAGGTAGCTTGTGCTCTCAGCCTAGCATATGCCCCATTATTACCAACGTCTCCCATATCTTTTTTTATGCAAAATTAACCAAAATGCAAGCCAATTGATATATTGTTGCGATATGTTATTTCACTTAAAAGACAAAGTGAAAAGACACGCAAGTAAACATTTCTCTTAAACAATTATTATTCATACCTTTGCAAGAAACAATGAGTTGATAAGATGACGAAACCAAGAGATTATTTCACAGGCAAGCAAGAAGAGTTCAAACGCTCCGAAGTGCAGATAGCACCATATAATCCAAGGAAGATTTCACCGCAGCAGAAAGCTACATTGAAACGTTCCATAAGAAAATATGGCGTTGTTGGTGGTATAACCGTCAATAAGCAAACAATGACCATCGTAGGCGGCAACCAAAAAGTAACCATCGTGGATGAGATTATTGGCTATCCCGAAAAGGATTATACTCTTTTGGCTGAGGCTGTAAATATGGATTACAAGACCGAAGTTGAACTGAATTTCATGCTTAATTCCGAGAATGCTCATGGAGAATGGGATGACATGAAAGTCCGTGAGTTACTTCCGGACATAAACTATATGGATGCTGGATTAACGGAAGAAGACTTATCCCTGTTCGGCTATGATGCAATGGTAAAGACTGAAGGCGAAGATGAGTTAGGTAAAGAACTTAATTCCTTACTAGACCCATTTGCCCAAGAAAGCGAAAACAGAAAAGTACAAGCACCAAAGGAAGTGCAAGAAGAGCAGAGACGACAGATAGAACAAAATCAAATTATAGCCAATCAGCAGCAAGAGGCTCAATACCAAGCGAATAAGGAACGTATGCAGCAGGTGAAGAAAGAAGTAAACACCAAGGCAGCGGAAAAGGCATTAGAAGCCGAGTCTTACGTCATGCTTTCCTTTGACAATATAGAGAACAAGGAGCGTTTTATGAGCACCTTTGGCTTTATCGAAACCGATAAGGTAATAAAGGGAGAAATGCTTATGAAGGTTGCAAAACGCATATAAACAAAAACAAAATGAAAGCAATGAAAAAGATTATAAGATTCTCGTTAGGGTTTATAATGGCGGCAATTACAATAGGTATGCTCATTCCATTTATGATTGTTTCTATGTTTCTTGGCAAGAGGAGAAAGAACGCATTCAATATGTGGGTGTCGTGTCTCTTTACTCCTTTGATAAACAAGGTAGGGAAATTGGTCAACTCATAAACAAAGAAAGATTATGAAGGAGAACAAGAAAAGAATAAAGAAGATTGCGAACTTGGCTATAGCTATGGTATTGGCAATACCGATGTTCTTACTAGCCGTTCCTTTCTATATGTATAACAAAATTAGAGGCAAGGTGTAAATCCCATCTGCCCAATATATAGCGAAACAATAATAAATACAAGAAAATGGCAAAACCGAAATTTGATTACAATGGCGATGCTTTCTACGATGAGATAGAACAGCTTGCAAAGCAAGGTCAGAAGGATTCTGAAATTGCCTACGCCCTTGGTTTGAAGTTTGGGGTTGACCTAAATCCACAGGTCTTCAACCGAATGAAAAACGGAAAATACGAGAATTGGAATGAAGACGAAAATGCGGAAAGAGGCGAAAGGATAACTCAATCCCTCGTGCGTGGCAGAGAGTTTATCAATGCAATCGTGCGTGGTAGATTCCTTAAATGCGCCCTTGGAGGTGTCAAGGTAAAGGGCAAGACAACCACCAAGAGACATATGGTTGTAGATGGAGTTATGACAGAAGATATAGTAGTGGAAACTAGAGAAACCGAGCAGGAGACCCCACCTAACGTACAAGCTCTTTCAACTTGGCTATTCCATTACGATATGACTTGGAGAGAGATACAGAGAGGTAAGAAGGATGAAGAGGAAAAGGGCATTCCTTTTGACCCTAAGAAAGGTATATCCGTCAATAAGTGGATAGAAAGAGAGATTGAGCAAGAAGCAGAAGAACAAGAGGAGGGTGAATAATGGCAAAAACACATTCCGTTTATTATCCGTTGTATAACGACAAGACGCATTTCATTTACCTAATAACAGGAAGCCGTGCGTCAGGAAAAAGTTTCTCTGCTTCTCAGTTTATCGAAAGACTTACTTTTGAATACAATGCAGAAAGAAAGATAGCACATAAGATTCTTTATACACGTTATACAATGGTGAGTGCCGCTATTTCCGTAATTCCAGAGGTTAAAGAGAAAATAGAGATAGATGGCACACAGGATTATTTCAAGAACACGAAGACGGATATAGTCAACAAAATGACAGGAGCTGAAATCATGTTCCGTGGTATTCATACGGCTAGTGGTAATCAGACTGCGAAGTTAAAGTCAATCCATGGTGTAACTACGTTTGTCGTTGATGAGGCTGAGGAATGGACGAGTGAGGAGGATTTTGAGCGCATTATGCTTTCAATCCGTCAGAAAGGCTTGCACAACCGAGTAATAATCATTATGAACCCTTGTGATTCAAATCATTGGGTATATAAGCGTTTCATTGAAAAGACACATAAAGAGGTGTACTTTGATGGAGTTCCCGTCCAGATAAGTACAGACCCTAGAGTACTTCATATACATACGACCTATCTTGATAATATAAAGCATCTTTCACCGGAGTTCCTTAACGAGGTGTTAGAGATGAAGGAGAATGAGCCGGAGAAATATGCGCATATAATGATTGGTAGATGGTCGGATGTATCAGAGGGCGCAATATTCAAGCATGTAGGCATCGTTGATAAGTTCCCTAGCAATGCAAGGAAAGTAGCCATCGGTGTAGACTGGGGATATTCAAAAGATTATACGGCAATTGTAAAGTGCGGTATCGTAGACAATCGCCTATACATAGAGGAACTTTGCTATAGAACGGAAATGTTATCTAGCGACATCATAAGATTCTTGCGCCCTTATGCGGACGAAGGCTTGTTTGTGTATGCGGATAGTGCTGACCCTAGACTTATAGATGAGGTAGCTCTTGGTGGAATAGTTATATATGGAGCACAAAAGGGTGCTGGCTCTATATTGGCTGGTATTGACAAGATGCAGACATTCGAAATCTTCACAACTAAGCAATCAGTCCATTTACAGAGCGAGTTCCGTAAATATGTGTGGTCAAAGGATAAGGATGGTAATTACATCAATGTTCCCGAAGACCATGATAACCATTTGATAGATGCTGCTAGGTATTATATTCTTGCCGTATTGCTCGGTAAAGTGATGAAGCCAAGAAAAGCATCTAAATCAGACTTAGGAGTGTACTAAATGACAAATATAATTACTTTTGTAATAAAAATATAAGTATCTAATTATTAGATTGTTAGTGTAAGTATTCTATAAGAGTAGATAAAAGTCAAGTGTAAATAAAAAAGATTGTTTACTAAATAAAGATAAATTCTTTAGTAAATAGTCTTTTTTATTCACTTAAAAACTAAGTGAAAGGCGTTTGCCCTATATGGTAGGTAGAAACCCTGTTTATTATTACCTTTGCTTCAAAAAGTTATAAGGATGTTTGTAGATTCAATTATTCAGATAAAGACATATTTTCGAAACCTCACGCTCAATGCATTGGGTGTGGAGAGAAGCATCTTCGAACGTTTGGAAGATAATGATGTTGATTCTGTCGTAAATATGATGGAACAACATGATTTCGATGTGGATAATGCCATTTCGGAATATAATCCACAAACCCATAAGGTAATGAGTCGTGAAGATAAATGGGTAAAGGGAGAGAAACCATACAGGACGGAGAAGTTGGCAAGAACAAGACAAAGATACATCAATGAGGTAGAATTGTTCTTCTTGTTAGGCAATCCGGTTATGTGGAAGAAGACTGAAGGTGACGATGAAGCCTTTGAACTATATAAAAAATACTTGAAGGATATATACTTCAATACCAAGCTACGTCAATGTAAACGACTTGCCGGAGCAGAAACTGAAAGCGGTTTTGTTTTTAATTTCTCGCAAAAAAACGGAAAAATGCATGTTGATGTGTATGTTGCTGCTCGCTCAAAGGGACATAAGATGAGAGAGTTGTTTGACCAGTACGGAAACATGCTTGCTTTTGCTGTAGGCTATTCCTTAAAGCGAGAATCAAAGACTATCGAATGTTGGGATATATTGACATCCGTTTTTAACTATCATTGTGAACGTGGTGGCTTTGGGTGGAAAGTGTATAAGTATCCTAATCCGACAGGAAAAATTAATGGCATTTATTTTCGTCAGCCAAAGGCATGGGAAGGAGCAGAACCGAGAATGGAACGTGAAGAAATGCTTGATTCCAAGATTGGAGATGCTAACAACTACTTTGCTGACCCTATTGCCGCTGCTACTGCTGATGTGATACAATCAATCCCTAAGCGGAACAAGCCAGGTAAACTCATACAACTTACAGGCAAGAACTCTAGGTTTGAATATATCAACCCGCCTCAAAATTCCGAAATCCGCAAGGCAGAGAAAGAAGACTTGGCTCAGTCTATCTTGTTTGATACGTTTACACCGGATATGTCACCGGAACTGATGAAAGCTATGAGCACGCTTACTAGTGTCGGCATAAAACGAGCGTTGGTATTGGGCTACATCAAGCGAGCGAACCGAATGGAAATCTATGAAGAACTTGTCGGTAGATTATCGCATGTGATTATAGCCGTAATGAAGGAACTATATCCTGAGATGAGAAGCAAGTTGGATAAGTTGGAGGTCGAATTCGATTTTGCCGAACCTTTCGAGGATGACAAAAAGGATAAGTGGAAAGTAATAGCGGAACTATATAATCAAGGCGTACTTTCTTTAGAGACTGCTGTACAAATGCTGGCTTTAACTGACGCTCCTGCTGAAGAAATTGAAAAGATACGCAAGGATGCAGAAGATAAAGTAGCGTTAGCTGCAAAGGTAAAGGGAAACGAAAACACAACTTCATAATTTTAAATGCTTATTGTTTTTGGGCGCATTTTCTGTTAGAATTTGCGCCCTTTTTGCACTTAAATTTTAAGTGAAAGCATTGTGATAATAATATAATATTATTCCTCATTTTGTTTTTAACTTTGTTGGCATGAACACGAATGAACTTATCATAAACGGAAAAGATGCTTGGAATACCTATCGGGTCAAGATGGGGTATGGCTTTTTGGATGCGTTGGAAGCTGACGCAGACAATAAAAGTTATATAACCAATGAAGTAAGGACTGAGCACGGAACTAGGGTTGTTCCTATCCGTCCCAAAAAGGCAGAAAGAAGCATTACCTTGGAGTTCGTTATAGTCGGTAAAGACCATAGCGACTATAACAAAAGGGTAAAAGCCTTTGATGCACTTATGGATAATGGCTTTGTTACGATACAAGTTCCTCGATCAAAGGATGATGTCTATCGTTTGTTTTGTGCGAGGAAGTCTCCTACCTATTCAAGGGGGAAAGGTGGGGCTATCGGCAAGAAGAGTTTGAAGTTCATAGAATATAATCCAACGAACAGGGGAGCCTTGACTGATGCAGATATTGATATGTTCACGTTGAAAGAATTTGAAGATATAGAACAGTTATGAAAACTTACAAGAATATTGATATAAAGTATTACGATAATGACGGAAACATACATGTAAGATGTTCTGTTCCCGTAACACAGGATGCATTGGTTCACTATGAATTAATGCAGTCTCACTATTGTAAGCTTTCCTTTAAGCTTTATAAGCCTACATATTTCTTGCTTGGTGATTTTATAGATACACCATATGGACGATTTGAGCTAATAGATTTAACTAAGGCCAAAGATAATGATACTATTGGATATTCCTATGAAATCCAATTTGATGCATATTATCGTAAGTTCAAGAACAAAATATTGAAGTATCGCCCGAATACAGGTTCACAAGAAGCGACTTTCTCTCTTACTTCAAAAATAAGTACCCATGTAGAGGTGATTATGAAAAGTCTAGCTTATTATGCGAAGTTAGACAAGTCTTATCTTTACGACCCTAAATTTGAAGGCGAAGGAACGGACTATACTTATGTTATTGATGCGAGCGTAGATGCAAATGCTGCAAAGCTTATAACCTACTCAAACACAAGTGTGTTGGATGCTATTGCAAATATTGCTCAGACGTTTGAATGTGAATGGTGGTTTGAAGGCAATATTCTACATTTTGGTACTTGCGAGAATACAAATGCGATTGTTGATTTCAGACTAAACGACAACATCGTTTCTATGTCAAGTTCACAAAGCCAGTCCACTTATGCAAACAGGGTATATGCTTTTGGAGCTGCAAGGAACTTGCCTAGTGGATATAAGAATGATGCCGATGCGGACATAACAAAAGATGGTGTCGTAGAAAAACGTCTTATGCTTCCTACTTCAGCAGAATGCTCTGACAAAAACAAGCAATTGTTAGCAGAGAATGGCTTTGAGCTGAAAAACGGATATATACAAGTCGGTGGACTCCATGAAGACCAGTACGTAGAGGGAGTAACAACAAATGATGATATTTATCCAAGAAATCTTATCAAAACGTCTAATGTGACATCATACGAAAAAGATGTAGAGGATGAAAGTACACCCGAAGAGGGTGATTACATCAAACGGACTTTCTATCGTGTAAATTCGCTTACTATTGTCAATGATGATGGCGAAAAAACAGGTGATATGGCTTTCCGAAAGGCGTATATTCTTAGTGGCAAGAACTTACATATAGTATTCCAAAGCGGTTCTCTTAATGGTATGGACTTCGAATGTGAGTTTAATCCAGATGGAGTTTCTGAAATACTTAAGGACGATGATGGTAATCCGATATTGAAAGATGGAAAAGAACAGATAAATCCTAAGTCGCAGGTATTTGAGATTGTTGCTAATGAGGATTATGGTCGTTTTTTGCCGGACACAACTTTGCATCCAAAGGACGGAGATACTTTTGTTCTCTATAATTGGGATTCTACCAAATTGGGCGAAACTTTGGTATCTGCTGCTTCCAATGAGTTGCTGACGGATTCTATTAAGAATTTGAAGAAGTCAATAATAGACCCTACGACATATACATGTACCGCTGAGGCTAATTATTCATTCAATCAAGGTCGTGGCAACTTGCATGGGGTAGGAGACAGGGTTAACCTTTACAATAAAGGTTATGATGACAGTTATAGGTCTTCAAGAGTTATTGGATATGAATTCAGCCTTGATATTCCTTTTGATGGTGCGAAGTATTATGTTGGAGAAAAGCCTTCGTATTCCCGCCTCAATGCAATGGAGTCAAAGATAGAGGAACTTGTCTATAATGGACAGAGTTATCTTAATGGTAATGGCGGAAGCGGAAGGTCGATTTACATCATTAAGAGTTATGATAGCATAACTCCTACGGATTATAATGTATTTTCAGCAAAAGCTGTTGATGAACAAAGATTAAACAAGACAAAGGACGACACCGTAAAGGGCACAATCACTTGGGAAAAGCTCCAGAAGTTCTTGAAGGGAATGAAGGTCGGGGCGAACGGGGATTGGACTCTTGACGAACTAGATAACACCCATCTAACCACAGATTATCTACAAGTCCGAATGAAAGCAATCTTCGAGACCTTGGAAATATTGCATACAGACACATTGGGTGGTGAATTGTTCATCACCCCAGTAGGCAGTAACCGAATATTGAAGGTTGAGGAGGTGAATATTACCTATGATGGTGTTAGTCAGAAGGCTTACAGATGCTACTTCCTTGGTGAGCAAGATGGCTCAAAGGTGGAGAATAAATGGAAGGTTGGAGACCAAGCAAGGAGCAAGAGCTTCAATCTTACGGCAGGAAAGTATCATAACGTAGGCAACCATTACTATTGGAGGCTAGTCATCGGTGTGTCTTCCGAGGCAGTGGAGATAGATGGCAAGAAATATCATTATGTGGATTTATCGGACATCGACAAGGACGCAGCCAGCGATGAGCCTATGGTTGATGACATTTTGAATCAGTGCGGTAATAGAACGGACATCACAAGGCAAAGTTGCTTGGTATTCTCTGCCGTTGACACCTATTCCCCTTGCATAACGCTCTATCACGGAGTTGACGGCTACACCTTTAATAACAAGGAGTATGTGGACTATGGCGTGAACCATTCCACGAACAAGGCTTTCTTCCACGTCTACGGAGATATGTACTTCGGAGACCGACCTACTAGTGCCAATAATTACGAGGGTGATTCCTACGTCAAGTATGATAGCGACAAGAAGAAAGTAACCATCAAGGGAGACTTGGATATTAAGTCCACCTACGATGGAAAGACCTTGGATAAGTACATCACCGAGAAGAGCTTGGATAAGAATGCCGTTGAGACCATTATCAAGAAATCGGAGACGATTACCGACCTTCAAAACCAGATAGACGGAGCTATTGAGACTTGGTTCTATGACGGCGTTCCTACACTCAAGACCGAACCTGCTAGCGGATGGGACACGGACATGATGAAAAACCATCTCGGGGATTTGTATTATGACAACAAGACGGGCAAGGCATACCGCTTTGCCAAGGATGGCTCTACCTATAAGTGGATTATCATCACAGACACGGAACTGACCAAGGCAATCGAAGATTCAAGCCAAGCACTCAAAGATGCAAAATCAAAGAGACGTATCTTCGGCTCTCAGCCAGTTCCACCATACGACGTGAATGATATGTGGGTCAATGCCACTTATCCTTCTGACGGCAGTACCTACAAGAATGAAATCTTGAAGTGTTCCACCTCCAAGGCAGAAGGTGAAGAGTTTGATATTGCCGATTGGAAATTGGCTAGCAAGTATACCGATGACACGAAGGCAGAGGAAGCAAAGAAAGCTGCTGAGAAGGCGCAAGCAGAGATTAAGAACACGCAAACTAATTTGATTGCCCTCGGAACGACCGTATCTAACAATAAGAAGGCTTTCGATGTTTTTACCTCTGATGGCTACTTGGATAGTTCTGAGATTGCGGCTATCGCACAGGATAGCAAGCGACTGGAGGACGATTATAATGCAGCCGTTGAGTCGTATAATAATGTTGTTGGCTCTAAGTTCTTGTTGGATAAGGATGGTAAAGACACGACCTATAAAACGGATTTGGTTTCAGCTAAGGCTACACTCGATAGCGCAAAAAATGAACTCATTACCTATCTTTCTGACATCGTAAGCAGATACAACGCTTCTGATTCAAATGGAAAGGCTACCATCAAGGCGGCTGCGGCTCAGAAGTATACCAACTTCACGAATGCTTATAAGGCTTTCTACGACAAGCTGGGTGTGGCGAACAACTATATCACGTCTAATCTGTTTGATGGTCTCAATACTAAGCTCATCACCAATATGGCAGGTCTTGAATACATCAAGGCTGCTCTTGTTGATGGAGACACAGTAGTCAAGGGTGGTCTTATCCTCTCTACATTGATAGCCTTACGTAACGATAAGGGAAATGTTACCGCAGGTATCAATGGAGCGGACACGAAGGAGAATGGCATCGCCCTTTGGTTAGGTGGAAAGGCTATCGACAAGCAAGCCTCCACGACAACAGAGGAAGAGAAGAAAATTGCTGCCAAGTCCCTCCTACGCTTTGACGGAACTGGCTACTTCGCCAACGGCAACCTTTGGTGGGACGCAGACGGTATTTTGCACGCAGACCCGACATCTTTCATTATCAACAAGAATAATGTTGGTGTACAGCTCGCTCTCTTCGCTCCTGTATGGAAGAGCGGAACGACCGACACAACAAAGCTGGCAAACGTATTATCTATCGACCCACAGAAGCCTTTCACTCATCTTGACGTATCGGGTAACGTGACAACCGAAGGCAGCTTGAAAATTGGTGGAATCTATCTATCGTATGATAGTGCCAACAATGCCCTTCGACTATCCAAGGACGCTGCCGGAAAGGAAGCGGCTAACTTCTATGCCACAGGCGGTATCACCGCATACGGAGCAGGAGCATCTACCACGGGTAGTGGCGGCTTGATTGCAAGCGTAATCAGCTATGCGAGAATCTTAGAAGGAAGCTATACGGATGCAGACTTGACGAGTATTCCGAATGCCTATGCTATCAAGGCTCTCAGCAGTCGAATTGACAATATAGCTACAGAGCTTGGTGGTCTTAATCTCTCCTGGAATAACATCACGGGTAAACCATCAACGTTCGCACCTAGTGCGCATACCCATAAGTGGACAGAAATCACTGACCGCATCACGAAGGTAAGCCAGCTTACCAACGATGCTGGGTATCTGACTGCTCATCAGTCTCTCGCAAGCTATTATACCAAAGCGGAGATTGATGCAAAGGGCTATACTACCAATAAGGGTACTGTTACATCAGTGGCTCTTACCCTCCCTACAGGTTTGGCGTGCGCAACAAAGACCATCACAACAAGCGGCACATTTGCTGTTACTTTTGCTTCTGGATATTCAATTCCAACAACGACAAAGCAGACGGCTTGGGATGGTGCGGTATCAGCAAAGCATACTCATAGCAATAAGTCTGTGTTGGACGGCATTTCATCTGCGAAGGTAACTCATTGGGATAGTGCCTATGATTGGTACGCCCTTATGACTACTGACGAGGAGACTGCGGATGGCATTATCAATAAGTGGAACGAGGTGGTGAGCTTCCTCGCCAATATTGCGCAGACAGACACTCTTAGCGGTATTGTTGACGGAATCAATAAGTCAATTTCTGATGAGGTGACAAGAGCGAAAAAAGCAGAAGGGGTAAACGCTTCGGGCATATCCACCAATAAGACGAATATCACCACCTTGCAGGGCTACTTCACTAATGGCTCTGCGAAGAAGGCACTCCAGCTCACGAATGCTCGCAAGTTTTGGGGAAATTCATTCAATGGTACTTCTGATATTAATGGAAGCATCATCGTGCCTAACGGAAAGTATATCTCCATCGGCAACATAAAGATGGAGTATGATGCAACCAATAAGGCGTTGAAGATTACGAACACTACGACTAACGAGGTGGCAAACCTCTATACTAGTGGCGGTGTTTCTGCCTATGGCGTGGGAACATCATCATCCAGTGGTGGCGGCTTGAACGGCAGTGTGAAGAGTTATTCAAATGCCTTGAAGCTTACATCAGAATCGCTGAGTGAGATTGCCTCTGCCTACTCCATCAAGGCTCTTGATTCTCGTATCTCTAGCTTGGAAGGTGGTAGTGCTACTGCTATTTCTGTCAGCGGTAGCGGTAATGCGGTTACGTCTGTCACCAAGAATGGTACTACTATCAGCGTAGTTAAAGGTAGTACGTTCTTAACTAGTCATCAGTCACTTGATGGTTACGTTAATGCAATATCTGTAAGTGGAAGTGGGAATGCTATCACGTCTGTATCTAAAAGCGGAAAGGGTATTACATTTACTAAAGGTGCTACATTTTTAACTTCTCACCAAAGTCTTGCTAACTATTATACCAAAAGTAGTGTAGATTCACTTCTTAGTGGTAAGTCGGCAACTAGTCATACACATAGTGTTAAGATTAACGGTGTTACTAAAACTATTGCAGCTACTGGTGGAACTGCTGTAGATTTAGGAACTTATCTTACTTCTCATCAAAGTCTTGCAGATTATGCTAAGAAGAGTGAAATACCTACAAAAGTAAGTCAACTTACTAATGATACTGGTTATATTACTTCTAGTGGAAGTTGTGCTTATGCTACAAGTGCAGGCAATGCTGACAAGGTTGATGGTGTTCATGTTACTTGGGCAGGTGTACTAACTTCTACTTCACATTTAGTTGCTTGGGAATCAGATGGTTCAGCTCTTAGAGACATAAACCCTGCTAATGTTACTGTAGGTAATTCTGATAAATTAGATGGTATTCATGCTAACGGACTTCTTACTGCTCTATCTAATTCTGATAAGGGAATTAGTATAACAGTTGGTGGAACTACTAAAAGCGTATCGAACATTAGTGTTAATTATGCTAGTAGTGCTGGTAACGCTGATACTGTTGACGGCTATCACGAAAGTTCATTTCTTAGATATAGAGGTGGTTATGAAGATGCATCTGTAACTAAAGATGGAGTTGGAGTTTATGGTTGGGCACATACTAATACTGGTCATAATAATTTTCATGAAAGTTATGGTGATATAATTAATATACAAGGTTTTTCTACTTGGAGAACTAGATTTGATATAGGAACTAGTGGAAGAATTAGAATAGTGCATGGTATAAATACTACTACTGCAACTCAAGTAGGTTATCTTGCTTATCTACATGATAATGTAGCTTCTGCAACTAAACTTCAAACTCCTAGAACGATATGGGGTCAAAGTTTTGATGGAACTGGTAATGTTAATGGAACAATATACATAAATAATAATAACTCTAGTAATGGAGCTATACGATTAAATAGTGATATAAGTTCTAATGCTCGTATATCAGCTATAGACGACCAAGTAATATTTAATACTGGTAATGCTATTCGTTTTGGTGAAACTGCTTGGGATTGGAATAAATGGGCTGGACTTAAATATACTCATTCTAATAAAACTATTTATCTTGGTATAGCTAATGGTTCTATATTTAATGCTAATAGTCCACAAAGTGATGGTACACTTAGACTTGCAGGTATTAAAACTGTAACTCCTGATAGTGGAGCTAGAATTGGAGGTAGTGGTAGTTTATATATAGGTAACGCTAATAATTCTGGTTGGGTTTATGTTCAAGACATGTGTAGTCAAGTAAATAGTAGTTATTGGAACATAACACAAAATGGTAGTGCTACGTTTAAAAGTCTTACTGTTACTGATGTTATTAGTTGTAATAGTATTAGTGTTAGTAACAATGCTATTATTGCTGGTAATTTATCAGTTAACGGTTTAATAAATAATAAAGGTATATTACCTACAAATTATGAAGTTAATAATAAAGGAACTAGTTGTTATGTTTCAGCTGATGCTTTATGTTCTGGAATTACTGCTATTACTGATAGTATACCTGTTACAAATGTAGATATACAGTATTCTAACGATAATGGTACTAATTGGACTAGGTATAATATATCAAATGATACTAAATTTCAGGCGTATGCGAATGTTGCAGGTATTGATGGTTTAACCTTAGGTGGCAATGTTATCACTGGTAATAATGATGCTGAGAAACTAGCTCAAATAAAAAAGAACCAACTAATGTTTACGTTTGAGGTTTCTAATGATTGTTATTCTCAAGTTTATTTTGCTAGTGTTGATATATCGCAAGGTGTTGGTGTTACTTGTACTGTAGAATATTTAAATAGTAAAGGTGTTATAGTCAATACTTTTATTAAATATATGAACGGATGGAACCAGTTTAATTATATAAATCTATCTAATGGTAATACAGGTCTTCCTGTAGGAAATGATAGTAGAAGATATATTAGATTTAAGTTTAAACATGACCAAAATACTACAGAATTACGTAATGCTTCAATAAATAAAATACGAATATTTTCTTTTACTAAGTATTCATTTCCTACTGATAGATTTATGGGTCATACTGGTCATATATATAATTTCGATTATAATATGAATACTTACTTCCCTAATAGCATTCTTGCTAAAGGTGGAGTTACAGCTTATCAATCTTCTGACATCCGCTTGAAGCAGGATTTGCGGAAACTGGACTACTTGGGTATCATCAAGGCAATGGGTGGAACGTTCGGCTTTGCTTGGAAGAAGGACAATACAAGGTCTATCGGTTGGATTGCCCAGCACGTCTTGTGCAACCCTCACTTAAAGGACATCGTTGAGACGGACGAGAAGGGCTACTACAAGATAAACTACTGGTCTCCGAAGCTGATTGCAACGGCATTCGGTGCTATCGAGCAGGTTGGCGATGAGGTCAGCAGGTTGAAGGCTCGGGTGGTCTTCCTTGAATCAGAGGTTCAGCGATTGAGTGGAGATAAGGAAGACTGCAACAAGAAGAGATTAGATAACAAGAATATTAATTCATTAAATTAGATTAGAAAATGGAGAATTTAAAGATTAACAAGAAAAGTGAACAGACAACCGCCACTTATACCAAGGGCGGCTATCGAGTAGAAATTACCTACAATGTTGACAAGACGGGTGGTAACATCGAGAGCATCAATATGAGTATCTATGGTTATCCAAATGGTAATTATCTCGGCAATGCCAACGCTAGCTCCAACGGCAGCGAACTGACCTACAACATCAGCGGTGTTCCGCAGAGCAAGCTCAGTGAGGTATCAGCATTGATTAAGGAGGTTAATTCCGCTATCGCTGCTAATATGGCAAGCGAGGCAGCAGAGTAAGTATCGTGAGCTTTAACGCAGGGTGGCTCTTATAGAGCTGCCTTGCCTAGTGTTTTAAGTTCTAAAGATTAAGCGTATGGAACGATTTATATTATGGCTTGCGAAAGTGTTCAATGTAACAGTAGAGCGAGTTGTTACTAAAGAAGTTGTAACAGAATAAGGAACTGAAGTTAAATATTTAAAAAATAAAGATTATGTCTTACAATAGTGAAAACGGAATTATTAGTGCTCCTGTTAGCATTGATGATGTTAAACGAGCTCTTGGAGAGAGTAGCAATGACCTTGCTACTCTTTGTAAGAGTGAAAATATAAATATATGGAGTAAGTATAAACCTATTAGTTGTAAAGGTGAATTTAAAGAATATCCAATTATAGAAGATTCTTATGAAACTGTAACTTCTGCATATAATAAATATAAATGTGCTATTCGTTGTGGTATGAATATACCTATTGATACTTATAAAAACTTATATAATAATTATGGTGGAGAAGGTTTTGCGATTAAAGCATGTGAAGATTTTTATAATGATAATGTATATGGACTTAGAGGCATTGATAAAGATGCAAGTACTAATTCACATATAGTATATGTCTCAGGAAAACACTTTCCAAAAGGTGGTACTAATTCTCCTTATAGATTAGGTGATTTTAGAAACTATAGCAATAACGCACAACGTAATACATTCGCAAGTTCTCTTCCTGAAGAAACTAATGTTGAAATTTATCATTCTTCAACTCCTAAATTTAATTGTGTATTTTATAAGAATGCAGATGTAGATTATACTAAAAATCTTAATATGGAAGATATAATTCCTGATTTGTATTTAGCTTGGTCTTTTTGGATTCAAATTCGTTATGATTCACCATATAATAATATTGATAAGGTTTATAAAACTTATTATGTTGGTAATTGTAAAGAACCAACAGATTATATATATGCGAGTAAAGAAATAACTTTTGATATAGGTAACGATAAAAAAATTATTATTGTACCTTTTTTAGCTAATGTTCGTAATGCAAATTTACAAGATAATTCAAAAATAATTTTTATAAAAGGTCCAGGTAGTATTCAGTTTAAGTATTATCCTAGACAAATTAATATGGAAAGTATTAAAAGCGGTTCTAGCGGTTTTGTTGATTTCTCATCATTGAAACAATTAGTTGGTGGTACTTGTATTTGTAAAGCAAGAATATATAAACTTCCTGATGCTGCATTTACAGTTACTGATGGTATGTTTAGAAGTGTTTGCTCTTATGGTAATAATAAGACAACATACGGAAGAGGTTATGTATCTAATAGCTCTGGTCAAAATATATCTTCTATAACTGTCCCTAACGGTAATAGAACAGATTATATTGAAATATATATAAGATTTGATGATGTTTATGAAGGAGGTTATTATGGACAAAGATGTCAATTATCTTTTGAAATTAATATAGATGGTGGATGGAAACAAGTTCCTCCAGGAGGTAGTTATATTATGTATTAAAACGTAGGTGTTCTTAATATAATAAATGTGCTAGAAACGTATTTGTGGTTTACGTTCTCACCGAGAAAGCAGACACGTTACGACCTAGTGATTACCCAACGTGGGGAAGCTGATTTTTAAAATTCGTAAATTTTGCTCCTCCTGCATTGCTATTCGGAATTATTTTCTTAACTTTGCAGTGTTAATAGGAAAGATATTCTGCTATGGCAATCTGGAGAAGAATATTGTATAACATAAAAATAAAGAAACAATTATGAAAAAGATTAAGACATTCGAGGCTGTTGCAGCCTACAAGACATTGAAGGCATTGAAGACTTCATCAATGAGTGATGATGCCGCTATGCGAGTTTGGAAGAATATGAAGGCACTGCGCCAAGTAGCCGATACCTACGACAAGGATGTGGAGGAAGCGCAGCAGAGCTTGAAGGACGATAAGTTCGAGGAGATGCAGTGCAAGCTCCAGGAGTGCCAGCAGTTGGAGCAGAAGCACGCCAATGAGGGCTACGAATACACCAAGGACGATTCAGCCAAGTTCGCTGAGGTCAATGAGTACTTCTTCAATCAGAAGCAGAAGACCGAGAAGTATTTCAAGGAACTTGCCGACAAGGAGGTAGAGGTAGCCATCGAGGCAGTTGACGAGAAGGAGTTGTTCAAGGCAGCGAAAGATTGCGGCTTGAAGTTCGCTGATATGGAGAGCCTTGAGGTTGTGATAGGATAAACACTAATAGCGTTAGAATTTGGCAAGAAAGCCGTTCTAACGCTATTTTTGTGACTTATTACTTTCAGATTGTTACTTTTATAAAATTTAACTATAAAATATTGTGCAAAATGAACGGAATTGTGCAAAAAGCTGTAATTTTGTGGCAAATTCTTTCTTTTAAGAACTATAATTGCATCAACAACTAACAAAAAGGGAGGTTATATGACACTAGAACAAGAAGCCGAAGTCCAACGGTTGATAAAGGACATTGATGTGACGGAACTGATGGATATGCTTAAGAAGCATGGTAATCGGTATAGCAGGAGAATATTAAAGTTCTTCCGCTGGTTCTGCAAGTATGTGCCTATCATTATTATGTTCTTCCACGCATACGGCATTTGGGAGTTCTCTCAGCATCCCCGTGAGATGTTTATCTCCTATAATGAAAATATGCCTTGCTATATCTTTATTTATTTCATGGTTTACGTCCTGCCGATGGTGACGATACTTGCAAGTAGATTTTTCTTCTTGTGCCAGTGGTATCGCATTCCATTTATATACTTCTTAGGCATCAATGCGGCTCATATTGTAGAGTGGAGTTGGTACACAACTAAAGATATGGTGGATTCATGCTTTACGGTCATGGTCGTGACAACTATATTCTATTTGTATAACTTTGCTAGAATGTTTGTTAATGATACGAAACTAGGACGTAAAATTTGTGCATAAGATATGGGAAAGATATTAAGTTATAAGTTGCTAGGTACAGCTTTGAAGTCGTTGGCTGACGCTTGCTTTAAGGCTGATGAGCAGCAGAGAAATGGTGAGAAAATCACCGCCTGCGGTATGAGTGATGATGACCTAGATAGATTGTGTGACATCATTCCAGATATGCTCAATCCTATGATGAGCACCGAGGAGGTTAAAGATAAGCTTCACGTTTCTGATGCAACATTGAATAGAATGGTCGCTAGAGGAGACATTCCTAATGGCGAGTGCAAAAAGCGAGGACATACGAGGTATTGGAAGAAGTGGGATATTCTGCACTTCATTAAGAGTAAAAGAAAATCATAACGGATAAGCCCTATCGCAGCACGGATAAGCGAGCATGTATGAGTATGGATTATATGTTTTGTACTTTGATTATAGTAGCGATACTGGTAATAATCAACAGCACGTTTATTGCTTACCTGTACCTTTCCTATAAGTATAAAACGATAGATAAGTTCTTCATGGCTTGGGTGACATCATCAACTATGATATTGATAATGTGGTTCGGGGAAGGATTGTATCTGTATCTAACAAATTAATGATGAAAAATTTGGTGGTTTCGGAATTATTGCTTATCTTTGCAATACTTTATCGAGCTTCACTTTTCCGAGTAGGAATGTGATATTTCCCCTATACTATTGGCGTGGTATAGGGGAATTTTGTTTCTACTTCTATCCTAATAGTTGAACATGTAAGTGTTCCTTACAAGTTGAGTAAGAGAGGTAAGTGATTGCCTCTCTTTTTTATGTTTTCACATTTTCAAGAAGTCTTCTATATCTATGTACTCAATACCGAAATTCTCCGCACATTGTTTGTCGGAGTCCGAGAAGTCACCTTCTTTTCCGCTAGCATCACCTATCATTATCAGCTCACTTTTCTTCCAAGAAGAATACGACTCAAGCATTCCTGTATTTGGCTTTCTCATTTCTATCTCTGCATGCGATGGGCAATACATAGAGTTGACGAAGATATTTCGTCCGGTATGATTGCGAAGATATTTTTGCATAAAGCTTTCAATAGCCTTAATCTTGCCGATAAAATCCTGTTCGTCAACAAATTGAGGGATGCCTCCTTGGTTTGAGACTATTTCAACATAGTAAAGAGTAGGGAATGCATCTACAATCTTATCCAAAACCTCTTTACGGATTTTGAAATCTGTTACATCTGTAGGAAAGGTGTTTCCTGATATAGTTGTAATAATCGTGTCGTCTAAATCAATGAATAATACTTTTTTCTTGATTAAATATCCTTTTTCTGTCATAATTTTGCTTTTTTTCTATATTGATATATTAATATCTTTATCTACGAAAATTAAGTTTGTAAAACACAGTTGTTTCGGTGTGTCTCACCATTTTTATTACAATGCAAAGATACGACAAAAAAGATGGCTTTGCAAATAAATTAATGCAAATTTTAAAACGTTATCTGTTTTTAATGAAATCATTAACAATTCTCTCTATGGTGTCTTGCTTGATAGCTATAGGGGCATCACCTTGATATTCTATCACTTGGTTGCCGCATTCCTTCCAAAATAGGTTGCTATTGATGCGTTCGCCATCTACCAAGATCCAATCCGGATGATGTTCAAACGAATGCATATTAGTTAGCGGAACGAGAATGAATAATTTATTCTCCATCTTGTTTACGAGTACCGACAAGTCATTATCATCAAATGTAATGATAACTCGATTTTCATTCTCAGATAGAACGTTAAAATCCTCATTAAAACGTTCATAAAGGTAATTTTTGATTTTCGAACAACTCATATTCTTGTAATTTTATAGGAGGGCAGATGGAAAAATCCAAGGTCTGCCCACCAAGTTAAACTTATAAGGAAATCTTCTATAATATCGACTGACAGAGCCATCCCATAAGATAGCATGGTTCTTCGCCTTGCATATCTATTCCCAGATGGTTGCATATATGTGCTACTACATGAAACATTTCATGTGTGAGACTATTTATATACTCACCTTCAGAAGTAGATTTGCAAATGAGCACAACACTTGTTTTCTTTGAAACATTTGTGTATGTCAATCCTTTGTTTGAAGAATCGGTTGAAATGTGGTCGTATGCATCCAATAATGGTTGCCCCTTACAATCAATGGAACTTAGTAAGTCCATAGCTTCGTCAACATCTTCTTGATTAGCTACATGACATACAATCACATTCCAATCGTATTTCTCCAAGTAAATTTCTTGTTTAATCATAATACATCATCCCATGGAATGCCGATACCATTATGGTTGCAATCGGCATAAAATCTATTGAAAATAAATCCGTCCGCTTGGTCTGGGTCATCCACCATATCCTTAATGAATTGAGCCAAAGCAGCTTCGTCCTTTAAAGAGGACTTAAAGAAATCGGCTCTAGCCATGTTTGCGACATAGACGAAATCGTAATTGTCGGCATTCTCCAACTTTACGTTATTGACTTTAAGAAGTTCCTCGACTGTATCTTTTTCTGTCGGTTCAACTTTTTCGAGCTTACCAGTCGTTGCGTTTGTCTTGCGCATTAAGGTAATAGCCCAATCGCACATCTTTTTATTGAAGTGCCAGCCATTGTAGCGAAGGTATGCAATCATCCCTTCAGGCTTCATATCGTATGCGTCAAGTGGTATTTTGTATCTTCCCATAATAAAAGCTTTTAAAGGAGGTGGAGATTTCTCCCCACCTCAAAGTGTAATACTAATAGCGATAACCGCCACCTCTGCGACCACCATGTCTTTCACCATAGCGGTCATCATCGTCATCCCAATTGTCTCGGTAATCCGGCATTGGGTTTCTGTGACCCATTCGTCCATACTTGTCATCCCCCATTTCATCAATGCAGTGCATGAGTTTACCACCATACTTAAGCATCTTCTCTACAAGTTCTGACATTTCATTTACCTTGTTTTCGGTAATTTCTATCATGTATCCCATAATGATTTACTTTTTTGTATTAACTTTTTCCAAAGCCACTGACAACATAGACTTAATATCGGTCAAAGTTCCCTTCATTCCGCTAACCTCGCTTTTGAGGTTATTGATGTCTTCTTCCTGTTGTCTGTCTTTGGCTATTTGTGGATTCAATACGGCACGCATCTTTGCGCACTCTTCCATAACCTTTTTGTGGTATGGCTCGCTTTCCACAATCTCCTTAGAATGCCGATACATAGCCTCAACTTCCGCATCCATAGCTTCACGGCTTTCAGAAACCACGAGGTTTTCCGAATTTGCAATTTGCATATTGGATGGGAGTTGTTTGAACTCCATTTGTTCATTAGGCAATTTTACGACAACATCAACGGTAGTCTCCATTGGTTGTGGGTTGAATTGCCCAGGAGTATATGTTGGGAACTTAGGTTGTGGGTTACTGACCGATACAACCTGTCCGATTTTAAGACTTGGGTTTTCACCCTTGTCAAGCACATAGAATATGCTGTTAGGTCGAAGTCCTTGAAACATAGCTTTGTAATGTTAATTGTTAAACAATACCCGTCATTAGCTGAAGGGTGTTAGTATCTCGCTCGAACCAAAACTGATAAACTCCAGTTCCTGCAATGTCGGCTACCGTCAAAGGATTGCCGTTGAACTTAGTTACAGCTTGGGTTACGCCATTGGTCTCGAAAAGGATTGGCAGCGTATTTGTCGTACCAGTCGGAATAGCTTGATATAGGTTCACAAAGATAGTTCCCCTATAGTTAGCATTCACGAAGGCGTGGTTTCTGAACGAGAAAACGACATTTTCGGTGTTCACCACCACGCCTGTAGATGCGATAGCTGCCGAGCCGTTACGATTAACCCATGCAAAAGGTCTCATCCATAACATAGCAGCCTCCTTTCCTAATTAACCCCAAAAGCTTGCATTGTTGACACCATTCAGACCATATAAGCCTGTTTGCCAAGCAACGCAATTTGGAACAGCAGTAAATGGACTGTAGCTGGTTGTAACAGTTGATGGAAGCTTACACTTGATACCATCTACCTCTTTTTGCAAGCCAGCCAACATAGCGTTGACAGGTGCCATAGCTTGACCTACAATCTGCGAAGTCATGGCAGAAGACTTATAAGTTCCATTCTCTTCACGAAGATGGTCTATCTTGTCCTGCATATCTCTGAGTTCTGCTTGGCGTTGGCCATTAACTACGGTCTGAGTACTATCTTTAATAGCATTCAAAATGTCGCATGTCTGACCTTTAGTTTCGAAAGCAACATTAGAAAAACCTCGTTCCTGACTTACGGCTACATTGTTGATGGCATTCTGCAAAGTGCCAGTCTGCTGACACATAGCCAACTTGACGTTTCCGTCCATAGCCGTAATATTGTTATTTACACGGCAGCAGCAGTCAGCGAGTTGTGATGCAATCTGCATGTTACCTTGCTGAAGAGCGTTGATGGTTTGCATTCCGCTCATACCTACTTGGTTGCCCACGTTCTGGACTTGGGTTGTCAAGGCAGAGATTGCTTGTTGAATCTGTCCTTCAGTACAATTGAGCTGAGTAGCGAGATTACTGAGTGCATTACGATTGCCACCGATAGCATCCATAAGCAAGGAACGACCATAGTCATTGTTGATTTCATTGGCAAGACCTGCGCCATTGCCACGGCCACCAAAGCCGAAACCATTACCGCCCCAACCACAGAAGCAAAGGATAAAGAGCAGCCAAATGAACCAAGAACCATCGCCATTGCCGAATCCGTTATTACCCTTCATCGCAAGAAGAACGTTTGGGTCAACGCCTCTCTGTTGGAGCAAAGGAGCTATCAAGCTCATCATTCCTCCATTGTTACCTGAACCCTCTGGATTAAAAACATAAGTTTTTGATGTCTCCATAAGAATAATCTTTTTGTGTTAAACCTTAATTAAACTAACTCTATGTAACGTTACGGCTGCAAAGTTACGAATAATAAGGATAAGATAAAATAACTCTATCAAACTTTCTTTTAATCACTAATAATCAAGTAGTTAAGGTGATAGGAGGTAATGTCATACTTCCGGATGCATGGAAATCAAAGGCTTGTTTGCAAATTCCGTTTGCAGAAAACGAAAAATGCAAACGGAAATTAAGCACGCACAAACTTGAAACCAAATTTTTCAGTATAGTATTCCTCTTTAGGGTGTCTTTTTGTCTCGGAGTCATAGCAGAGAATAAACGGCTCACCCTTAGAGTAGAAATAGTTATAAGACTTTCGCAAATACATCTTTGCATTCAAAGCCTTTGGGGAGAGCTTTCTTATTCTTAACCTAGTTTCTTGAGGCTTACCCGACATTACTCTAAGTTCATCCATTTTGTATTGCATGTGAAGTTTTCTTCCTTTGCTTGCATATCTTTCTTTATTCCAATAGTCTCTTAGAGACTTGTTTCGTTCTTTACGAATCCTATTTATCGTTTCTATATCGTGTTTCAAGCCAAGCTTACTGACTTGTCCTAATATTGTAGACTGAGGAATATTCGTTACTTCTGAGATTTCTCTCGCTGTCATCGTTTGGTACATGTCGGAGATTTTGCGGATAGTCTCATTATTCAATTTATTGTCTATTTTCGTTCCACCTAAAATAGTGATATACTTGTATAATGTATGTAAGGTTACACCAGCAGCCTTGGCTACTTCCTTTCGTGGGTAGTCATTGATGTGGGCTTTGATATAGTCCATCTGTTCTTGTGTTAATCTTCTTGGCATTCTTCGTCCTCCTCAAAAGAAAATCCGTATTTGTTCTTGTAGAATTCTTCATCCATTCTGCGAGTATTCCGGTCATAACCTAAGATGTATGGTTCACCTTCAAAAGCAAAATACCCATACTTATTTATAAGATGGTACTTGGCATGATATGATTTTATCGGCATTTCTGAAAATTTGAATTTCGTCTGCTGCGGAATACAGGATATAACTCGGAATTTCTCCATCTGCATAGTTCTTTGCCAACTTTTCACCCTTTTGCCAATAGTTGCTTTATCATATGCTTTTTTTAAGTTAGCCAAACTATTCTTTTTAAGTCTTTCGATAGTTTCTTCTGAATGAGTAAGCTTTAGCCTTTTAGCAGCCTTGCCTACCGTAGACGGATGGCAGCCTACAATTACTGCAATCTCTCTGACCGAATGGTCAGGATATAGTTTTGTGATTTGTTCATCACGTTTCTTGTCGGGTTGTGGAACAAGTCTTTTTTGCTCGAACTTACAATCGCATTCGTGCATTATTTTATACAAGAATTTAACGCTGACACCCATTCTTTGCGCCAACTTGTACCTTGGACGCTCATTAATATGAGCTTTGATGTAATCTATTGTTTCCTGTTCTATAATTCTCATGTATATTCAGTTTTATGGTGTGACTCACCTTTTTTGCAAAGTTAAGGAAAAATTCTTGGTTGAGCAAATGATTTAATGTGTTATAACTTTGTTTAAAGAAATATTTGATTATTTGCACAAAAATTAATTGTGCGGTTATCCGGTTAGGCTGTTTACACATTATTATATATAAATTACTATCTTTGCAACAAAAACACGAGAAAATGACAGCGGAAACTATTCAATTGATACAGACAGGAATTAATCTTCTTTGTGCGTCAGGTGTAATCTCTACGCTGCTATATTATAATAGTAGAAAACGAAAGGAGGCGGCACTCGCATCACAGGAAGAGAATAAGACTATTTCATCATATGCCGATGAGTGGAAGGCTCTCTATGAACGTTCCAACGAGTCGGTTGTTAATCTTAACAGTAAAATAGATGAATTGTATGAGGAAATCAATCAGTATCGTATTACCATACGCAATCTTAGGGATGAGAAGAACGATTTGAAGCTTGCCTTGCATGAGGCACAATGGAACAGATGCATCAAGGATGGATGCCAACTTAGAACCCCACCAAGAAAGCGAGAATCCTTAGAAACGTTGGTTGAAAAGGAAGAAAATGAGATATATCGTGACAGGGAGGATTAAAATATGGTTAAGTATCTGAAATTACTCATACAAGTTAATAGCGGACATTCAAGCAAGGCATTCTTCTTAGTGTCCGTTACTCTGATAGGTCTCTTGATGCTCCTGGTTGTCTGCTTTATCTTAGTGTGGGAAGTGGTGACTTATGGGACGATCAAGACCGATTTGATGGGGTTAAGTGCATTTGTTGGTAGTGTAGCTAGTTTGTTCGTCACGGCTGGCATTACCAAGACGATAGGGGAACGTGGCGAACATCAAAACATAAACGACAAATAGACTATGGCAGACTCAAGTATTTTACAACCATTCATCCTCTCATTCGAGGGTGGATATTCTAACAAAAAGAGTGATAGGGGAGGCGCAACGATGAAAGGCGTGACTCTAGAGACGTTCCGTAAAGTTTATGGTGCTAGTAAGACTGCATCGGACTTGAAGAAGATAACCGATGAACAATGGCATCACATATTCAAGAAATATTATTGGGATGCTTGCAAGGCTGACCAAATCAACAACCAGTCGGTGGCTAATCTCTTGGTTGACTTTGCTTATAATAGTGGAGTAAGCAGAGCCGTACAAAAGATTCAGACTATCGTAGGAACAAAAGCTGATGGTATCATGGGTAATATGACCTTAGCTGCTATCAATTCATACAAACAAGGTCAATGGGCGTTGTTCGATAAGCTGAAGGTGTCACGAATTGCCTTTCTCAATGCGATTGTGAACAACGACCCTAGACAAGGTGTGAACCTGCATGGATGGCTTCGCAGGGTTGGAAATATACAATACGGAAAGCTCGTATGTAATAACGGAAAGATAATCACTTGGTAATCTATATAGGGTGTTATGATACACCCTATTTTTATATATTTTTTAAATTCTTAACAATCCAAGAACCTATTGTTATATTCTCTTCTTTAGCTTTCTGCTTTATAATTTCTGCTATATCTTTAGGTATTCTAATGTGTAAATATACATGATTTAGTGCTTTTCGTCCAGATCCTTTTCTTGCACCGCCTCGTTTAGATGTTTTATTACTATTCATATCTAGTATTTAATGCTTGTGTTTAATAGACCCTCAACATTCCGGTTGGACAGAATGACGTGCCGTATTTCTTGTCAATCTCACCCAAGTAGAGTGTAATCTTTCGGCAGCACTATTTCTGCGATACTCGTATTGTTCTTTATTAAGATAAGCCATAAAGTTACTTTGACCGTGATAGCGAGGGCTTAATATCTTTTTGTTTTCTTTCCGTTTATGTATTCTTCTTGCCACACCTCATTATAATCTGATATATCGTCAGAATAGTAACAGATTATGGTTACTTGCGCAAGACCCGCATCTAATGATGCTGATTCTTTATAACGCATGTTTCCAGAACCAATATCTAACGAATACTTCTTAGCCATTTTGACAGCTTCTCTATAATTGTCTGCTCCATCAAACTCTACACTTTCGTAATTGTCTTCCACACTACCTTTTACGTGCTGTTTAAGAGCAATCTCGTATTTGGGATATACTGTCTTTCCATAGATATTTTTCATATCTAATGCCTTATCCGTGATGGCGAGGGCTTAATATATTGTTATTCTTCGTGCTTGCTAATATGAATGTCGATTTCAACTTCTATCGGCTCTTCATCATCCCAAGTTGGAACATCAATGCCTAAGTCTTCACAATAGCTTTCGTCAATATCAAAACAATGACCATAACCATCGCTTACCCAATTAAAGAATCCTTTATCAGGTGGAGTTGTGAATAGATGCAAACATTCATCTTCATCGCAAGCAATAAAAGCTATCCTACTTTCTAGAAATATAGGTTTCATGTCTTATGCCTTATCCGTGTTGGCGAGGGCTGATAAAAATTGTAATTTTAGTTTCTTAAACATAACCTTTTGGTCAAGGCTATCGGCAAAACAAAGAGAAATAGACTCTTTTAATTGCTCGTCCGTTCGGCAATCAATATAATCAGCATAAATAGCTTCAATATAGCTATTATACTTATTAAAATCATATTTTATAGAACCATCAGATAGGTGAACAATATTTTTTGTTCTTCTATCTATATTCTTGTTCTTTGGAACGTATAAAGTATTACTCATCCTTCAATTCTTTTAGTGCAAAATCCAAAAGCTTATCTATATCCATTGATAGTGAATAACAATTCTCGTCATCTATTCTTTCTAGCTTTTTTCGAGCACGATTTATTAATTCTATCACATTTTCTGTATTCATATATATTCGCTTAACCGTGATGCGTAGGGCTTAATGGATTATTAACCTTGTTTCTTAATTACATCGCAAAGATACAAACAATAATTGAAAAATGCAACTAAAAACCAAAGATTTTCTTTGTAATTAATAATATTTTGCTGAAAAGAGTAGTCTCGTAAGGTTCATTAACAGAAAAGACTTATTTTTCACTTTTCTTGTTTTGCAAAAACGAAGTCTATAATTTGTATGGATATAGTAATATAAATGTTTATCTTTGCACACAAAAAGGAGGTTGATATGGAGCTTAGATTTGATTGGTGGCGTTGGCTCGTTACCATATTGGTAGGTTTCTTCATCATGCTGATGATGTACGGATGCCGGACAACAAGATATGTAGAAGTGGAAAAGGTGGTGCGAGACACTACTACTTACGCCCATTGGGACTCAATTATCAACGAAAGGGTCAAGCTTATTCGGGACAGCTTGCTATCTTATCATTGGGAGCAGACCGAAAAACAGGTTAAGGATTCCACATACATCAAGGATGATGTCAAGACAAGGGTAGATGAGAGTGGTAAGGTGCTAGGTAAGGATTCTACTCATATAGAGATTAGATACAGGGACAGCAAGGAACTATCCAAGGTTCGTGATAGCCTTATTCATTATAAGGAGATAGCAGAGCGAGCGAGTATATATAAGGCTCAGAGGGATAGCCTAAACAGAGAATTGAGTATCGCCCAGACCAAAAAGGAATATATTGAGAAAGACTTGGAGGGATGGGATTTGTTCTATTGGAAATTCGGTATGATTTCCTTTTGGGTCGTTTCCTTAATGCTGGTTACAATGATTTTCTTTCTCACGGTAAAATATAAGAAAAAGTTATTTTATTAGGTTGGTTTTTAGTTATTAAGGTTTTAGATTGGTTTAAGGTAACAACTTATGGAGCAGCTGCCAGTGATGGTGGTTGCTCTCTTTTTTTTGTCTTGAAAATGCCTTAGAGTGTCAAATGTTAAAATTGCAAGCGGTTTAATGTATTTATAGTTTCGTATATGTAATTAAAATTGTGTTTTGTGTTAAAAATGCGCAATCGGAGTAAAATAACGCACTAAAGACCTTGCAGTATGAAAATGAATTAGTATCTTTGCAGCGTGCTTTGTTGGTGCTGACACGCTTACAAGAATCAATAAGATTTTCCGTGGCGAAAGCCATACCACGATAATCCTTACCTAGATTTCGGTGTCAGACGAATGAAGGGTAAGGATTTCTTTTTAGAATCCTTGTTTTGAGTCGAAACATTCTTAGATTGCTCTAGGTTAGCAATGGGCAATAATTGTTGGAGTAGGCGAAACACAGATAAGGTAAACAAATAAGGAATTTATGGGAAAGCATTATTTACACATACGTATGGACTTGGTAAAGAAGTATACCTATGGTGCGTCATCGCAAGAAGTGAAAGCGCACAAGGAGACTCTTTGCTTTGCCATTTGGTGTAAGATGCAACGCAGAAATTCTGTAATATTTAACTTAACCATCAAGGATGTAAAGAAAAAACTCGGTGTAGGCTATCCAAAGGCAAGAAAATTGCTAAAGGATGTCAAGGAGGATGGACTCTTTACAGAACTTGGTAACGGGCGATTTATCGTGAATACGTTCCGTGATAAAGAAAAGAAGCCCAATAAAAAGGGCGGTCGCTTTCAAGGGGCTTACGTTTGTCGTATTCCTATTAATAAGGACTATAAGCTAAAGGAGTTATATTCTATAGTCAACAATATTTTGTACACATCGGTTATTAGTGGTGCTCGTCAAGACTGTTTTAACGTTGGCAACAATGATTGTGCTTGGCATCAACTAACTACTAACTCGTTTGCAAAGGTTGTGAATATGGGTCATGGCTCTATATGCCGAATCAAGAAGAATCTTATCTGCGAAGGTAAGATTAAGTCCACGTATGCGGAAATGCACATGGCAGATGATAGAAACGAGGGAGAGATGGAACGAACATTGCAAAGGTTTGGTCGTAGGAACTTTACGTTTAACGTAGGTAACCTGCACTATTTAATTATACCTTGCTCTTACTCTTTTGGAGACCGAGAGACTTCTATTGCTATCAAGCACAGAATCTATGGTTATAAATTGAAGGGACATCGAATGCAAATAAAGGAAAATGGCACAATAGGAAATCTACCTGATGACTTCTATGGTGGGTAAGTTCTATTTTGGACATTTTCATATTAGTAGTTAGTTGGAATAAGTATAGGAGTCTTTAAGAGGCTAACGTGTTCCTTGATATATTACGTGTTATTATTATATATACGAGATTATGAAGAAGATAGAAGAAAAGTACTTGGAATCAGAACATCAAGTTAGAGCTTATGATGTTTATCTGAGTTCATATCGTGTGAAAGGTGCAAATCGAGTGTTGGCTTATAGTCGATTGTATGATGGTGACAAATTCATTCGTGACAACTTCCTGGTCAACGAGCAACAAGCCGACAAAATAGAGGCTATGTTTGACTTGGTTAATAGAATATTGGAAACTTGTAAGGATATAGACTTGTTTACGATTCGTGTTTCAAACAAAACTTTTGCGAATTTAGTGAAGAATGCTGACTTTGCGGAAGAGTCTAATCGCTACTTTGGCAATATATCTAGATTTAAACGTCTGCTTGGCAAGAGGGAGGTGATAATTGTTATTCCCAATTGGTGTACCGCAAACAAAAAAGATTATGCTATTGACGAAATGGCAAAGGATTTGTATGCGAAGATACCATCTTCCCGAGTCTTTTCGGGTTTCTGTATAAAGAAAAATTGGATAGAAAAGGGCTTTATCGAAGATTTGTGGGACTTGTTATGGAAAAACGAATGGAGACAGAAAGATGGAAACTATTGTGATGATTGGCGAACATTGGCAGGTGCTTACAACTCCGTTTTGCGAACAGGCAAGAATGCAAAGTATGGAAAGGTTCAACCTAAGAAAGAAGAAACTGTTGTGGAAAGAAAAAGGCTTCTTCCAAACTATATTTGCTATACAGATGGTAGCTGCGATAACTATTCCACCCATAAGGCAGGTGGTTCTGCGTATATTGTTGTGAATACATCTACAGGTGAACTTGAAAAGGTCAAGACACACCATTGCTTGCATACTACCAATAATAGAATGGAGATGTTAGCGATAATATCAGCCGTTAATTATTGCCCGAAAGGTTCTGTCATAGAGGTTCGAAGTGATTCCAAGTACGCATTAAAGATGTTCCGATATACAGATTGGGAAATAGGCGCAGATATAAAGAACACAGATTTAATCAAGTTGTATCGTAAGTGTGCAAAGGATAAGCTTGTTATTTTGACTTGGGTAAAGGGACATAATGGCGATGATTTGAACGAGCAAGCGGATTGCTTGGCTTTTGGTGCATATGAGAAAGCATTAAAAGAGAATGGCTTACCAATGGCTCCTGAGAAGTATCGTGCTATGAGACGAGGCAAGCAGACGGTGTTTGAAACAGATAATTAAAGATAAATTTGATTTATTATGAAAGAGTTAAGTTTTGATAAGCTATACGTAAAGTTTAGCAATTTATATTGTGAGTATCGTAGTAGAAAGCAATTCTTGAAGTGGTTGAAATCCTCAAAGAATCTTTCTGAAGAGTTGTTTGAAGTAACGCCAAGTGAAGGTGGTTCGTTTGACGTTGTGTTGTCTTTTGAAGAGATAAAGGATGTATTCCCGATTATGGAGAATTCATTGCCTAAGTACGAAAACGATATAAAGCAAGTTCTTTTGGCTATAAAGGAAATGGGACAGCTTGAAGTTGCAAAGATATGGCATGAGGATGATTGGGGTGATGGCTTTGTAGAGGATTTTTGTAAAACCCATGATATTTAATGAAGATACGGACGTTTGAACTTTGTGCCGGATATGACTCTCAACTGATGGCTTTAGAGCGGTTGAAGAAGAAATATTCTGATTTCGATTACGAGTGCATCGGATGGTCTGAGATAGAGCCAAATGCAATAGCTTTGCATAATGCTTGCTTTCCTAGTCTATCCGGCAAGAACTTTGGTGACATGACCAAGATAGATTGGAGCAAGGTAGCCGATTTTGACTTGCTGACATATTCAACACCTTGCCAGTCTGTTTCGCAAGCCGGAAAGCAGAAAGGAATAGAGGAGGGAAGCAATACACGTTCCTCTATCCTTTGGTTCACAAGAAACGCCATTATTACCAAGAGGCCGAAATACCTCTTGATGGAGAATGTAGAGGCTTTGGTTCAAACAAAGTTCATAGGGTTCTTTAACAAGTGGCGCAAGGAGTTAGAATCATATGGATATATCAACTTCGCTAAGGTGGTAAATGCAGCCGACTGCGGTGTTCCTCAGAACAGAAAGCGTGTATTCATGCTCTCTATACGAAACGATGGTGATAAGATAGATTATCATTTTCCGAGAAAGACAAAACTAGAGAAACACTTGGTTGATGTCTTGGAGGAAAATGTGGATGAGAAGTACTTTTTTAGTGATGACTTGCTATGTAAAGAGAAATTTGTATCGAATGAATGGAAAGAACCTATGAGTGCAGCTATAAGAACTCGTTCTGAGGGGAAGTGGATAAAAGGCGAAAAGCATAGTTCAAAGGTCGAACTTGGAAAGAACATAGCCAATACCATTACATCTGCGAGCAAGGACTCCTTGGTTGTGCTTGGAGAGACAAGGTTGCGCATTAGGCGTTTGACTCCGAGAGAACTCTTCCGCTTAATGAACGTTGACGAAGAATACATAGACAAGATGCTTGAAAGTGGAGTGTCGAAGTCAAGTCTTCAAAAGGCTGCTGGAAATTCGATTGTCGTAGCTTGCATGGAGAGGATATTCAAGGAACTTTGGTTTTCTGAGAGTAATGTTAAGGTCGCTGATGATGGTCAGCTATGCTTATTTTAAATATTGACGATATGATGTTTTTAAATATTAACGAGAAAAAGGAGAAAGCAAATGCTATCTCATACAAGATAGATGAGTACATCTGGGGACGAAAGGATTTTGTTACCGATTGCCCCTATGGTGAGAAAGGCAGATACACCAATGCAATTAATAAAGTTGGTGATTTGGGGTGTAATACTTGTGAATGGCAGGTAAGACATGACCCAAGTACGCAAGTTGTGATGTGCTCCCATCCAAAGGTGTAGAAGAGCGAGATTAATAAACTTTTTAAGGATATGTGATATGGATAAGGAGAAATTAAAGAATGATTACGAGAATGCTTGCAATGCTTACTTGAAGGCATTCTGTGAGAAGCATGAATTTTACGGATTAGATAATCCGGAGACATTTTGGATAGGTGACCAAGTTGGAGGAATAGCTAATTGTGGCGATTTGACTTTCGATATGGCTACTATTGTAACAGATATTGAAAAGGAAGCTCCCGAAGAAGAGTTGTTGAAGTGGTACGATTATACTATTGAAGCTAGAGAGTTCAATTTGCCTGTTCCAAACTTCGACCATTGGCTTATGGGGTGTCCTATAACACCAAGTAAATGGTTCGAGATTATGCGAGCAAAGCGCAAGGAATTTGAGGACTTGTTGAAACAAGAAAATGAAAGGTTGAAAAATGGAAAGAAGTAATCTTTTTAATCATTTGTTGAGGATATTTGATGAAGGTCTCAGTATGAAGACTACCGAACTTGAATATGGTACACTTGAAGTTACTGTAGAGAATCGAAGCCAAGACAAGAAAATCACATTCTTAGCAAAGGGTATGGAGGATGCCAATCAGAAAGCAGCGGAATGGCAGGTTGGACAAATGCTCTTGAATTGCGATGATTTCGAGGAGATTGTTATGTTCTTGGCTCAAAGAAAGAAACTTAAAAAGGAAATGTCAAATGGATAAGAATTTTAGAAGTTGTTTTTGTTGCGTCCATTTCTTGGAAATACAAAATACAAGTATAGGAAATGTTTTGAAATGCAAGAAAGGTAGCACTACGAAAGTACAAGGGAAGAGACTGACAGAAATTGCTGCAAGGTGCAAAAACTACAAAGCGTGTGGCACACGTTAAAGAACATGGTAAGACGAATTTAAGGATACAGGTGATAGTAGCAAGAGTGTTTGAGAAAGAGAAAAATGTAAAAACTTTAAAATAAATGGTAGAAATCATATTGAATAATTAAAATACATTAATAAAATAAAGAAACACATTAAAATGCTTGCATGTTTCAAATATTCTTTGTATCTTTGCATTGTAATTAAGAAATAAAGGTTATTAATTTGAAAAGGTGAGACACACCATAAAAACTGGGAATGATGACAAAAAAGGAAATAATAAAACAATGGTTGGATGAGTCGAAAGTGAGATATTGTGGAAAATCAAATTTCACGTTAGGTTATGGTGATGGCTGGGATTGGGTTAAAGATGTTCTACGACCAGCTATCACGAAGAACGCTATGTTTCTCAGATTCTTGGAGTATGGTTTCCGTGAGATAGAAGAGTTTTTGAAATCAAAAACCGGAAAACCGAGCGAAGAGGATTGTTCCTTGTATTCTGTTGGATATAAGGATGGAGTCAAGGATGCCATGATTGCAATTAAGAATAGATTTGAAAAATTAAAATAGGAGGTTTTAATGGATTTAGGAAAGGCGATTAAGACAATGAGGGTAAGCAAGGGCTTGACCCAACGACAACTTGGTAAGGCTATCGGTTGTAGCGAGACAAATATGTTGTTTATGGAGACCGGAAGAACGTTTCCACGTAAGAGTAAGATTGATGCAATATGCAAGGTATTGGAGATTCCGATGTCTTATTTGTTGATGTTCTCTATTACACCGGATGATATTCCGGAAGATAAGCAGAGTTTGTATACAAGCATCGTTGAGCCGATGCGTAACGAATTTATTAGGGAGTTGTTGCGATGAAGAGATGCTATTATTTTGTGGCTAAGTATGTCAAGAATGGCATAACACGTACATGTACAGGTACACAAGAGACGATTGATGGCTATTTTGATTTCGTCAGTGCTGGAAATTTTATAGCACAGAAACATAATGTTGATTCAAAAGACGTAATTGTAACTTTTTGGTCTGAGATTAATTCAGTAATGTTAGATAAATATAAAAAGCATTAGAAAGCATAAAAAATGGTTGAATTCGAGTATGAAGGCAGTATCATTTGGAAAAATTACGATTTCCATTTTATGCCTTGTGTAGGTGATAAAGTCGTGATTAACAATCTTACATACAAGATTAAGTCTCGTGTGTTCAAGTGCCAAGGAAAGACAGTTAAAGTTGTTTTAAAAAAGGTTGATAATGAAAATACGAATAGTTAAATATGTTTGTGCCGATGGAGTAGAAAGAGGTATCTTGGAGTACCGTAACCATTGGTGGGAGAAGTGGGAGCCATTGCATCAGGACGGAAAGCTGGCTTATGTTTCATATATGGGAACGAAACCATATAAGTCATTGCAGGAAGAGTGCTTTGATGTACTTGGATTGAATGAAGAACAGATAAAGGTGCGTGAACAGATGTCCCGTTATATCTTGGATGCAGAAGAGGTATATGTTGGTGCTAGAATAGGCAACGAATATCATATCGGCTATGATGTTGATAATGATGAGAGTCTTGAAACGCTTAGAAATTTGGAGGAATAGTTATGATCGGAAAGATTTTTTCGGTTAATACCGATATTGTATATCGTAGAGAGGAGAGTTTGAATCTCTTCGAAGGCAAGAAAAAACTTGATAAGGTGGTGTCTGGTCGGGTATTCAAGGAACAAATCAAGTTGCTTGGTTTTACCATCAGGACAAAGTATTTTTATCAGATTTGCTGTCCACAAGTCAATATGAATGATACCCATGAGGTTATTGTATTGAATAAGGTCGAGGATTTGGTAAGGACAGAGTGCTATAACAAGGTTGTTGAATATTCTAATAGAAAACATCATGCCTAGTGTTAATTGTTTCAGAAGAGTTCTGTTAGATGTCGGTGGCAAGAAGATAATTATCAGTGTGCCGCATGGAATGACCGAAACCGAAGTAAACAAGGTTATGATTGTTACTAGAGGTTATCTTCAGCAATATGTCTATGTTGAAATGGTGTTGGCAGAGTGCTTCATGCAGAAAATCGAAAAGAGTATTCTGAAGAAGAAATGCGTTAGGTTTGAAGTGAAGAAGAAGTGGGTGGACTGCAAGAAGAACCTTCGCAAGGCGATTAAGTATTATGACGCTTATGTTCCTAATGCAGATTTCAATAACGAATTCGCAATGACGTTCTATGACAAGATTAGTGAAGACTTGTACAAGTTGCGAGATAAGCTTGCGGTGAGGTTACAGAACTTAGGGATTGGTGAAAAATCGGGAGTTTATGCGAATGCAATCATCCTGTACAATCTGACCAACCTTTGTTTGGGAACTTACGAGAATATCATCCGTAAGCTGTATGAAGATTTGCATGTTAACTTAATGCAAGCGTTCAAGGATTTTGCTCCTATCTTGGCCTTTGAAAATTCTTATGACTTCATGGCATTGGTGATGGATAAGGATTTCAAAAGATTGGCTGACCATTTGATGACTAAAGAGATTCTTTCTTATTTCGATAAGGTGAGAAACGGTGTCTTCAACGAACAGACTTTGAATGCAGCCGCTGTAAATGCGACAGAAGACTTGAAAGACGATGAGAAGGATTTGCAGAAAACTTATATCGGAATTAGTGACTTTATGAAGAGTGACTATCCTTTGGAGAGTGTGACATCTAAGAAAGCAAGCTAATGAAAATCGAACCAAGTGAGTTCTTGCCTATAGGTAATGAATTTCAGAAAATCTTCGGAATAAGCTTTGGAAAATTCATTGATATGCGGTTTCTTTTAGCGAGAAAAGAGTTAGTCTTCAATCTGCTGAAGTTCACAGATTGGCTTGAAGAGTGCTATCCGGATGAGTGTTCCATTGATGGAGTGAGCTATAATGCTGTTGTCGAGCGAAAGTTTGGTAAGCGAGGTGTTAAAATGATTAAGAAGTTGATAGGATGAAGTACATGGGTAGTAAGGCTAGAATCGTGCATGAAATATTGCCGATTATGCTGGACAAGGAACATGATACGTTTGTAGATGCTTTCTGTGGTGGTTGTAGCGTTATTGAGAACGTTCCGGACACGTATCGCAGGATTGCCAACGATAAGAATAGGTATCTTATCGAAATGTGGAAGTATCTTCAGAATGATGGGTTTGTCTTCAACCATATTAGTAAGACGTTGTATAACTTTGCAAGAGACTGCTATCACGGAAAGAATAATTTCTTCACAGAAGCAGGTGTCGGACTAATTGGCTTTATGGCGAGCTTTAATGGTCGCTTCTTTGATGGTGGCTATAGCGGACATAATGTTGTCGGCAAGAACGGAAAGGCAAGAGATTACATAAGGGAGCAGATTGAAAACACAATGCGTGATATACCCCTTCTACAGGGTGTTGAGTTCTATAGCGGCAGTTATGATGAACTTGTGATACCGGATAGGAGTATAGTGTATTGCGATTTGCCTTACAAAGCTACGAAAAAGTATGATGTATCAAAGAATTTCGATTACGAAAGATTCTATATATGGTGCATGGAAATGGCTAGAAGAGGACATAAGGTCTTTATCAGCGAGTATCAGATGCCACAGGAGTTCAGATGTGTTTGGGAAAAGGAAGTAACAAACTCTCTTAACCCGAATATCACAAAGAGACCAGTCGAAAGGTTGTTTACTATTGATTAGAATTAGGATGAAAGAAACTTATTGCTTAGAAGATGTGCTTTACATACAAAGCGTTACTTCACGTTGGAGAATGGAGTAGTATCAGGAACAGAACTTGCACAGGAAGACTTTAATGTATTCCTTGGCCTTGCAAGTCGGCTTGGCTATAAGGTAGTGAAATTATGAAAAGGCGAGTAAACAAGGATTGTCCGTTCTCGGCAGAAGAATTGGATGAGTTCAGAGCTGCCTTGTATAATGTGAATACATCTTTTCACTGCTGTAATGCAGCTCCGGTAGATTGGGCGGCAGGATGGCAGCGGAATGATATAAGAAAGACGAGGTAGGATTGACATAAGTTACCAAATACCCACGTGTCAAAGCCGTGTGATGCCTTGCGTGGGGGCGGGATTGTAAACTTAGGAGTCACACGGCTTTATTTTGAAGTTTCATAACTACAAATAGCCTATCGCTAATGGTTGTTCCCCTGGGCAGGGAGATAGTTAATACCGCATCGTAAGATGTGAACACTTAAAATTTGCCGACAACCATTGGCACTTTAATTATAAAACAGGTGAAAGTTCTTGCCGATTTCCTTGCATATATGAAAGAAATTTCGTATCTTTGCAAGTGAATTTCGGTGAGACACACCTTTCAAAAACTGGTTAAAATTTAAGAATATGATTTCATACAAGTACAAGCTATATCGGACGAAGAAGACGAAGCATTTGGATAAGATGCTCCGTGAGGCTTGCTATGTTTGGAATCACGCTCTTGCCTTGCAGAAGAGATACTATAAGCTGTATCACAAGTACATTCCAAGATTTACTATGTATAAGCATTTCTCTAAGTGTTATAAACCAACATTGCTTAATTGTCAAACAGTTAGGGAGGTGTTGGATAGATTGGATATATCTTACAAGCGTTTCTTCAAGCATGATGCGAAGCGTCCACCAAAATTTAAGAAAGCAATAGAATTTGGTTCATTTGCCTTTCAACAAAATGGCTATTCCCTTAGTGGAAACGAGTTTGTGATAAACAAGATAAAGAAGTCATTTAAGTTCTCTCTGAGCCGTCCCTACGATGGCAAGGTCAAGAGGGTGTCGGTCAAGCGAAACAAGTTGGGCGAGTACTTTATCGTCCTTTGCTTAGACAAGCAAGCCGAGTCTTACGGAAAGTCACATGATGGTGCATCCGTGGGCATCGACTTTGGATTGAAGAAGTACATGACTTTGAGCGATGGGCGTGAGATTGATAATCCTCAGTTCCTTAAAACTGACTTGTTGGAGCTTAGACGCAGGTCTCGCAACCTCTCGAAGTGCAAGAAGGGCAGCAATAACCGCAAGCGCAAGAAGCTGGAGTTGGAGCGATTGTATCAAAACATCGTGAACAAGCGTTCCGATTTCCAGTGGAAGATGGCGCATGAGTTGTGCAAGCGTTATGACTTGATTTGCTTGGAGGATTTGAACTTGGAGGGAATGAAGCGTAATTGGGGACGCGAGATGTCTGACTTGGCCCATGGTGATTTTGTCTTGAAGTTGGAACACGTTGCGAAAAAATATGGCGTTCAGGTTCATAAGATTGACCGATTCTTCCCTTCGAGCCGCCTTTGTACTTGTGGTTATAAGAATGATAAGCTGTCATTGAGTGATAGGGTTTGGACTTGTCCTATTTGTGGTGCAGTTCATCCTAGAGACCTCTTTGCAGCTGAGAATATACTTCGGCAGGGCATTGCCGAATTGGGTAGTGGTAGTAAGCCGTCCGAGCAATCGCAAGGGTGCAGCCACGTTAGTCACCCAACAATTCCTTGCAAGTAGCGAGGGAGTATGTCATCAAACCAGGTCACTGGGGAGGTGTTGACACCAACAAGGGTTTAAATCCCTTGTCATCCACTAATTTTAAAAGGTAAAATCATGAATGAGTATTGTGAGAATTTGATTTCAAATGGAGTTCCTAGCTGGATAGTAGAGGAGGCTTATAAATTTACAATTGAGACTTTGAAATCAGCAGAAGGTTTGGTAGGAATTGATAAGGAAAATAGTGAGCTGTATAGAAATGTCATTATCGCAGCCTACATTGAGGGTGCTAGTGCTACATTGGTAAAAGTGCAAAAATATTATGGCGGTGAGGAACATAGTTAGACAATGGAACGAGGCAACTGAAGGACATTCGTACCGCTTCAAAGGTGGAGATATTTTTCTCCGGTTGGTTAAGGCTGAAGGTAGTTATGAATTGCGTAACCCTATAGGTTATGGTGTTCAAGTAGTCAAATGCAAAGACTTGGATGAAGCGGATGCAAAAGCCAAGGAAGTGCTAGAAGCGTTTTTTGAAGACAAAGTTAACATAAAAGTTATTTGATTATGGACTTAGAATTGTTGATTGATAAGATAGACTTTAATCAAGGTGCAAGACAGATAGCCAAGCAAGCCTTGGAAATGGGAATGAAATATCAAAAAGAAGGTGCTTGGCATTCTGTTGAAGAGGTGCCTGAGTATAACAGACGCATTGTCGGTCTGACCAAGGTTCGCAAGCGTTTCAAGCATCTGAATTTCTTAGGCGAGGAATGGTGGAATAGGTTCACGAAATCAAACGCCATCTATAAATGGGCTTATGTGGACGATTTAGTTTGATAGTAATCGTAGAAATCCATAATGCTATTTTGTTTTAAATGTTTACCCCATCACTATATATAATAATGTAGTGGTGGGGATTTTTGTGTTAACGTCAGTAAATTATCGGTGTTATATGTTATGATATATTAAAGAACAAAAGAAACACATTAAATAATTTGCACATTTCAAATATTCTTTGTATCTTTGTATTGTAATTAAGAAACAAGGTTACTAATTTTAAAAAGGTGAGACACACCACAAAAACTGTAATAAGAAAGTGGAAAAGAATAATGTTTATGTAGAGGTGTTGGCAAAGATTGCCAGCCTCATGGGTAGAACAAAGGAGTCTATCCAGATGTCGTCTTCAAATACTCATACGAGTATTACGATGTTTGCCGAAAATAATAGCAAGATTATTGGAAATTGGTATTTTGATGCTTCCGATAGCAAGGAGTTGGTGGATGCTACCTTCAATGGTCTGAAGGCTTTGGTTGAGTCTCTTGAGCACAATAAGAGCAATGACGGACAAGCAGCGTAAGTACATAGAAAGTCTTATCAAGAAAGTGTTTCGTAATGCAGATTCGCAGAGCGAAATACTTTCCAGATTGGATAGGGTTAAGATTTCAAGCCATCAAGCTTCAGTAATGATACATGCATTGAAGTTAGAGTGCAATATCGGTCGCTCCGTTCCGGCATATATGTTAATGGCAAACAATCTAAATTCAAAAATGGATGAGTTCTTTAGTATATTAGGGTACGATGAATGACGTATTCTTCAAGAAGAAAAGAAGTTGATATGAAAAAGGTAATTATGATAATAGCCGTTTCCGCCATTTTGGTAGGTTGCAAAGGTAAGGGTACAAGAGTCCAAATCTCGGATTCTGTTGACAAATTCAAGGTCGAGAAATTGTTTGTCGTGGATAGTATAACAGTATACAGGTTCTATGACCAAGGAAATGCTATCTATTTCACTAACCGGAAAGGTAGGGTAGATGCGACCCATTCCGAGTACAATCCGGTTACTCACACATACAATGACGAGGTTAACGAAACTTTATGTGAAGGAGACTGAAAAATGGAAAAGAGATTAACTAAGGAAGAGTTCCTTAAGGACTTATGGCATCCTGCTAGCGAAATGCCTGATAAAAATAGAACATGCTTGGTAAGAGTTGTTTATCATCCTAATCATGGGATGTTTCAAGATGAAGAAAGAATAGAACAATCATCTTTTCACGATTTTGGATGGTATGATTACGATTTCAAATATATTGGAACTAATTATGATATTATTAGCTGGCTCTATATTAGTGATTTACTTCCAAAGGAAGGAGGTGAACAATGACTAAATGGTACTCTGCAAAAGAAGCTCCAAACTACGAAGAATGGATTCTTACAGAATGGTATGATGGAGACGATGGAGGTCTTAAGTACGAAGCTGATTATCTTTACTCTTTTGTTTATTGGAAAGATTATGTAAGGAGAAACAACATCACAAAGTGGTGTTATATTAAAGATATAAAAGATTAGGTATATGAAAGTACTTAAGAAGATTTTTGGTGAGCATGTTTTCGATAATCGAAATAAAGGCTTGTAGTGTTAGTCCGAATTTAAAGAGGAGGTTTGATTATGAAATTATCTGAAATAGAATTAGATTTTTTGTATGAGAAATCTGCCGAGTTGTTTAGAGATAAAGTAAAACAACGAGGGGAAGATTATGAACATGATAATAGATGCGCTTGCCCTGAAGCAGTTCGCAGAACTCATCTACGAACTCTTGCAAGAGAATCTATAGAAGATGTTAAGATTTTAATTGAAGAACTACGTAATAATGGTTATGAAGCTTAATAAAATGGTTTTTGACGATAAGAAAATAGAAGAAGCTGCACGACTTGACGATAAAGAATACTACGATAGATTATCGGATAATGATAGATGCTTCTTCGAGTATGGTTTTAGACGTGGATATAATCGAGCTTTGAAGGATTTGTGGCATCCTGCTAGTGAGATACCAAGTGAAGGAAAACCTTTAATAGTAGAGTATAGTATTACAGATACTATTAAAGATTATGCATCATTAAAGAGGTTAAATAATAGTTATGTTTACTGGGATTGGGTTTCTTATTTTGAAAGCGCAAATATAACTCGGTGGCTCTATATTGATGATTTACTGCCAAAGGAAGGAGGTAATCAATGAAAACATTTATCTTTGATGTTATGCTCAACGGAAGATTTGTCTGCACGTTAAAGTATAAATATTGTGCGCTCTTCCCGATAGATTTTGAAGATTTAGAAAAGTTCGTCCTCCAAAAGAGACCTACTTTGAAAGGTTATGATTTTAGAATTATGTTTTAAGGAGTAAAGCGTATGTATTTTGAATATAGAATAGTCAAAATTGAGAAAGGTTTGTTTCTCATCGAGTATAAGACCGCTCCTTATGGAGTTTGGCATGAAGTAGATAAAAAGTTCAAAACTAAGCCAAAGGCAGAAGCTTGGGCTAGAAAGAACTTAGTTTAATGAAGTAAAGCGTATGAATGGATTGTTATCAATGATTGGTATGCAAACTGAATTGGAATACCAAATGGGTGATGATTTTCCTTTCGGTGTTCCACGTATCAGATTTAATGTTCCAAATGGCAACATTCCATCCGATAAGCAGAAGTGCCAGCCAAAGGCGCAGCATGAGTTCACCATCAAAGGTATTAAGATTATGGCAGCTTCAAAGAAAGATGCTATTAAGAAGTTTAATCATCGTAAAAAGTAAAGAGATATGTTATACGAAGCAAAACAAGGGACAAAGGCTTATAAATACATTAAGAGTATTCTCGATGCTGAATTTGAAGAGCATCAAGCATACATGAAACGAGTAGAAGAAGTCGTAGGCTTCGAGTTTGAGAAGTGGCAAGGTTATCAACCTAACCGCAGTCTGCTGCGAGAGTATCTGATAACCGCCATCTGGGTACCATCTGAGCGTTTCGATACATTGGATGAAAAGGCATGGAGAAAGATAGATAGCCGAATGTTTGAGGATGGTCATTACGTAGCAATAAAGCCCAACAAGCGTTGCAAGCATGGTAAGGCTATCGCTGCCGTTCTTGCCTCCTACAAGGCTGTCACCAGCCATTTCGATATATTGAAGGAGTTGAGCCTAGGGGGTTCTCAAGGTAACTCTATCTCCATCACTCAGCTTCTCCGCTGCAAAGACCGCATTTTTGCCTTCTTCGATGATGGCATCCGAGCAGAGAAATGCAACTCCGATTTCACGGAAATCACGATTGGTGAATATGAGGATCTTATTAATAGCAAAGATTAAAGCGTATGGCACAGAAATATATTGAAGATGACTTTGTGATGACAAGAACAGAGCCAAACAACTTTACACCAAATGGTGTTGTTTGTAAGTTTGTTGACTATGAAACAATAGACAAAGTGTTATTAAGAACGATTAATGGCATTGATGGATTTATTGTAGAAAAAGGTCAGTTTGTTCCTATTCCTCTTACCCCATCCATTCTAGAGAAGAATGGATGGGAACATAAGGACGATATATATTTCAAGGAATTTCCACACCGAAAGCTTGTAATCATGGATGAGAATGCATATATAATCAATGAATGTTGTTCGATGTTTCTTTGTCCAGCCAAGTTTGTTCCACAACTCCAGCACCTTCTCTTCGGTCTTGGTCTTAATCACAAAATGGAGGTGTAGGTATGGATGCAATGTTTCAAGTTTGTAAATATTGCAAGCATGCAAAACCAACTGAAACAGATTTACTTTATTGTGAGATTTGGAAACGGAAGGTATGTGAGCATGAAAGTTGTGACGGATATTCTGAAAACTATTTTGAATAAGTTTATAACGCCTTCAGACATAAATAAATAGTAATATGAATGCAACAGAAGCAAAGAAGACGCTATTTGAGATTAGAAAAAATCTTATTGACGATAAGCAGAAGCATGCTATTTGGTTAGCAATCAAAGCTATTGATTATTGTATAAGATTGAGGAAAGGATATTAACAGATAGTAATATGAAAGCAAGTGAGTTGATAGAGCATTTAAAATCTTACATTGACATCACGGGTGGAGATTGTGAAGTACTTGTATTTGATAAAGCAGATATTTCTTGTGATATTAAGAATACTTCTACAGATGGTGATTATATATTTCTACACATCATCTGATAAATATACAACGAAGACACCAGAGTAAATAACTATCCCTTATGGGATATAAATATAAGTAATATGGTAGTATTGTTAACGATTTTAGGAACTATCTTTCTGATAGTTAGTGCAATATTTTGGTCAGAAACGCCAAAGTTGAGAACAGTAAGTATTGTAATTGCGACAGTGGCAGCAATACTTATGACCTTATGTTATGTAGGCTCTGTGCTTGCACAATATATGATAGAATTTACGAAATAATTAACTAACCATCCTGCAAGGGATATAAATAGAAGAGAATATGAAGGAATTAAGAAAGAAAACATTTAAGAATGGTGTCGTGTATTGCCTTCAATTAGAAGATGGTTTCCTTGTTGAAACGACAGATACATTCTTGCCTTATTACACCAAAGATGCAATAGGCAGACATCAGAATAAGCTCGACAACAATGAGCTTGGCGACCGCACGGAACGTTGGATGATAGGAGTATCTACAATGAGTGGGTGTCCAGTAAGATGCAAGTTCTGTGCTACAGGCAACATGAAACGTTATCGCAATCTTACGGCAGAAGAAATTGTTGAACAGGTTGAATTTGCCATCAACAAGGCAGGTGCTGACCCAAGCAAAGCAAAAGAGTTTAAGATTAACTATACTCGTATGGGCGAGCCATTCCTCAATATTGATGCAGTCAAGGATGCTATCCGCATTATTACTGAGAAATACCCAAATACTCATCATTACGTATCAACGATTGGCATTAAGGGAAGCGATTTCTCTTTCATTAAGGGAAATATTACGTTACAGATTAGCTTACATTCATTTGATGATGACAAGCGTAATTGGTTGATTCCTTACAAGAACAAGATGACTATTCAAGAGTTAGGTCAGATTCGCACAGAAAGCAATCTGAAGACTACAATCAATCTTACACTTGTTGACACTTCCGATTTTGATGCAGAAAAGCTGAAAAAATGGTTTGATAAGGAGCATTTCTTCGTGAAGTTGTCTCCTATTAATGTGAATAACATATCAGAGAAAAATCACCTCGGCAATGGTGTTGTAGAAGGAATTAATTTAGTATGAAAAAGGGTATTTTCAGATATAGAATTATCACAAATCTGAATTGCAACATGAACGAAAGTACAGGAGTAAACGGAAATTGTTACTTCTGCTACCAAAAGTTTAAGTCACCATTGCGACTGGATTGTGATAAGATGGAGGAAACTTTGAAGAAGGTTGGTGTTCTGAAAAGAGCAACTATCATGGGAGGCGAAAGCTTGCTCAATCCAGATTTGGTAAAGATTGTAAAGATAGTCAGCAACTATACATCTGATGGTATCTGTCTTGTTACAAATGGAATACTGCTTAATGAGGACATCATCGTTGCATTGAAAGATGCCGGATTAACTGAGGTTGCTATCAGCGTGTCTTCTATCGAACAGTACGAAAGACGTAGAGATATGGCACTTCTGTGTAAGGAGATTATTCCAAACACAAGAATAAACATTCCTAAGTGCAAGGAAAGTTTGAATCCACAACTACTGAAAACAATACTATCAGATGGTTTCTATAGCATTGTATGCGAAGATTTACAGGCAAGGTATGGTGAGATAAGACTCCCAGATGGTTCTGTAAAGGTTGGTGATGACGGATATGGATTCTATGATTACAAGTGGAATGGACATACATTTGGAGTATTTGGCAATTATGGGAAGTACAACAGAAGCGATATTATCATAACTCCTCTTGGAAATTTCTGTGATTGGGAAAAGTATTGCAAGGCCGTTAAGAACAATGAGCTTGTAAGAAGAAATAATCATATTGATGATGACAAAATTGTGCATTGATTTCGGAAGTGGCTATAATCCAAAGGCTGGATATAAAACTTGCGATATAACAACCTTTCCACAATTGGATTTTCAGTATGATGGGAAAGATGAGATTGTCGGTCTTAGAGAAAAATCAGTAGATGTATTTTATCTAAGAAACGTTGTTCATCATATCCCAGATTTACAGAGAACTTTTATAACCTTGAAGAAGTATCTGAAGGTAGGTGGGAAGCTAGTTATCATTGATTGCAATAAAGGTCATTATAAGACAAATGTATTTCTTGACAATTTATGGTATAGATTTGTTGGCAATAACAACGAAATCTTTATCAGTAAACAGTATAGAGATTACATTAACGTTTTGATAAAGTTAGGTTTTAAGCAATTATATTATAAATCATTTAAAGAAAAGGAGATTACTAAGTATGAATGCAATTAAGAATCAATTGGAAAAGATGGGCTACGATTATGCAGTAGCAATCGCAACAAAGGCTGAAATTGAGAATGGAGCTGCTTGTGGTCAGCTCGCTATTATTTGTGAGTAAGTAATTAACCACCCTCTCCTTGGCAACAGGGAGAGGGTAAAAAGAAGAGAATATGGACTTAGTAATTACAATATTAGGTTGGATTGCATTAGGTGTTATATCTGCTTATCTGTTAGCAATAGTAGGTAAAATAATCTTTGATGCTGCAACCGCTGATTATAAGTTATACAAGCATGTAAGATTGTGTCGCAAGAGATTGCTAAGACAGCGATATGAAGATTATGCTTGGCTATTATTCCAGTTAGAGAAAGATACGGAAGTTTTCAATCTTACTCATAATACAAGAGATTGGACTTTTGAAGATTGGAGAGAATTTTATCTTAAAAAAGCTAAGGAGGATAAGCTATGACTATAACAATACCAATGTGGCTACTATATGTCGTAGGAGGCATTGTAGCAATCGTATTATTATTTTGTTCGTATGTTGGAATAATTTTTCTGTGGGGTTTTTATGACCCTTTTAAAAAATTTAGAAAATGAACAAAGATAAAGCAATAGTTCACATTAATAATGTTTCCAAGATGATTGGCTCAAAAAGAATAAAATTAAGTGAAGGCACTACAATTTATATTCAAAACGAGTTAGTCTTGGCACTTAAAGAGTTGGAGATTAAAGTTTGATGAAGAAAATTTATATGATTATAAGAATTTTAACTTGTAAGAAAGTTATTCTTATCTCAGAGTTAAGTAAAAATTCCTATAAAGTATCCTTTGGTGGTTTATATGAGATTGAAGCAACTAGGGTTCTTAGAAATATTATTTTAACAAGGAATAGTATGGATAAAGAATTTATAAAAGGTCAGCTTAAAAGTGCTTTGTTTTGGCTCAATACGTCAAATACAAAGAAGAACATCTTGCATGCTAAAGATAGTATAAATATGGCAATTAAAGAGTTGGAGGACTAATATGACAAAGCAAGAAGCAATGGCTTTCGCTATCAGCGTAGGAAAGCCGATAAGGCACAACTCATTCTCAAAAGGTGAGTTTGTTCGATATGAAGGAAAGGAGTTAGTTGATGAAGAAGGAACTATCCTTCCTCAACAAGAGTTTTGGGCTATCCGTTCAGGTGGCTCTTGGGAGAATGGATGGGAAGAATATAATGATAATTGATTATGACAAGAGAAGAATTACAAAATAAACATGGCGATGCTATCTGTGAGTATTGTAACAAGAACATTATCTCAGAATATAACATCGGCATAGGTTGGCTTTGCGAAGGTCAGTATTGTGAGGAAGCACAAGATGGCTACGCAGCAGAAAATAACATAGAGTTGGAGGATTGATTATGATACAAAAACAGACATGGAAGGATGAAATCAGAATTTTAATAACTGATGAAGAAAATCATGGCTCTGTTCAAATATCCATTCCATTATATGTTAGTGATATTTTCGGCAAGGCTGATGCTCTAATATACGCTCTTTGGGTTGATGTTGTTTATAGAAGAAATGGTGTTGCACAACGCCTGTTACAACTCGCAGAACAACAGGCTAAGTTAAATGGGGTGAAGACAATCGGATTGGAATTTGATAAAGATGAATCTGATAGATTTGTTCTAGATTGGTATCTCCGTAGTGGTTATAAATCATTTGATAAGAAAAGTAATTTATTAATTAAAAAAATATAGTATTAGTTATGTCATGGTTAGCAGTAGATAAAGGTGGCTGTGAACATATTTTTGCAGAAAAACCTTGCAGAAATGAAAGTAATACATTATGGATTTGCTCTGTCTTATATTTATATGGGCAGAGGTACGCAAATACCGGTTGCTGTTACCTTCCTAAAGGAAGCATTAAGAAGCTCATCGGAAAAGAATTGTCTTGGAAAGATGAGCCTGTCGAACTTAAAGAAGATTGATATGGAAGAATTATTAAAGGCATTATTGGATGTATATATTCCTGTATTAAATGCTAATTGCAAGAAAACGTTTGCATTCTTAGATGAATACGTTCCTCCACCTACAAGGAAGGAAAGACGTAAACGTGAAAGAGAACTTAAAAAGAAGTTTCCTCTCGATTTGACAAAGTTTATAGAATCACATAGAACTTAAAGAAGAATAGTTATGGAAACATATAGAATAGTAGATATGTATCGTAAAAGCAAGGCTGTTAAAGGCATACATTACGATTCTCAGGATAATCCAATCCTTGCTTATCGTGTAGATAAGAGACATTCATTGTTATTTGGACTTATCCATTATTGGGACTATGGCGCATATAACCTTTGCCCAGACTATTTGTTTTCTTCGATAGATAAAGCTGAAGAAGCTATATTGAAGGTTGATAAAAGTAGAAGAGTAACAATTATTTTATATAAGTAGCTTATGAAAATTAAAGATATTAAGTTCAAGGCTAAACGTCTTGACGGAAAAGGATGGGTTTGCGGATATTTCTACGAAGAGAATGGTAATACATACATCATTGAGAATCGTCAGAAAGAAAGCAAGTTAAACAGAAATCCCACTTATCAGGTTGACCCTTCTACCGTCTGCCAGTTCACAGGGTTGAAAGATAGTGAGGGAAAGGAGATTTGGGAAGGTGATATTCTTCGGGATGTATATTTTGGTCATTTTAAGCACTTTGTTATTTTTGCTAACGGCACATTCTTGGCACAAAAGGAAGGTCAATATATAGGTATTCCTCTTAACAAATGTGTAGATAATTTTGGCAATGTAACTTGCGCAAAAGTTGTCGGCAACAAATTCGATAAAAAGAAGTAGCGTATGAATATAGGAATTTTATATCTTTGTATGAGTTTTATCTACATCCTGCTTATTTGCTTGGATGGAGAAGATGTAAAACCGAAATGGAAACAATGGCTAGCTGACAAACTAGGCATCAAGCCAAAGATAGAGGTTAGATACATAAAGCCACAAGTCGTTAAGCTTCATTCAAGAGTTACAATGTCGAATTTTGAAATGCAATACTATTGCCGTGACAAATCTGGCATGGAGCAATTGAAGAGAAGAGCAATAGAAAGTGTGTACGATGAAATTCTTAAGGGAATGAAGGCAAACGAATTGGTTTCCATTTCGCAATATAATGACATTTATAGTAATAACACTATTTATGAGGGGACATGTGAAATTTATAAAAACAAGTAGTATATGAAGATAAGACAAGCTAAGAAAATCTTGAATATGATGGCGAAAGGAACGGACACACGTTACTTCGATTCAAAATATACATTCAAGAAAGAGAGTAGATTCATTCCTAGATTAAAGAATCTCTATCAGAAAGCAACTATCAGATGGAATAAGGTAAATATGCCGAGTGCCAACGTTAGTTTGTTTCGTTCAATTTTGAGAACTTCAAAGGAATGCAGTCGTTGTAAACATTTCAATGGTATGCTTGCAGGAAGATGTACTAAACTACATAAGTATGTTGAAAGCAGCGATTGGTGTCATGGAACGTTTTTTCATAGAAAGTGAGGTTGATATGAAAATAAGACAAGCTAAGAAGATAATGAAGCAAGTCTATAAGACTAGATATTGGGCATATAGGCAAGGCTATTATTGTGGCAAGAAGGATGCAGGAAAGCTAGCTGGAGACCATCGTTTGTTAAAGGCTATGCGTCTTACAAAGAAGTGGAAAAGCCGCAAGATACGAAACGAAGCGAATAAAATGTTGAAGAAAAATCCGTTAAAACCGAGGGATCTTCAACGTAGTGCTTTAAGATTAATGAGATATGGATGTAGCAAAGCTTAATCAGGAAATTTTAGGCGTAGATTTGGAATACAAAAACGTCTATATTGATGCGGAGAACACAAGAATGATACGTGCCAAATTACCTGATGGGTATTGCGATTTGGTTCGCACAGATGTGTGGAATGGTCGTGTGAATCATCCGGAAGAGCATGATATTGTAAAATATACGGCAATCTCTTGGTATAGAGAAGAATTTGTCGGTGGAGTTGATTTAGGTCGCAACTATATGCATGCTAAATATAAGTTCTTCGAGTTGGTTGTGAATAAAAAATATATTTTGGAAATGAAACATAAGAAAAATGAAAATGCTAGATAATAAGTTAATCATAGATATTCCTAAAGGAATGGAAGTGGATATTGAAAAAAGTGACTTGAAAGCGGGCATTATAGCATTCAAGAAGAGACCCTTCAGCTATGAGGATGTTATATCTACTTTAATAGACCGTGGTCTTAGTCCTGTCGTTGCTAATGTTACTAATAGTAATGTAGAGAAAATTGTTGCATTGGATAAGTTAATGGATATAGCTAAATGTTATAATGGAGATTGGAAACCGGATTGGAATTCTAAAGAATGCAAGCATAATATCATGCGAACCAGCGAATACGGTATTACTTCTAGTAGTGTTTATAACGAAGGTGCTATTTACTTCAAGAACAAAGAAGATGCCCAAGCCGTTATTGATAATCCGAATTTCAGAAGCATTCTTGATGCAATCTATAAGGACTAAGGCTTATGAAGGAAATGTTCTTTAAAAGTGTAAAGTTCCGTGAAGTTCAGCATTTGGCATTCTCGGATGAATATATAACTGCATACGTATCGGTGAACCATGTTCCTAAGATACACCTAAGTGTAAATACACCTCGTGATGAATATGGGTTTGCGAAAGGTAAATCAAAGCGTTACTTTAGAGTGGGGTTTGGAAAATGGCTCACCGAACGAGTGTTTGTTAAGAAATATTTTAGTGAAGAATAAATGAATATAAAAAAGTCAGATATGGGAAATAAGATTAATGTAGCGGAAATCCTAAAGGATAAGCCGCAAGGAACTAAGTTGTACGACTTATTACGCAATATAGACGTAGAGTTAGATAAAGTCAACACAACAGACGTTGGTACTTATATAGAATGTACATCAACTAATGAAGTAGGCAGTACTCTTTTGTTTGATTATTCAAAACTAGGTACAGAAAAATGCTGGCTTGCAGGCTTACGGATTCTCCTTCCTTCTAAGAATATGCGTGACTGGGGCAAGTTCGCCTGGAAGAAAGGCGATGTGCTTATCAATAGTTGTGGATTTCAGTGCATTTTCAAAGAATGGGCATCTGATGATTATACAAAGTTCAACGGATGCTATTCTAATAGCAGGGATGGTTACGAAGACGTATCAAATGCAGAAACAGCTAAGTTTGACAAGTTAGAACACAATATTGCCTATGGATATGTCAGAGAGATTGAAAGAAAATTAGGTGGCATACTAAACCTTGAGACTTTGGAGATTGAGAAGACTCAGCCAGAGTTCAAGGATGGGGATATAGCTTTTGCCGACTATGGTAATAGACAAGATGTATTTATAGTATCAGATAAAACTGATTTATCAGAAGGTTATAGCTCATTTATTTCTTTAGATTTAAGTAGTCTAACTTTGAGTATGGGCTATAGAACTTGTTTCTTTAAGAAAGACCTTTGTAAACTTCGCCTTGCCACTGACTCAGAGAAAAAACAGCTATTCTCAGCTCTCGAAAAGGAAGGCAAGGTTTGGGATGCTGAGAAGAAAATGATTGTGAACTTGAAGCCAAAGGTAGAGCTGAAACCATTCGATAATGTGTTGGTTAGACATCAAAAAACTGAGGAATGGCGTGCAAATATATTTAGCCATACAGATAAGACAGATGAATATCTTGACTATGTATGTGTTAATGGTAGATGGGAGTTCTGCATCCCTTACGAAGGCAACGAATCATTGTTAGGTACAACTAAAGATGTGGAGGTAAGTTATGGACGAAGCTTTTAAGAAAGAACTTATAGAGCATTGTAAAAGGCAAATGCAACGCTTTGAGAGAATGGGAAGAACAGATTCTTTCGCATATAAAGAACATGCTGTTTTACTTAGTTTTCTTGAACGTCCATATTTACCTTTTTAATATAGTAATAGTTATGATAGACATAAAGAAGAAAATCCAAGCCGCCAGAGATTACGCAAGCAAAAGCTATCGTGTAATCAGAAAGGTTAGCAAAAACGGCTTTATTGTTCAAAGAGATAAAAATGCCGATAAGCATTTCTTGGATGGCATTGATTGGGCAGAGAAAGAGATATTCAAAGATTTGATTCATAATGCTAACGAAGTTCCTCAAATTGGCAGAGGAAGGATTCTTGCATACTCAAGAGACTGCGGTTATAGAAATCTTTACAACCTATACGATATGATGTACAAGACTGATTGCGGCACATATCAAGAAATGTGGGAATTAGAAGTTAAAGCTTATGGTTTGGATGGTTGGATATACGCAGATGAATTGTTTGACTTAATTATCAAAGGAGGTGAATGCAAATGACCGATGCAGAATTTAATAAGTTTGTGCTTATACTAGAGAATGAAGCGTTTCGGTTTGCAAGAAGTCAAAACGTATTTAAGGAACATCGAGTAGTGATAGAACAGTCTTTCAAGATAGGAGGGATGTTCATTCTTCGAGAGTTGGAAAAGTATTTTAATCAAAAGAAGTAAGCGTATGATATTATATGAGAATCAATGTTTTGAGCTTTTAAAAGCTTTGTGTTATAGTGTCCCACAGAATCCAAATGTCGGTAGGTTTGAGATTGCAAACGTGATACTTGACACATTACAAAAAATAAAAGATGCGGATTAACAGCTTTCGGGCACAAATTTAAAGATAATGACAAAGGAAGAAATATTGGAAAAGGCATCCGATTTTGAGGATGAAGATGAGTTTGTGAAGTGTAATAGATTGCCGTTCACTGAAGAATTGTGGCTTTTACATCAGCTAGTGTATATCGGCTTGTCTTGTACCTATACAGGTCGTGGTTATATAATTGAAAAACTTAAAGATTAGTAAATGGAAGCGAATGATTATTTGAAGGCTATGCAAGCTATGGACGAATTGGATAGACTTGTAACTAGTGTTTATCCGGATAAGTTCAAGTTGGTCTGCAAGAAGCATGGAATAGATGAATGCGAGGCGATGAACATGTATTCGTACTTGCAAAAGATGCATAAAGGTCAGTCTTGGTTAGTTAGATACAAGCCATTGGAATATCTAGAGCGTGTGTTAACACTAGCCAAAGAAGCTTATGCGTCTTACATGAACAACGGCTTGATTCTAAGTATGGTCAATTTTGGTGATAAGTATACAAGAATACTTGTAATATTTGAGAAAGATGGCGTAAGAAGCCAACAAGAATTTGACCTTAGAGAGCAAAGAACATATGTTGATATAGCGGACTTTATTGGAAATGGTTACTCCATCGTATCTGTTATCCATCAGTCTGACAATGTTGATAGCGAAAAGTTTGTTGGAGAAAAGGATGAACGAAGTCATAGTATTCCTATTTACGATGGTGATGTAATGCTTTGTTACGTGAATAAACCGGAATTTTGGAGTTCAGATTGGCGTAATAGCGGACTTTATATTTGTGAGAGCGGCTCATATCATAGATTGCTATACACCCCGAATAAGGGGTACGTAAGACATGGAGAGCCTGATGTAGATGAAGACTTCACACTTGATATTGGGGAAGAATCCTTCAGTAGTTATGTTATGACTTTAACCCAGTCTTGGTATAAGTTGGGTAATGTTCATGCAGGTATAGGCTTTTTGAAGGAGAAAGAATAGAAGAGTTAAAGGAGAAGAATATCATTTCCCCTCCTTTGCCTTAATCTCCAACTCGATAGGCTTGCCGCAATGAGGGCAGATGATAGCCGGATGTGATAAGGTTTCACCATCAATAGCAAGAAAACTAGATGGCGAACAACCACAAATATTGGCTATTTGCTCTACTTTTGCAAACGAGATAGAACCATTATTGATTTGTTGTGATAATGCCGATTGGGTTATACCTAACTTTTCGGCTACAGATGAAATGGTTTGTCCATGACTTCTAATTATTTTCTTTAAGTCCATACCTTATTATATATAAGTGAATACTAATATTTATTTTGCTGCAAAGATAGCTTATTTCTTTTATACTACCAAAGAAAAATAGTTAAATATTAGAAACGGCTAATAAATAGCAAATAAATGTTTAGAAAAGCCTTATATGTGTTAAATAAGTGTTAATATTAGAAAATACTTATAGAAATGTTTGGTAGTATTAGAAAAAACTACTATCTTTGCAATGTCTTTAAGAGATAAAGGCTTTAAAGTTTAACTATTAATTGCTGTTATGCAGCCGAGTCGGCACTCGTAAAACGGTATAGTGATTATGGCTACTACATTAAGAAATACATTGAGTGAGGTAATGAAGCTTGCTTGGCAGTTCATCAAGAAGAACGGCTATACAATGAGCGAGGCTTTAAAGGTTGCTTGGATGAACATCAAGCTGAAGGGTCAGATGAAGAAGCGCATCGTGAAGTTCTACTTTCAGAAGGTTGATGGCAGCTTGCGTGAGGCATTCGGCACATTGAGCGAGAAGGTTATCCCAGCTACACAGGGTGCAGGTCGCAAGATGAATGACACTTGTCAAGTGTACTTCGATACCGAGAAAGAAGAATGGCGTTGCTTCAAGAAGGCAAACCTTATGAGAGTTGCATAACAGATTTCTAACGATTTAAAAAGAAACTAGATATGAGCGCAAAGATTATCGTGATGCAAGGCAACATGGTTGCAACCATCGAAGAGACGAACAAGGACGCATTTATCAAGCGTGGTGAGTATAAAGAGACCGAGCTGGACAGACATAAGCGTGAGGTCGATTTCTTGATTACAAGCATCGCAAACCGCTACGAAGTGACATTCAATCACAAGGTAGAGCTGAAGGAAAGCCGAAGCATCAAGAAAAGCGAATATTTCGATAACATCTACTACGTTACCGAGAACGCATTGAACAAGCTGAAAAAGCAATACTCATACGAGTGTGACTTGTAATAGATTTCGTGAGGCACACGCTAAACTGCACCGGACTTTGAACATTAAACATTTAAGAGATATGGATAAGAATTTGATGGATGCTCTTTACGTTGAGCATGATGGCAAGATTGGCGTTTTAAGCTCAGATGAACGCAGGGTGGTATCACAAGTTATCGGCACGGATTTGACGCTTGTGTACGACAAGAAAGAGGGTAATACGTACCTTTTGATACCACTAACCCGAAACCATAAGTTCGAATGCAAAAGTAGCCACATTATCGTGGATGGCAAGCGGTTCGATTCTGACATCTTTTTCCGCAAGGATGCTTGCCAATGGATTGAGATTGACAAAGAAACGTTATCTAAGGTAGCGTAAGAAATAATGATGTTTAAGCTATGAAAGTATATGTAGTAATTTCTTCATACCAACATGGATTGGGTGAAGCAGTGGAGGTTGATGCAGAAGTCTTCTCTACCATAGATAAGGCAAGAAAAGCGATAAGACACAAAGGGATGAACACTTTGGAGAATTACAAGCGAGTTTTGAATTGCGATGATTATCTATACAATATCTCAGATTCTTTCTTTCATATCTCAGACAGCGAAGGAGAGACGTGGGATAATTTCGATGTTGTAGAACGAGAAGTAAAGTAATAAGACTATGGATATTAAGATTATCAAAGACATCTTAGATGATGCAAAGGAGTGCGGTTGCATTGCAGGTATTTCACTCTCTAATGGGCAGTTAACTCATGCAAACTTTAGCAAATCAAAGTTATTTGATTTTACTGCCGATGTTCTTTATAACAAAAAAAAGCATTTGATAACTATACTTGGTGAGAACGGAAACAGAGATTACATTGATAGTGACTCTATCATACGTATCTTTATTAGAGAAGGTGTTTAACAATTAATTATAGGAGAATATGGATGCAGGTCATGTGAATGTGATATTAGGCGAAGCCGAGGACAAAGGTCTTAGAGGAAGTATCAACTTGGTAGGTGGAGCAAAATTAAGTTTCGACTTCAATGGTATTGGTATTGAAACATCTTTCAATTGCAATACAAAGAACAGAACACTTATGATTGGAAGTGGAAGTACAGTAGTGTTTACACGTAAATATATTGATTGTAGCTCTATCCAGTATATTGAAGTGTTTGAACGTACAAAATAATTATAGGAGACAAGAATATGAATATACTAGACTATTATGAGGTTGTCACCTCAAAGATTTTCAAGTTGGAAAGCATGAACGAGGGGCTTGTATTGATAGCACCGGAGCAGGAGGTAGATGGAGTCCGTTCCTTGATGGTGGGATTATATGTTCCTGAGCATGAACGATACAAGATGTACACTTTCCGTTCCTCTATGAACGAGGGCGAACTTGGCGACAAGTACAAGGCGATGGTCGGCTCAATGGATGTGCTTAAACCGGATTGGGACAGAATCAGAAAGAAAAGACGGAAGAGGATCTAACCTCTTACCGCCTTTAGGATGCAAGCTATTTCAAGATTATTTTTAGAAAATATGAAAATAAATTAGAGTTTTCTTGCATTTTTCAAAGGTTTTTATTACCTTTGCGAATGTAAACAACAAAACAATGAGCTTATGAAAGTATTATCAATTCGCCAGCCGTATGCTTGGTTAATCGCTATCGGCTGCAAGACCATTGAAAACAGAACCTGGAATAGAAAGTTCCGTGGTCGTTTCCTTATTCATGCTAGCCAAGCCAAACCTGAAAAACTTGACGGATGGCAGGAGAGCGCAATGAAGAAATATTGCCAAGAGCATGGTATTGTTATTCCAGACTTCAAAGATTTACCAACGTCAGCCATTATCGGCAGTGTAGAATTGGATGATATTCAATTTCATGAGGCTTATCCGGATGCGTTTGCTGAAGATTTCCAATATCATTGGTTCTTGAAGAATGCTAAATTGTTCGATGAGCCGATTAGAAACGTCAAAGGCAAGTTATTCCTCTGGGATTATGAGTACAATGAAGCCGAAAAGTAAAATAACAATACTTATGTAATAAAAATACAAGTCGTTGGAAATTAGCGCAAAAGTGTTTGTTCTCCGATGGGTTAGATAAGAAGTAAATGTAAAAATAAAGAAAGCCTCAACCTCTAACGAGATTGGGGCTTTTACAGTTGTCCTAGTGTGTCTCACCATTATTATTTCGTTCAATCAAAGGTAAGATACCTTTCTCCTTTAGGAACTCATAGAGAAAGAAACGCCCTTTTTGAGTCCATTTCGTGTTGTATTTGATGGTTTGTTTTCCATCATTATGCGTAATGGTCACTGGCTCGCTATTCACATATCCCTTATCCAAATATTGGCGGTACAAGACCCATTGGTCAGAAACCTTGTGCTGGATACCATGCTCATGCAACAATTTGTTGAATGCTTGCGGACTCATTCCGTAATCCTGCGCCATTGATGTAATCACGCTTGTGCTCTTGTTCTTCATCATCACATCGAAGTAAGTAGTCTTAGGCTTCATTGTTGTAATCTGTGCGCTCAGTCCGACAATCTCCTGCGATGCCTTGGCAAGTTCCTCTTTCTGCTGTTTGTTTTCCAAGGTCAACACTTGGTTCTTCTCGAACTGGTCAGCCCAAGCTCTTGCTGCAATAGCCGGATTGGTGAAATCGGGCAATGATGGAACACTCTGCATTCTTGCTCGCTTTTCCATTTCTATGAAGTAGCGTCTAGCTTGCTTGCCTTTCTCGCATTGGGACATCATCGAAATCTCCTTTGCGGCATCAACGGATAAGGCGTACTCGGATGTTGGTCTGCCACCAAATAGGTTTTCCCCCTTTTGGGTGAAAACCTCAAAGTCTTGATTTTCAACCAAATCACAGCGTTCAATCTGCTTCTTTATCCAAGAAGAGAAATCTTTACCTATACCCAAGAACTGATGTAATCCTCTTGCATTGACAGCTTGTTTGCCATCACGTTCTTCTACCTTAATGAGTTCAAAGCCTTCGACCTTAATTTCCTCACTCTGATTTACAAATGCTCCCAGCATGGGTGCATCATTCAAATTCTTTTCTAAAAAATCTTTCATTTCTTAATTTGTTAATAATTATATTTGGCTGTGGTGGAAACGAAAAGCCCCATCCGCTAAAGTCACGAGTGCGGACAGGGCTTGTGTCATTCATCCACTATTGTAGAGCGATGGACGGAATGACAATACTCCACGCTTGGAGCAAATGAAAATATTTAATTTTAAATTTTAAAAATATAATCTATATCCTCATTAGCCGTGCTCGTGACTTCACAACCTTGTTATTTTCGGCTGCAAAGTTAATGCTATTTTCTTTAACTTGCAAACGCTTTAGTGTTTTATTTAAAACGTTAACGTTTGTTTTGCTTTGGAGGACTTCTGCCCTCGCCAGCACGACCAACTCTTGTGGCACGTTGCTGCACATTACTTCTTCTTTCCATTGCTCACGGAATTTAATTGTTAAACATCAAAGATAATGTGCAGTTTATGGTGTGCCTCACCTTATATATTGTTACGCTACCATTGATAGCATTTCTTTAGATTGCATCTGAATCCATTGGCAAGCATACTTTCTAAAATAGATGTCTGAATCAAACCTCTTACCATCCACGATAATGTAATTACCCTTACACTCAAAATTGTGGTTTCTTGTCAATGGGACTAGCAGATAGACCGCCATGTCCTTTTTATCCAACACCAAGGTTAAATCAGTACCTAATATATGTGAAATAGTGTTGTCTTTGTCGTCGCTCAACACGCCAAACTTATCATCGTAGCTCACATAAAGAGCATCCATCAAATTCTTATCCATATCGTTCATCAAATTCTTATCCATTTCGTTTCTAACTTTAAATCCGAAATATAATATATGTGCAGTTTAACGTGTGCGCTCACTTATCTAACTCTTAGGCAGCAACCTTAATAAAGTTGAAGAACTTCATTTGTCGCCAAGCCTGTTTCTCAACGTCCCAATACTTAACGCAGTCCTTGCAAGCATACCCCTTGCCATTTGGAGTGTAGTCAATGTGACTCTCCATCAAAGTGCCGAAAGCCTGACGAATCTCACCATTCATTTTCTGAAAGTAGAACTCAACGACCTGCTTCTTCATGCGAGCCTTCAGCTTGATTACCTGCCAAGCTTGCTTCAGACATTCTGCCCAACTCATGTAAGCACCCTTAAGCTGAAATGCTCTGTGAGCCATATTCATAACTTCTCTCATCATATTCTTAAAAGTAGTAGCCATAATCACTATACCGTTTTACGAGTGCCGACTCGGAGGTGCAACCTCAACTAAATTAATTATGTTATTGTGACCTTTGTTTCTTAATCACGATGCAAAGATAACGCTTTTATGTGATATAACAAAATAAAATATCACTTTTATGCGATATTTTGATGTTTCTTAACAAATAACGCTTGAAATTCATATATATTCACAATAAAACACTTTTAAATCATATTTCTGCTTATTTTCTTTGGCGTTTCAATAATTTTTTGTATCTTTGCACCAAATTAATAACACATATAAGTAATATATATATGAATATAAAGAAAACGATAAAAGATAATGGATGGACTCTAGAAACATTAAGAGCCAGAATGCAGGAGATAGAAGGGCGTGAGGTAAAGCAGTCTTCTATGTCCCGAATAGTGAATAGTGCCAACCCTACAGTTGAAACACTTCAAAGGCTTGCAGATGCTATGGGGATAAGTGTCTGTTTGTTCTTTGAAAACAATCAACAGGGTATTTCTCTTGTTTGTCCTCATTGTGGCAAACCGATAACTTTGCATATAGATAAGTAACGTGGGGTGTTCCTCACTATGTTCAATAATTTAAAAGTATGGGATTATGAAGAAAATTGCTTACGTAGCCATTATTGCAGTAATTGTTGTCCTTTGTGGTTACGCAATAAAGGTTGCCTCTGAAAGAGACAAGATGATAGCTGAAGAGTGGAAACAGCATGAAATACGAGCTATATCCAAGGATTCCTGTATGCCAAAACGTGACTTGGTTTTAAAAAAATATTTTGGCAAAAGCTATAAGGTGATTGATAGTCAGTTTTATAACAATAAGGGTTATAATGATCAGAATGGTAGCTTTAGTGATAAAGGAACTGTAGAGGGTGTTGTGGAAGGAAAAAATGGGAAATTTGCGTATGATATGAAAGTCTCAATTCCTTATAGGAATCCTAAAGATTGGAATTTGGAATCGTTGATAGTGAAAGACTTGAAATCATGTCATTATGTATATATCGTGAGAGATGGGAAGCGTGAAGACCCAAGAGAATACGAAAAAGCAAATGCTATCAGTTCTTCTAGTGAGACCGATGTGTATGTTTCGGATGAAGACCTGTATTCAATAGAGGATGCTCTTCAAAAAGAGTGGAATGTTAGCAATGCTTCAAGTTCCGTAGGTGCGGAAAGCTCCAATGTGTTCAAGGTGAAGAAAGAAAGCGTTAGTGGACGTGAGGTCACTGTTTCTTATTCTTTACGTTCAACCTATGGTGGTCAGAAGAAATTTGTTGATTTGCATGGTGTTGTCAAGAAGAATAGTGATGGCTCTTGGAGTGTTGTAAACTTAGGATATTAACAATTTAAATAAATGTGATTATGAAGAAGAAAGTGATAATTGCCATCATCGTAGCTATCGTTGTGATAGGTGGCGGAATAGGTGGCTACGTGTACCATTCCAACCAAGTTAAGGCAGAGAATGCTGCTATTTGCAAGTCTAAGGCTAAAGATATACGTATGTCTTCGATTCGCCTTATATATGGACTAAAATTTATAACAGCTGATTATATTACGAATTGGAATAGCTCAATAGAAAACGAAGTGGCAATAAACATGAGTAATAAAATCGTAAGTTGCGATGATTTTTCTAAGGCAATGTCTTGGAGATGGTCTTTTTATGATAAGGTTGGGTCTTTTCAAAGAGTGGATAGCTGCGTAAACAAAATGGCAAGTGATTTGTCTTTATTGGCAAAAAACGAAGAGTCAGACAAGCAATTAGTAGAAAAATTTGAAAAAGAATTAGAGATAATTGAAAAAATCAAATCTTTAACAAAGAGACCAACCGGAACGCTTTTAGAGTATTCTGAAAACGTATCTTCCTTGTTTAGCAAGCTCTATGAGCTTGATGATGAAATATCAAAGACTGTCTTGATTGAAGAGTTGCATGGAAGCGAACGTGTAAAGTTGACATTATGTGATGTTTGGGGAGAGGGGTTGTTGGATTACCCAAAAGCAAAAACAAAAGTTATAAAAATAACGGCAAAGGATTATGTTTTCATAGACTTAAAGGATAATCTTAATAAATTATCAGATTAGCTATGGAGCTTTACTTTGTTATGATTATAATAAGGTGTAATCTTAAAAATAAGTTTCTAAAAGAAAATAAAGTTTAAAAGAATAAAGAAATGCACTAAATAATTTGCGTGTTTCGGAAATTATGCTTACCTTTGCAAACGAAATCAGAAATGGTTTAGCCGTGAAGTCGTGAGCATGGTTACTGGGATAAGAAGAAATTTAGAAGTCTTCGGACTTTTCTATACTTTTAGCCTCGTTCGCTACTCACGACAATAAGCGGACGGGGCTTTTGTTTTGTCCCAAAGGTAAGAGGCATACCTGTAAAACTGCCGTGTTTAATTTTAAAAGTAAAGAAAAGTATGAAGACAATTAGTTTTAAGTTGGTTGGTGTTAGTCCATTGATGTTGAATAATCCGAGAACAGTTTCTCCTTTTGATGATTACGCAAAAGCGATTTCCTCTATGACTAGCAAGAGACGAAAGACGGAAGAAGACCAATTGGAGATATGTCGATTGAGGTTCTTGGCATCCTTGTATCAGAACACAAAGGGCGAATACATTATTCCAAGTTCGCACATTATGCAAGCTGTCAAATGTGCTGCCAAAGAGATTCGTCTTGGTGCTAAGGTTGAGCGTTCTTTTGGTGTTATGGATGATGGTTTGTTGAAGTTCAAGGATGCGGACAAAACTCCTGAGCAACTTTACGAGCTTGGTATTTATGTAGATTGCCGTGCCGTTGGTATTCGAGGCGCAAAGGTTCTTGCTACTCGTGCGATATTCCCAGAGTGGAGTACTGAATGCACTTGTTGGTATGATGAAAGTCAATTAGACCGAGACCAAATTGTTAAGTTGTTCGAGGTTGCTGGTCTTAGATACCATTTAGGCACATTCCGAGCAATGTATGGAAAGTTTGAAGCAAAGGTGATGAAATAGTTGGTTATCCCCACATGGTGCTAGTAGAAGTTCGATTCTTCTATGGGGAGCTAAATGTCCAGAGAAGAGAAGTGAAGGTAGCGTAAAGTCAAGTAAAGTCAAGTTCAGTTAAGTAAAGTTTAGTTTTATAGTGTATAGTTGAGTGAAGTCAACAAATGGTTTCTCTGTATGGTATTCATCAAGGTTCGATTCCTTGGCAGAGAACAAAAAGTTTAATAAAAGGAGAATAAAAATGGAAAGTGTAAAAGAACTAACAAGAGAAGTTTTGGGTAAGTTTGAGGAAGAGTTGGTTGCTAACTTTGGCGAAGACCAACTTATTTCTCATAAGTGGCTCAAAGAGAAGTTTGGGTTGCCTAAGTTGTCTTTTGAAAACTACGATAAGAATGTTGATGCTTATATAGAAGCTATCCAATTACAGCAATTCACATATATGGAAATGGTTGATAAATTGCGTGAGGACTTGTTGAAAAATAAGCAATGTTGTCTTCGTAATGATTGGGGTAAAGGCTATAAAATAGTTCCTAGTAACAAGCAAGCCAATTATGGCTATGAGCAAATGATGGGTGATATTAAGAAGGCGTTGAAACAAGGTTCTGACATTATAAACAATGTTCGACCTTTGCCTATGGAAGAGCAATCTAAGTATTACGATACATTGGCAAAACTTGCAAAAGTGCGTGATGTATTTGCTAATTTAAAATAAAAAGTAAAGTATAGTCAAGTGCAATGCGGTACTGAAGAGTGAAGTGTAGTTAAGTAGACGTAAGTGAAGTCTAGACAAGTAAAGTGAGCCATCCTTCGGGGTGGCTCTTTTTTGTTAATTGTGGTTAATATAACAAAATTGTTACCATAAAATTTGGCTATATAACAAAAAAGTTATATCTTTGCAATGTCTTAAGGACAAAAGAGTTCTTGTAACAATGAAGAAAAGCGAATTGATTAAGAGACTGAGAGAAGCGGGATGCTTCCTGTCTCGACAAGGTTCGGGGCATGAAAAATGGACTAATCCTAAAACGGGAAAGTCTCAATTCGTGCCAAGACACGCTAGAGAGGTCGCCACAGGCACCGCTCATAGTATTCTAAGAGAATTGGTTGGGGAGTAATCCCCACCTTTCTCTCTTCATTGCTTAAAGGACTCTTTTTTATTGAGAAGATAAACGAATATATATATGAAGAAGATTAAAGTTATTGTAGAACAAGCCAAGGATGGGTCTTTTTGGTGTTATACCGAAGATGGCATAGGTAAGGTTGGCTTAAACTCTTGTGGAGACACTGTTGCCGCAGCGAAACAAGATTTAATGGATTGTTTGGCGTTGGCAAAAGTGGATGCAAAAGAGAATGGAGAAGTGTTTCCTGACGTTGAATTTGAATACAAGTATGACTTGCAATCTTTCTTTAATTATTTCTCTTTCCTCAATGTGTCAGAGATTGCAAAACGAGCAGGTGTCAATCCTTCATTGATGCGTCAGTATAGTAAAGGCATAAAGCAAGCTGGCGAGAAAACTTATGAACGTTTGGCGCATTGCATGAATGAAATAAAAAAAGATTTGGTAGCCGCTACCTTTTAGGCGTGTGGCTTCATTGTTGCAATAGATAAAGAACTCAGAGCCTTCTGCATGTGAATGTGGAAGGCTCTTTTTTTTGTACCCAACCTTAATCTTTGCACTTAAATTTTTTGTGAAATAGCACACGTTAATTCTTTCGCTATTCCTTTGATTATTAGCTAATTTTGCCAAGAAAAAAGTATAAGGATGGCACAGTTAGAATTCAATATCAAAGCGAATTTCGACCAAATAAGGCTAGCCAAGCAAGAACTTGAAAGATTGCGTGGTGAGTTGTTGAAAACAACAAAGGCGACAGATAAGACGGTGGTTCAAGACCTTACGGACAAATATGCAGAGCAAAAGCAAAAGGTGACAGAGCTTAGTTCCGCAATGTCTCGCTATGCTTTTGTGATGAGTGGTGATTATGCCAAGAAAATGCAGAATCTTACAAGAGAGGTTTATTCTTTCGAGCTGCAAGCAGACGCATCTAGGCGAAAGATTGAAAGGCTTTCTTCCGAGATTGCAAAGATGCAGTCTAAACTTCGTAAAGGAGGCTTAGATGTAGGCACTTCAACAATCCTAAATCGTGATATAAGCGAAAACTCCACAATACTCAATGATGAGAAAAGGCGTTATGAGAATCTAACCGGATTAGGTAAGCAGGCAAGAATCGAATTGCAAAACATGCAAGCAGAGTATGTTCGCTATTCGGGTTCTTCTAATGCGACTACAGATAACGTAAAGGTGATGACTGATGCCTTTGCCGGAATGATTGAGGAAATGAAGAAAGTTCCTACTGTCGGTGAGGGTGCAACATCTTTATTCAATCGTCTCGGTGGTGATGCCAAGCAATTAGCGATGAGTCTTGTCGGTGGTTTGGGCTTTGAGCAATTGGCAGAACACATTTTTAATGTTCGTTCACAATTCCAGCAACTTGAAATTTCATTCACTACAATGCTTGGTAGTGAGCAGAAAGCTGGAGCGTTGATGAACCAACTCGTTCAAACGGCTGCGAAAACTCCTTTCGATATGAGTTCGATAACGAATGGAGCGAAGCAGTTGTTGGCTTATGGTACGGCAGCTAATGAAGTTAATGACATTCTTGTTCACCTTGGTGATATTTCGGCTGGTTTGAACGTTCCTTTGGGCGATTTGGTGTATTTGTATGGTACAACAATGAGCCAAGGTCGCATGTACACGATGGACTTGCGTCAGTTCATGGGAAGAGGCATTCCGATGGCTGAGGAGCTTGGTAAAATCATGGGCAAGACAACCCAAGAGGTTCAGCAAGCGGTTACAGATGGAAAGGTCGGAGCAGATTTGGTGAAGAAAGCTATCATCAACATGACCGAAGAGGGCGGCAAGTTTGGAGGTCTGATGGAAAAGCAATCCACAACCTTGCAAGGAAAATGGTCTAACATTGGCGATAGCGTTGACCAGATGTTTAACGAACTCGGCAAGAAGTCGCAAGGAATATTTGGTACTGGTTTAGACTTGATTTCGTCTTTGGTTGATAATTGGGAGACGGTCGTTAAAGTTATTGGCTCGGCTGCGGTAGCCGTAGGCACATATAAGGCAGGTCTGATGGCGGCAGCATCCATCCAAAAAGCTCAAAACAAAGCTACACTTGATAGTATTGCAAGTAATCTTGACGAAAAGATAAAAGCGTACAAAGATGAAGCTGAATTGTATCATTCCTACACCGGAAAAGATACATCCGAATATAAGAGCCAAAGACTTTCGGATTTGAATAAGGCTGTTTCTAATACAGATATGTTGGGTACGGATAAGGCTGAGGAACTTGTGTCTCTTAAAATCAAAGAGGCTCAGACTGATGGAATCATAACCCAACAAATGGCAGAGCAATTGCAACTTAAACGTGATATGCTTGTCACTCAGCAACAATCTGCTGCAAAGGAACAGATGGAAACTTTGGAACTTTCCAAGGGACTTGATGAGAAAATGGCTCAGTTCAAGGAAATGGAAAATGATTACCGACATCTTAACGGAAAAGATACAAAAGATTATAAGGCAAGCCGTTATAATGAGTTGGGGAATGCTTTGTCCGATACCGAAAATATCGGTGATGATGAAACGGAGAAACGTATATCTAAGCAGATAGAATTAGCGAAGTCAGAGGGGTTGATTAGTGAAGAAATGGCTAAACAACTCCAGTTGAAGCGTGACCTCTTGGTTGAGCAGACAAGACTTGCGGAGAAAGAACAACTCCAATGGCAAAATGCGGTAAACGCCAAAGAAGCCGCAGAAGAAGAGTTGCGTGCAAAAAAATCGCAAGAAGCCGACATCGCTGCTGCAAATAAGGCTGCGGAACAAGCAAAGGCTGAGGCAGACCTTAAACAAAAAATAGCCAAGGCAAATGAAACCGCTTATGGTAAGGCTCTTTTGGAAACTAACGCCTTACAGAAGAAAGTAGACTTGCAGCAAGAGAGTTACGATAAAGCGATGGATGAGGCTCGTGAAAAGAGAATAGTCCTTGCTCAACTTGATGAGGAAATAAAAAAGCAGCAGCAAATCATAGAACAGAAAGAAAAGGAATTGGTCTATGATAATGGGGTGGTTGATACGACTTCATTTGGTGGCTATGCGGATTCTTTTTCGGATAACGAAAATAGTTCAATAGTTCAATACGAGGCTGAACAAGCGAAATTGGAAGAGCTGATGCAAAAGCGTCAGCAAGCGGATGAGGAATACGAAAGTTCTAACGCAAAGCGTAAGGCTATCCAACAGGAACTTCAGACTACGACTGAGAAGTTGACAGAAGCCGAAGAGAATGAAACCGAGGTCTATAAAGAGACAGGAGCAGCGGCAGATGAAATTGGAGATATTGTTCAGCAAGGAATAGATATAGAGGATGGTAAGATTAGCATTACGGAGGCGGCAACTACTGCTACACAAGCTAATACGACTTCTGAAGCTAGCAATGCAACCGCAAAAAGTACTAATGCAAATGCTACTTCTTCGGAAACTATTGCTAATACGGCAAACTCGACTTCAAAGACAGCTAATACTGCGGCTACTAATGTAAATACAACGTCCGAGAACGTGAATACAGGAGCAAAGGAACGGAATTCCCTTGTTACCTCTATATTATCTGTTGGCACAAAAGGGCTAGCCTTAGCTCAAAATGTGTTAACATGGGCGACTAATGCCGTGACGGTAAGCATGAAGGAATTGTGGGCTGCAATGCTTTCAAATCCTTTAACTACCATCCTTACTTTGTTAACAACCGCTATGTCTGTTTTTGCGATGTTTGGAAGTAGTGAGGAAGACGTTGCTAAGAAGACTCAAGACATGGGTAATAAGGCTGCTGAGGCTAGTAATAAGGTTCGTTCCTTGTTTGCAGTTTTGAATAATGGCAAGGCAGAAGACCATAAGGATGCAATAAATGAATTGAAGTCTGCTTATGAAGAATATGGGATAAAATTGGATGAAACTAAAATGAAGTCTCAAAGCATGAGTGAGCAAGCTGATGAGTTAAAAGCGCATGAAGAAGAACTTATCGGTATTATTGAAAAGCGTTCTCTTGAAATGGAGCGTGCAAATCAATTGCAGGAGGCTTATGATAATTATAATTCTTCAAATGATTCATCTTTCAGCTCATTTAAAGATTCTATAGATGATAAGTTGTCTGATGTAGAAATGGGTACTATTCGAAGTCTCGTAAGTCAGGATGACATAGACAAGTTAGCTGAACTGCGAAAGGAGATGAATGCTTGTGGTGGAGATTTAAAGGTGTACAACGCCTTGAATGCTCAATATTCTCAATTACAAGGGGAGTTGAATGTAAAAATAGGAACTTATCTCGAAAATATGCACCATAGCCGTTCTGAGGTGGCTCAGATGATTCCTGACATAAACGACTTTACTGATGGGCTTGTTAGCAACAGAGTTGAGTTGGATGGTACTGTTGATTCTATAAATAATAGCGTCAATGCCGCAGAACGTGCGAGAAAAGCCACATCTAAGTTGACTTATGCGCAAGAGGAACAAGCTTTGAAAAATCAATATGCAAAGAAGAGCTTCAAGGATTTGAATAGTGAAATCCAAGAGACAATAAAGTTGTGCAGTAGAAAGTTGCATCTTGATATTAAGGTTAACTATGATGATAGTGAACTTCCTGCATGGATTAAGAATATGTCTCAGTCTCAGTTGAAAGCGAGTATGGCTGCGAGAAAGAATTGGCTTGATGGACACAAAAAAGGGGATGTTCTTCAAGTTGGAGGTCAATATAAGACTTACGAACAGGTCGCAAACGAATTGGCTATGATGCAAGCAAGAGGTAACAACATTGAAAGTAAGCCGAAGAAAAGCCAAAAGAAGATAGATAAGGAGAAGAAGGCAAGAGAGAAAGCGGCTAGGGATGCTGAAAAGGCTAGGAATGATGCTGAGACAAAGGCTGGTAATAAGCGAAAGGCTGAGGAGGACTATTCCAAGTCTATTTCATCCTATTCGGAGAAAGCTATCCAAGATATGACCAAAAATCGCATCAATGCGATGAATGAGGGTTATAGCAAGGAATTGGCTCAGATTACCGAGAATGCCGATAAGGAGAAAAAAGCGGTAGAAGAAGGTATAGACAAATTGGTTGAGGCTAGAAAAAAACGTGACCAAGCTGTTTGGGTTAATTCCGGCAAGGGTCGTAAGGCTAATATGTGGAAACAGAGCAAAACCGATGAAGAGTATAAGAATGAGGTTTTGAATGAAACCATGAAGGATAGCAAGGGTAATCCGGTTAAGGTCAATGGCATGAATATGACCATAGGCATGAGTGTTGCTAATCAGATGAATGCAATTCGGGATAAGGCGGTAAAGCAGAATGAGGATGTACTTGCTAAAGAAGCGCAAAGCATGTACGATTATCTGAAGACTTATGGCACATTCCAGGAGCAGAAGTTAGCTATTGCTGCCGATTATGCTAAGAGGATTAGCGAGGTTGAAAACTCTACGGATTCGGACTCAAGCAAGCAATGGAAGATAAAGTCTTTGAAAGAAGAGCAGAAGAAAGAGACGGATTCGGTTGAGGCTAGTGCTATTATGCAGAAGATAGACTGGTATCAAGTCTTCGGAAATGTTGGTGGCATTATGAAGGATGCGCTTGTTCCTTTATTGGCAGATCTGGATAAGTTCGTAGGTACGGATAAGTTCCAAAATTTGGGTGCAGACCAGCAGAAGAGTATCGTTGATGCTATGCAGAATATCCGTAATTCGATTGGTAATACAAGTGATTTGGGTTGGAAAGACCTTGCAAGGGACGTTGTAGCTTATCAAGAGGCTCTGAAGAATGCGAAAATTGCACAAGAGGAATACACGAAAACGGAAACTTTGCTTATACCTCGTATTAAGGTTTTGCAAGAACAGATTGAGAATGCGAAAAAGTCGGGCAATGTTGCAGAGCAAACAAGGCTACAAGAAGAATTGAATAAAGTTCAAGGTCAGTTAGCGGAGTCCGGAAAGAAGATTGTTACGGCTAACACAAAAGTTCGTACTAGTGGTCAGAAGTTGGCTCAAACGACACAGAATGTGACACAACCGATTTCTGCTATCCATGAGTTCCTTTCTACTTCTGGACTATCCGATTTGGCATCTCTTTGGGATAGTTTTGACCAACTTAAAGGTGGAATTGACGGATTGAAAGCTTTAAAGGAGGCTAAAAATGCGGCTGACGGACTGAAGGATATGGGTAAGGAAGCCGCAGATGCTGCCGCAGATGCTGGCAAGAAAGCTGGTGATGCGCTAAGTGAAGGATTGTCAAAAGCCGGACTTATAGGCCAAATTGTTGCTGCCATTTTGAAGATACTTGATGTTTTGAAGGATGGTATCGGAACATTGATTAGCAGCTTGATTGATACAGTTCTGAATGCGGTCAATGGTATATTGAAGAACATTCTAAGTGGTGAGTTTATCACACAGATAGGAGGGTCTTTGGTAAGCGGTATCGGTAATATTCTCAATACAATCTCGTTTGGTGGCTTCAATAGTTTGTTTGGAGTAGGTGGAAACGCAAAAGAAGTAAACCGGACTATAGACAAATTGACGGCTAGGAATGAAATCTTGACGGATGCAATAGACAGATTACGTGACTCTATAGACAAGACTAGTGGTATCAAAGCCGTAGAAGACTCAGAAAAAGCTGAAAAACTTCAAAAGGAAAAAGAGCAAAACCTAAAGGACATCATGGTGGCACAAATGGGTTATCATAGCTCTCATGGAAGTTTTAACCGTTATTTCCGAGGATTTTCGCAAGAGCAAATCAATAAGGTGTCTGAAGCGATAGGTAGACAATGGAATGGAAACCTAAGCGACATACGGTCTGCTGATGAAGCTAATGCGTTGTTGCAAAATCCTGATATTGTTAACAAGATTCAGAACACTGGTAAGGGAAATTATGGAGGAAGAGTCCTCGAAAAGTTGAAAGATTATGCGGCTGAGGCAGGAACATTAGAGGATATTGCTGATGACCTAGCAGAAAGCTTGACGCAAATATCTTTTGATAGTTTGAAGAGCGAGTTCATAGATACTTTGATGGATATGAATTCCTCTGCTCAGGACTTCTCTGATAATTTCTCCAAGATGCTTATGCAAGCCGTTCTGAAAGCTAAGGTAGATGATTTGTTGGGTAATGATATGCAAGCATTCTATGATGAGTGGACGGAGCGAGCTAAGGCAAATGGTGGCAAATTGTCTCAGACGGATATTAATGAATTGAAGGGAAGGTACGATGAAATGGTTCAAGAAGGACTGAAGATTAGAGATGAAGTAGCCGAAATAACTGGTTACAAGCAATCTTACGAGCAGTCTGCGTCTTCCGGTTCTTTTGAATCCATGAGCCAAGATACAGGAGAAGAGTTGAATGGTCGTTTTACAGCGGTGCAGATCGCCACAGAGGGAACGTATGAGGAAGCAAAGCTCATAAATACCAAGTTGGATGCTATTGCGGCTCGTGATGGTGGCGCAGAGGGTAGCTTACTAACAGCTAGCGTGAATACTATTATGGGTAATGTAGGCAATATTTGGTTAGCCGTTGATGAGGGAAGAACTATTCTTGCCCAAAGTCTGATGTACTTGCAGTCGATTGATGAGCGACAAGAGCGATGGCATAAGCCTATGTTGCAAGCATTCAATGATATACACGAATTGAAAGATAAGATGAGTAGATTGTAAACTTAATTTGTGCCATGTTAAAGTAAGAGGGGAATGCGTGATGCACTCTCCTCTTTTTTTATGGAGAAAGTTTTTGTTTTTCACAATATAGATAAGTGTTGTTAAACTGAGTGCTAATTTTTGGTAGAGTGGAATATAATAGTTATCTTTGTAGTCGATTTCAAAACTTATAAGGACATGAAGATATTAGAACCGAGATATGAAATCCTATCCCAAGGTGAGGGCATGGATGGAGTTTATAAACAGATAGAGTTGTGCGGTCGCACATGTTATGCGTCAAGTATGAAGATAGATAAAGACAGCGCAAAGCCTTTCGTTGAGCGTATGGTAAGCAGCAATCATCTTGCCATGTGTGAACATGGAACGATTTACCTCCATGTAGCCTATGAAGAAGGTTTTTTTGTACCGGAGTCTTTATTGGTCAAGCACTATCGTGAGAACAAATATTCAAAGGTGATGCAGATTGGCAGTGACTACTATATCACAACCAACTACAGAGTGATAGTTGAAAATAACTGGTTTGAGGATTTGGACTATATTTGCGAGCCTACGGAATGGCATGAGAAGCGAATAACCGTCCGCTTTACTACTCAGATTGCGGTAAGTAGAGAGGCTAACAGACATCGTGTAGATTCCGTAGCGGAACAAAGCACCCGATATTGCAACTATAGTAAAGATAAGTTCGGAGGCGAGATTGCTATCAACAAGCCAAAGTGGGTTAGCGTTGATGATGCGGTTAATCCATTGTCTTTTGATGGTGGAACATTTGTTGACCTATCAAAGAACATCGGTAGTTATGAGCATTGGAGTCCGGTAGAAAAATGGTGGTTTGCTAATAGAGTATGCGAAATGATGTATTTGTCTTTGGTTAAGGATGATGGTCTTAAGCCACAGGATGCGAGAACGATACTTCCTCTTGATACCAACACGGAGTTGATTCATACCGCATTTGTTAGCGATTGGAAGCATTTCTTCGAGCTGAGAAGTCTTGGAACTACCGGAAAACCTCATCCAGATATTGAGGTATTAGCAACACCATTGATGAATGAGTTCAAGGAACGAGGTTTGATTTAATTGTTTATGAAGAAGAAAGCCAAGCAAATAGCCAAGGTGATGAGCAATGACTCTTTGGAGGTTGTTGCTCAGATGATTGCTGATGAGGAAAAAGGTGTGCGCTACGAGGTGTATGCCGATGGTTCTAGTAAGAAAGAAAAGTGTGGTTGTGGCTGGCTTGTTCTTCATAAGGAAGTTATTATCAAAAGTGGGAAATATACTTTTATCACAGCTAAAGTGAACGATTCGGTGAGAGCTGAAATAAGGGCGGTTATTCATGCATTGGGTGATTGCCCTCTTTCATGTTCCGTTGATGTATATGTGGATTGCCAAGTAGCTATAGAGAGAATACAAGCATGCAAGTTAGGAGATTTGCAGCCTATATATAATAAGGTAGCGAAAGACAAGACGATTAGATACCATTGGGTAAAGGCTCATAGAGGTAATATGTATAACGAAATGGTGGATTCTTTGGCTTTTTCTGCTACAGAAAGTTAATTTCATACATCTAGATATAATAAGCGTTAAAAGATAAAAGTAATACATTAAATAATTTGCATGTTTCAAATATTATTTGTATCTTTGCATCGTAATTAAGAAACAAGGTTACTAATTTTAAAAAGGTGAGACACACCTTAAAAACTGTGATTCGTTATGAATACTAGATTGAGTAAGAAAGAAACAATGGTTTATGGCAATATCGAAGTGATGGCTGATGTAATTGGGGGTAACAAGTACTTCACATTTGCTGAGTTGTATGATTTCGATTTGGATAATACCAAGGATGAGTTGAAAGAAATCTTAAACTCTTTGACAGAGAAAGGCTACTTGAAGAGTTTTCACGATTTCTACGAAACTTATCGAGTTTTAAAGTAAGAACAATAAAGGGGATATAAATCCCCTTACAATATAAATTAGAGCGTGAGACACACGTAAAACTGTATTGAAACAATGAAAAAGGTATTCACAATTGAGAATGCATTAGCATTTTTGTTTGCTCTTGAAATAGTATCATTAATATTTTTTCTAGGATAGGGCTTATGCAGATTAAGTTTGGTAAGATAAAGTTTACTGCGGCTAAGTCCGAAAAAGGATGCCGCTTTGATGCTTGCTACAAAGGTGAGCATGTGGCTTTTGAGAGTGAAGATATGTCTTTGTATGATGATGTCTTTTCTGATAATAACAGAAGAGCAAAGGCTGCAAAGAGGGTGATTTACGAGAATATTAAGCACAAGTATTATGAGACCCATAGAGATTAGCGATTTCAACGCTGCCGATGAATTTGTCGTTGAGGCAATGATGCAAGATGGCAAATTCAAGGTTATCGGCAAGGTTATTATTGACAATAACCTTTTGAATGATGATGATTTGGAAACCATCTGGGATTATGCCAACTGGGAGACGAATGGCTATGAAAAGATGGTTGTCTCTAATGGAGTGTACAAAGGCTTAAATGCATTTAGTGATGGTCGAATGTTCTATGTAATTACGGATGATGAGGTCGGAGTGGTAAACGACAATATCATGGTACGTAAGCATTACGATGTCAACAATGGCTATTATATAAAGTCATCAAGGTTACACAAGGAGCAATCCAAGGATTTGTGGTGCTTTGGCAGCTGCGAGACCATAACTAACGAATATAAGTCAAACATTTTACATGAAGTACTTTGTGGCAAAGATGAACCATATAAAGCCTACCTTCCTTGAAGGCGGTGAAGTCTGGCATGATATTGATAAGTTCCCGATGCTAGACCATACTATTTTAGTTGAGTTGCAGGTAAAAGGCTCTGACGGATTGATTTACCGGACGCAAGATGTATGTGTTGAACGTGCAGATAGATTTGAGCCTACGATGTCTTTTGTCCCTAAGCGTTGGGCGTATGCAATAGATTTAGCTCAATGCAAGAAAGTGGAAGGATAAAATAAAATACAAATTAAAAATAAGCATATGGAAGAATCGAGAGGTGTTTACACATTACCAGTCTTGTATAATGAGCAAAGTGGTACAAACGAAGGTGTATGTGTAAGAAAAGAACTTGGAGTAGTTGTTGCAATTGACAATGAAGATGAGTTTAAAGGTGTTTTTTCAAAGGATGGTGAGGTTGATGTATTCAAGCAGTTACTATCACAAGAAGTGTATCGTTACTATACAGAGCACAACGCATTCCCTACTGGGCCTTTGGTTTCTTACAAGATGGATGGCGACATCATCTTTGATTACGTTGAAGTAACTATTGGAAAAATGTATGGTGGTTATGTTTATGTTGTTCATTACAACTTTGCAAGCACCGCATCATGATAAACAAGATTGATTATGACAGTAGTAAGAGATAGAATTAAAATTGCAGCTCAGATTGAAGTCTTGGAGGACATTGCTATTGACTATAGGGGAAAGACAATAGACAATATCATTCAACAGCTAGAAGCAAGGTTGAGTGCGTTGAAGTAAGTTCAAATTTTTGAAGTTGAAAGACTATGAGTGGTGGACGTTTTGATTATGCTCAGTATAGGATTGCTGACATATACACAAAGATAGAAGATTATGTTGATGGTCATCCATTGGATGAGGAAGATGAAAGATGCTTTCTCGAAGACCGATGGCTAGAGGAGGAAGAAGACAAGTATGTTAGAAAGCATCATCATACGATGCCTAACAGATATGGCTTATCTAAAGAGACTATCAAGGAATTCAAGAAGGGTATTGAGCTTCTGAAGAAGGCTCAGGTTTATGCCCAAAGAATAGACTGGCTTCTTTCCGGTGATGATGGAGAAGATAATTTCCATCTACGTTTGAAAGAGGATTTGGCAAATCTTAAAAGTAAGAAAGGATAGATTATGAGTTGGAATTATCGTTTAGATACACCTATGATGCAATTAGCTGAAGAGGTGAATAAGAAATATGATACCGATGCTGGTAAGATGCTTCTTTGCACTTATCTCTTTATGGTATCAAGTGAAGAGGTCAAGGACAAGCAAGCTTTCTTTGATTGGGTAGAAGAATTGAGTAAGTCTAGCAAGTGTGATGCGGTAAGGGAGTACGTGGAAATCAAGGACAAAGCCGATTGGCTGCATGGTGGATTCTGTAAGCCGATTTACCGCCACTACAAGGGTAATTTCTATGAGTATCTTGGAGAGGTTACTGATAGCGAGACTTCTGAGGTAAAGGTTGCGTATCAAGCAGTGTGCGGACAGCATGAAGTTTGGGTGCGACCAAAGGAAATGTCCTTTGGTAATGTTGAGGTAGATGGTAAGCTAGTTCCTCGATTTGAGAAGGTAGATTTAAAAGACTTAGAGAAACAAGCCGAGATCAATGGACAGAAGAAAGATTAAGAGTTTGCTAGGTCTAGCAATCTTGCGAGTGAATGAAGTCGTACCGGATTTCGAAGACTTGAATAAGGTTCTTCCTTTGCTTAGACAGGCAATTGATGAATTAGATAAGTCTGATTCGGGTTCAGTTTAAAAAGGGTGGAAAATGGCAAATAAGCAGACGATAAAACCAAAGGTAGTTCCTTTTGAGATAGCCAAGCTTCTGAAGGAGGTTGGCTACGATGAGAAGATAGCCGAATTTTGGGCTTATGCTAGTCCTTGGACAGCAAAGGGTGGTATTCGTAAGGGTGGAAAATATAATGAGCATTACGGCAGTTATATCGCTTATTCAAATTCCGAGTGGGAGAAATCCAATATTGAGTTTTCTGCTGCCTTAAAGTTGAATAGTAAGCATCCGGCAATATCCGCTCCAAGCTATGATATGGTGTTAGATTGGCTTTTAGAGCATTTCGGTTACTGCATTTGTGTTGCAAACATTTCGAAAGGTAAGTTCTGTTGGCAAACTACATCATGGTGTGTAGAGGAAGGCTTGTGTCATACGGATGGTAAGGAATATTCCAGTAGATACAAGGCAATGGATGCCGCTTTCAAGAGTATCTTAAAGGCTCGCATTGAGAATAAAGATAACGAGGTAATCAAAAGACTTTTGGAGGAAATACAAGATGGAAAGAATTTATGATACTTTTGTACACGCAATAATGATGAAGTTAGAAGCTCGTTTATGTACTGAACTCGAATGTGTTTATAAGAATATAACAAACAAGATTGTTGAGAAGAAAGGTAAACTTACCAACGAAGACGTAATTGAGTTTCAGAAAAAACTACAAGAAGTGTACGACAGGAATGCTGCTATTCGTGAAGAGGTTACTGACATTAAAGATTCCAAGAAATGTATCTTAACTAAAGAAGCATGTGAAGAGTTAATAAAGCGACTTTGCGTGATTAATATAAAAGAAGATGAACAAGCAAAGAATGATAGAGTGGATAGCCACTTGTGATACAGGTGTCTCTTCAATGACTATGTGGAGTGCATTGATGGGGGTAAAACGAAAGAAAGATTTGGATATTCCTAAAGACAATCGTGACTTCCGTAGATGCTATGATATGGTAGAATACGGACACGTAACCTTGGATGAGCTACAAGTTGTAAAGAAGCAATATCCTTGGTTTGCTCCTGTTGTTGACAATTGGAAGGAATTGTCTCTTTTGTTTGAGGAAGAGTTGGACAAACGTTTGTATATACGAATCCGTCAGCTTTGCAAAGAGTCAGATGCTATCCGGTATGAGGTAAAGGGAGGACTTTATTATGAAAGGGGTTTTTGGTATAATGTTTAATTATTTAAAAGATAGAAAGAATGAATAAAGACAAATTAAAGGTCAGCTTTGAGATTGACCGCTACAAGGTAATTGGTATGCTTTCACGTAATTGTGAGAATGCTGAAGAGTACAACGAGATTATGGATATTCTTGAAGGCAAGAATGAGTTTGTGCGTGATGCGAATGGTAACGAGGAACTTGCAAGCCGCATTTGCAATTATGCTTTAGACTCTATCTTGGTTGAGAATCCAGATTTGGCTCTCCGTAAGCGTTTGGATAAGGAACAGAAAGGCGATGATGCTCCTGATGGAATTTCAAATGTTATCGAAATCAAAGGTGATGACGCAAAGAAACTTGTAGAAACTCTTTGTGGCATTCTCTACAAGGGTAAGTGATGTAAAATTCATCAAAAGAATATAAATAAACACTAAAACACTTGCAAGTATAAGAAAAAATGCTTATCTTTGCATCGTGTTTGAAACAGATGGCCTTCTGAGAGGTCGCTTCTACCATAAGTCAAGACTTAGGAGTTTACGGCATGGTTTCCACATTACCCAGTCCAGCTAGACTATAACAAGCAACTCTTATTAGGGTGAGAGACCCTAGTTGCTGCATTAGACAAGTGGTTAAGTCGCCAGCTTTTCACGCTGGTATTCAAAGGTTCGAATCCTTTATGCAGTACATACAAAATTGCCCTATGGTGTAATGGCAACACTACAGTTTTTGGTTCTGTCATTAGTGGTTCGAATCCGCTTGGGGCAACAAGGTGGAATTGGTATATGTTCCACAAAAGGTGCGATATTCAAGCGGTTAAAGAAGATAGACTGTAAATCTATTCCCATTGTGGGTTCGGTGAGTTCAAATCTCCCTTGAACCACGAGAACTTTTGTCATAATACGAGGAATGTAGCTCAGTAGTAGAGCACTTGGCTTGGTAACTAAGGGGGCGTTGGTGCGAATCCAATCATTCCTTTACGCTTTCGTAGCTCAGTGGCAGAGCATAGGATTTTTAATCCTAGGGTCGAAGGTTCGAATCCTTCCGTTGGCACAATGATACACAAGAAGAGAGCCGTGATGTTTGTTTTGTTGGAATCTCGGACATCTGTCAATGGGCAAACGTAGGATGCAGATGAGACGAATAAAGTTGTGAATAAGTCTATGAACTAGGGGAACAAGCGGAATGGCTCTCTATTGTGCTTCATTTGATGGTTTAACGAAAAATTGAAGAATATGAAAAGTCCGTTAAGAATGGCAGTCGCTTTAGAAAAGAACAACAAGGTATATCCAAAAGATGTACGGAAGTTCTTGATGGGATTGTACGCCACGCTACATTTGACAGATAACGCAACGGCTAAAGATATGGAAAAGCTGGTATATTATGCTTTTCGGAATGGTTACTTGCTAGGTGTCAAGTCTGAAGGAGGTGATGACCAAAAAGCGTATGATAGACTACCAGATTTGGGAGTAGAAGAAGAAATTGGTGATGATTTAAAAAGATAGTCGATAAAAATTGGTAATTAGTTAGTAAAGTTTTTTAGGCTTTGGTGTGTGAACATCGAAGCCTTTTTTATATATAATAAGGTAAAATAAAAACAGGAATGTTAACAAGACTCATGTATCAGTTATGAAAGGTTAAAATACGAAAGAAAAACATTAAAAAACTTGCATGTTTCAAAACTTATTCGTATCTTTGCATCGTCAATCAAGATAAGTTGGTTGATTTTCCGAGTGACAAGTTTCACTCAATAAGGTGAGAGCGACACCAAGGGGTAAGACCCGAAACAACTAGCACAATTGATTATGTCTAAGCAGACTGGTTTTTCATTCGCAAGTTCAAAGAAGTCATTAATCGAGACTATTGACGAAATCAAGAAGTCAAAGATGCCTCGCAACGAAAAGATTGTTGCATTGAAGGCTTGCGGTCTTCGTGAGAAAGAAATCTCCGATATGTTGAAGGTTTGTGTGCCAAGTGGTTCAACTTCAACGAGATTCGTTTATACATTCGGTGTTGAGATAGAATGTGTTCATGCCGAGCGCAATGCCTTGATAGAGGCAGGTCGTCAGAATGGTGTTGATATTCATTCTGAGGGCTATAACCACACCGACAACATGAGTTATTTCAAGATTGTTAGTGATTCTTCAGTTGGTGGTGATGTTGACCCTAACGAGGTTGTAAGTCCGGTATTGAATGGCAATATAAATGGTATGGAAACCTTAAAGAAGGCTATCAAGTCTTTGGATGCCGTAGGTGCAAGAGTAAATTCTACTTGTGGTCTTCACGTTCATATCGGTGCAGCAAAGTTGACAGGTGAGCAATATGTTAACGTCTTCAAGAATTATCAGAAGCTTGAAAGATTGATTGATAGCTTCATGGCTCCTTCAAGAAGAGGCAATTGCCGTTGGGCAGCCAGCTTGCTTGACAAAGATTTCTCTAATTGCCGTGGCAATTACGATATTAGACGTAATGTATTTCATGGAGACAGATATTACAAGGTCAATGCAGAGAGTTTTGCACGTCACAAGACTATCGAGTTTCGCCAGCATCAAGGTTCAACCAATTACAAAAAGATTGAAATGTGGGTTAAGTTCTGCGCAAAGCTTGTCGGTTGGTCTCGCAGTAATGTCTTTGTTAGTGAGGTTATGAATATCGAAGATATACCTTTCTTGAATAAAGAAGAGAAGGCTTTCTTCCAGAGTCGTAAGGATGCATTTGCAACCAATAACGATTAATTAATGTTGTCCTAGGGTAAAAGCCCTAGGACACAAAGAAATCAAAGTATTATTAAGAAAAAGAAAGGGTAAAGATATGTGTGTTATTATTGTATGTCCGAAAGGTGTTGCTTTGCCATCCGTAGATGAACTAAAGGCTGCGTATATGAGAAATCCCGATGGTTGCGGTTTTGTGAGCGAGTCTGACCATTACAAGAGTTTGCATTTCTCTACATTTATCCGTAGATTGATGAAGCGAGATATAAATGAGAATGTAATCATACATTTCAGATTTGCTACACATGGTTCTGTCTGTGTCAAGAATTGCCATCCATTCTACAAGGCAGGTTATTGGTTCGCACATAATGGAGTGCTCCCGATTTGCTCCGAGCATGATAAAACAGATAGTCAAATTTGCTTTGAACGTTTCATTTATCCTACTATCAAGAAATATGGTTGGGGTTCTGATGAACATATGAAAGAAATGAACAAATGGACAGCTCATGGTTCTAAGTTTGCAATGTTGCATAATGGTGAGATTGTGAAGTCCGGTAAATTCATAGAGCGTGATGGGCGGTTCTATTCTAATTTGAATCATTTGGGTTATATGAGAAATGTTATAAACTTTTAGAAGATTAATGTTTAGGTTCTTTTTATTCGACAAGCGTCAGATGTCCGTGAGGATATTTGGCGTTTTTTGTTATATAAGGAGTTCTATTTTGTGTAGCTATTAATTATTCGTTTATGTGATGAAATAGCCTTAAATCGCTTAGAAATGCCGTTATTACTCACTTTTGCTTAAAAGTGAGATACTTGCAAATGATTTAGTACGTTTATTATTCTTTTCGTATTATCTTTGCACTAGTTTTAACAAATATATCGAAAGAATGAAAGATAAAATTTTCCAGTTACTAAAACAAGAGTATAAGTCTCTTGGGTTAGGTGATGAAGTTCTTCAGGCACATGCCGAAATGCTTGATAAGATGGGGCTTGTTACTGATGACAACATCGAGACAGTGGTTGCTAGTCAAAAGAGTTTTTTGGAGTCCTTGCAAAAGGACAATGACCGCAGAGTTACCGATGCCAAGAAAAAGTTCGAGGAGGCACAGAAGGCTAAAGAAGATGCTGAACGCAAGGCTGCTGAAGAAGAAGCCAAGAAGAAAGCTGACGAAGAAGCCAAGAAAGCCGCTGAAGAAGCCGAAAAGAAACGCTTGGAGGAATTGGCAAAGAAAAACGAAATGCCGGATTATCTCAAAAAATACTTTGAAGAGCAAGCAGCAGAGAAGAAAGCTTCAGATGAAGCAAGAACCAAGGAACGTGAAGAGTTCAAGAAACTCGTTGAGACCTTGACTCAGAAGAACACAGACCAAGCCAAGACTTACAACGAACAGATGGAGGCGCAAAGCAAGACCATTAAGGAATTGCAAGAAACTATCCAAAAGCAAGCTGAGGAGGCTAAGGCTAAGGAAGAGGCTGCTGCGAAGGCAAAGGCAAAGGCAGACCACGATGCGAAGATTTTATCAAAGGCTAAGGAGTTGGGCATTCCCGAAAGTCGTATCAACGAGGGTTTCACCTTGAGCGATGATGCTACAGATGAAGCTATCGAAACATACCTCTCCAAGGTAGCGAACAACTACAAGGCGTTGCAACAACCACAATTCGGGGGCAGCTATCGTGCTAGCGAGGGCGAGCCAACAAAGGAGGACGTTGACAATGTAGCCGCATCATTAGTTCAGTCACTTTAAAAATTGAAAAACATGAATCAGGAATTGAAGACTACAAAAAAGCAAATTGTCTTTGGTGAGGATTCCGTCATTATCCAGAAATGGGAAGGCGACATCAAGGGCGGTCGTGCTTTGGATTGGACAGGCGTAAAAGATGAAGTTCTTTACGCAGGTCGTGTTATCGTGACAGATGGTAAGGGAACTTACAAGCCATTGCCTATTGAAACAGACAATTATAAGGCTTTGGGTACTGCCAGTGACCCATTGGAGCATTACAAGTATGCGGGTGTTCTCTATCGTTCCATTCTGAACGGTGAGCCAGCAGCAATTATGACTGCTGGACAAGTTAACAAGGTAGCAGCTAAGGCTGCAAATGGTGCAGACTATCCGGATGCGTTCCTTACAGCTATGCCAAAGATTGCTTTGGTTAGCGATGAGGATGCAAACAAGTTCGATGAGTCTGATGCAACCATGGACAAAGACTAAAAGAAGGAGGATAACAGATGGAAAAATCACTTTATTTTCAGTTGGTCAATAAATACTTCCCACAACTTGTTGCAAGTGTAGTAGAGAAGTTGAACGGCAAGAATCAGACTGCATTGACCTATATGTACCGAGACCACTTGACTAACACATATAGTCAGGACGGACGCTGGGCATCAATTACTGCGGAATACACACGAGTTGCTGCTGATGTTGTATCAATGGATGCGGAACTTCCATTGAAGAGCCGTGATAAGGTTTCAACCGCTGAGGGTCAAATCCCAAAGGTTGGTATGAAGCTTTATATGTCAGAGAAGCAGCTTAAGGATTTGGATAACATGATTGCGCAACGTTTGCCTCAGCCACAGATTTTGCGTAACTTGTTTGCAGACCTTCCTCGTTGTATTCAGGCGGTTTACGAGCGTATTGAAGATATGTTCCTCAGTGAGCTGTCAACAGGTGTAGCTTTGGCAACCCGTTCCGGTGGTACTGGTGTCCGAGTTGATGTAGGTTTTGCCGAGAAGAATAAGTTTGGTCACGGTGCTAAGGCTTGGGACGCAGAGGATGCAACTCCTCTTGATGACATCCAATTGGTTTACGACAAGGCGATGGAAGACCAAAATACCATCACTACTTGTTATCTTGATGATTACACAATTAAGTTGCTTGGCAAGAACAAGCAGGTTCGTGCTCAGTTTGCCTTCAATCAAGGCATTGCACTTAGTGGGGATAACAGCAACATTCCTATTTTGAGCTTTGAGCAGATTGCGTCTATCTTTAGAAATAAGTGGCAGACCAACTTGGTACGTGTAGCCCGTACAATCAAGACCGAGATTAACGGCAAGAAGGGAACACACAACCCTTGGGCTAAGGGTCACATGACCTTTACATGCTATGATAACCTTGGTGATTTGTTCTGGACTAACGTAGCCGAAGCTACAAGACCAGTTGCAGGTGTTACTTATCAGTCAGCCGATGAGTATATCTTGGCTAGCCGTTATTCTACTAACGACCCACTCCGTGAGTTCACTAGCTCACAAGCAATGGTTGTTCCTATCTTGAATAACGTTGATGCCATCTACTCTTTGGACTCAACACAAGCGGTAGGTTAGGCTTATGAGAGGTGAGGTAATTAGTCCGTTCCGTGATAAGTTCCATTTTAACACCATCTATGAAGTTGGTGCAATCTTGGACTTTGACGAAGAACGCATGAACTCCCTTATCGAACGTAAGCTTTGCAAAATGTTGGAGGTGCAGGATGATAACCATTCTGCACCTCTAAAAGACGATAAGGAAATTAAAGATACTCCTAAAAAGGAAGTCTTGAATGATGGAAAAGAAAATCCTATAAAGGAAGAAGAAAAGAAGTCAGAAGAGACACCTAAGAAGGAAGTCTTGAAGGAGAAAAAGGAGAGCAAGCCTAAAAAGGAGAAAACCTCAAAAAAGGATGCTGCCGAGTCAACCGAAGAGAATTCCCAAAAGGAGAATGTAGAAGAAGAACTTGACGAAAAGACTAAGAGCGAGCAGGAGGCTGCAAAGAAAATCGCTGAGGCTATGAGTCAGGCTCAGAAATAAGGATGTCACATGAAGATAAGAGAATACATTTCACAGAAGTTGCGTGCTTGGAACATTACCGATGCCCAATTGGAAGATATATCGTCAGGTATAGACCTTGACGAAGAATATACGTCTGATAATTCGCAGGTTGTAGGCAAGGCGATGATTTCCGTAATCGAGGAACTGATGCTTGCTCCATATATGAGCAATGTGAACGAAAATGGATTCTCTGTCTCTTGGGACTACTCTAAGATAGGACAATACTATATGTGGCTTTGCCGAAAATATGGTGTTGCTCCGGATAATGAAGTGGTGGCAGCTTTAGGGCTTTCCACTATCACGGATAAGTCTGATATTTGGTAAATGTCTAGGTTATGTTATATTCCCCTCATATATTAAAGAAGAAGTTCGTGAATAAGGTTGTCAACAAGTACAACGAGGTCATTAGCTCTTCTGAGGAATGGAAAGAAATGGGGCGTTGTCGGTGCGATGACAACTCTACCGAGCATTTCACTACCGAGAATGGTAGCATATATACACCGAAATATCATATTGTTTGTGACAAGTGCCAGATTTCCGAAGGTGATGAAGTCCAAGTCTATTCCGATGATGGAAGCTACCGAGGAGGTGGAAAGGTCTATAATGCCCCTAAGTGCAATTATCTTGGTTATATGAGTATCTATGTCTGATGTTATAAAGGATGAGATAGACGCTTTCTTTGCACAGGGAGAAAGGGAAGTAGATGAATTTCTTGATAGGTTAGGTAAAACTGCTGTTGAGCTTGATAAGGCTAACGGAAACTACCGAAACCGCACAGGTAATCTCAGAAGGTCTAACTATAGTAATGTACATGACCACACCTTGACCCTTGGCAACAAAGCGGAATATGCGTCTGATGTTTCCTCTAGGGGGTATGATGTTATAGATTCGGGTATTCAGTATATCAAGAAGGAAATCGAGGATATGCGATGATAACAGAAATAGATGCTGGTCATGTAATCTATGATGACTTGGAACTCATGGGATTGGAGCGAAGACTGAAAGGCCATCTGACAAAGGGTGGACTTGAAGGGGAAAGACCTATGGTCGGTGAGAAGATTCCTGATGAAGGCATGATAGTAATCATTCCTAAGCGCATGAGTGCAGATAAGACATATTTCAACGATTGTACTATAGAGGTAAACATATTGCTCAAAGATATAGAGGGCGAGGCTAATCCTCAATTGAACGAGCTTTTAAAGAAGGCTATTCAAACCCTGTCCGACAATGAGGTCGGAAAAGCTGAGGATGTATGGTATCGTTATTCTATCCGCTCCCACGGCATAGAGCAAGAGAGTAGGTTGAGTTGCCATTACGCAAACATTACTATTGATTTTGAAACATTAAACGTAAGATAAGATGAAACCATTTATTGGAATCAAGAGAATTTGGTATGGTGCTCCTCTTACCGAGGCAAATACACCTGCTAAGTTGGCTACATGGTTGAAAACCGCTACAGAGGTTAAGAACAGCCATGAGGGAACATGGGGATATTCTCAGGATGACCCTAGTGTTACCGAGTACAAGAACGAGCTGAACGGACAGGTTTACTATCGTGACAAGACCGATGAGGGTGCTAAGACAATTACATTCTCTATTGGTGTCTTTTCATGGAAGAATAAGGTAGACTTGCAGGGTGGTAAGATGTACAAGGCAACTGGAGAAGAGACTACAACGGAGGCAGATGCAGTAGGTTGGTCTTCTAGCCAAGATTTGGCTAATATCAACAAGTGTATCGTTGCTCAGACCAAGACAGGGAACTACATCGTTTTCTCAAATGCGGCTATCGTTGCCAAGGGTGACCAGCAGGATAAGAATATCACTTTGGGTATTTCTGCCGTTGCTATGGAAAGCGAGATCGATGGTGTGGCTGGCGAGTACCAATGGGAAGGCTCTGCGGTTGTAGAACAAGAATAAGACATAGGCAACAAATGATAGAGGGGGATGGTGTTAATGCCGTTCCCCTTTTTTAATATTCAGAACCATGAGTAAGGCAAGTAAATTAATTACGGATGCAATTCTTGGAGAGGACACCGTAACGATAATCGTGAATGGAAGGGCTTATTACGTTTCACCACCTACAATTATAAAATTGGTCAAGGCGGCTAAATACCTTGATAGTTTCGAAGAGGGCAAGACCTTAGCGGAAGTCTTATGCATGCTTAAGAATTTGGATGATGCTTGCAAGGCGTTGTCCGTATTCATACAAGGCGATGAATCCATTAGTGATGAATTATCTAAAGGAACGCTTGAAGAGGTTGTCAATGGCTTACAAACGGCTTATTCCTTAATCTCTATAAAGGATTTTCAGACGCTATCAATTTTGGCGAAGAGTGCGGCAAGGATGATAGCAAAACCACGACCATAGGTAACGATACACTCTTAGGACAGATTGCATCTTTTATGGATAGTCTGCATTTATCTTACCAAGAAGTCGTGAAAGAGATACCTTATAGAAACTTATTGCTGATGGCAAAAGACAAGCAAAGAGTAGCATGTGGTGATGTAATGTATGAGGTAACGGAAGAAGAGTTTGGAATGAACTTCAAAAAAGGATAAGTTTAAAATAATGCAAATAAAGTATTAAAGCACTAAAACGCTTGCAAGTTAGCGAAATATTATTTATCTTTGCAAGCGCAGAACAAAAAAGGATAAAATGGCGATTTAAGAAATTGATAAGATATTAGAAACACGAAACCCGATGGACTATACCGAAAGGCAGTCCGAGTCACTATTCCTTTGACTTTGCAATCGGTAGTTTCGTGTTTTTTGTTTAAAATAATATGCAAGACGTAAGGTTGATATTCGAGATACTGGTTTCCATGTTGCTTTGCGTTTGTCTCATATTGCTTGCTGTAAGTAGATATAGGCAAAAGAAAAAGCGTGAAGAACCGGAGCGAAAGGAAATGGACTTGATAGACTTCTTTTCTTTGGGAGGAGTTGCCTATTATTGGAACAAAGGTGGTAAGCAGCAGAAATGCTACACATACGAAGAATTTCTGAAAATCAAGGCTGACTACGTGGAGCTTTGGTTGAATCAGAATAGATATATTTTTAACTCTCAATTAGATTGCGATGATATATAAAGTATATGTTTTGTTGCCGACAATAGTTGTAGCAGATGGTATTGTTGGTATAGCTTGGCTAGGAAAGGTCTTTGGCTGGCGATATGGAAAGAACAAGAAAAAGAGCAAGAATGTGTCCTTAATGATAGGATATAACACAGGAATGTCTCTTAAGTCGAAAATAGACGATAACGCAGCGGATGATTATTTAAGACGCATTGCCGAAGAAAATAGAATCTAAATTCAAGGGTTAGAGTCCCTTTTTTACAACCATATTACTTGTGGTTATTTTTATACATCGGTTTTTATTAACGATTGTTTTTTATGGTAGATAAATGTATAAAAACGAGCACAAGTTCCCTTATAGATGGACTAAAAAAGATGCTAATTTCACAAAAGACAAAGGTAAGGTGATGTCTTGCTTTTGTTGTGGAGGTGGAAGTTCCTTTGGCTACAAACTAGCTGGCTACGATGTTGTAGCCTGTAATGAGATAGACCCAAAGGTTATGAAGATGTACTTGAAAAATCACGATGTCAAGTACGCTTTCAATTGTGATATTCGTGAGTTGATTACCAATATCAATATGGGGGGGCATATTATGAAAGAAGAGCTTCATAATTTGGATATATTGGATGCTAGTTTCCCTTGTTCGGTATTCAGTATTGCAGGTGACCGCCAAAAGGCTTGGGGAAAGGAAAAAGTATTCCGAGAAGGTCAGAAGGCGCAAAGGCTTGACGATTTGGCTTTCTACTCAATCGACCTCGCTAAAGAACTAAAGCCAAAGGTAGTAGTTTTTGAGAATGTTCAAGGTTTATTACAAGGTGAAGCCATCGAGTACGTAAAGGAGATTTATAGACAGATGAATGATGCCGGATATATCTTGCAGCATTGGCTTCTCAATGCACGTAACATGGGTGTTCCTCAAAACAGACCTAGGGTATTCTTTATTGGGTTACGTAAAGACCTTTGCGAGCCGTTTATGGTTCAAAAGGATTTGTTCGAGCGAGTGCCTAAGATAGATATGGACTTCAACGAGAAAGAAATTGTCTTGGATGAGTTCTCTGACTATTGTGGAAGGCAAATTCCTAAAGGAATGATGAAGTATTGGGAGCATAGAAATGAGAAAGATAATTCTATCGGTGATATTGTCAAGCGGATGGATAATCGTCTTTCTATGTTCAATAACATGTTTCTCAAAAAGAACAAGGTATGCAATACCATATCAGCAATGGAGGATAGACTTGTGTATTATGATAATCCAAGTTATCTTTCAGCACATGATACGATTTTAGCATCAACATTTCCGATGGATTATGACTTTAATGGCATGAAACCTTGGTTTGCTTGCGGAATGTGTGTTCCTCCTGTTATGATGGCTAATGTAGCTACAAGAATCTGGGATTGTTGGTTGTCAAAGATTAAAAAGGAGGAATGCGCATGATAACAGCAAGTATGACTTCGGGTGAGATGCGTAGAGTACGAAACTTAGATGAAACAAGAATCTATGAGTTTCAGATGCGAAAAGCTAATGAGCTTAAACGTGAAATGAGAAAGCAGAACGTACGACAAATAACAAAGACCTTTGAGCTTGCTACACCGAATGCCGATTATCTCATCGTTGTAGGTGTAAAACATGGCGATGTATTTGCTTCCGGTTTGTTCATTTATCTGAAGGAAACCAACGAGTATATTCCTATGAGTAGAAACGAGGGGTATAGCGAAGATTGTTTTGCTATGAGCGTTCATTTTCTGAAGAGATTTGCAGAAAGGTTTTTGAAAAAAGACTTACCGATTGCCAAGATATTGCAAAAGATATATACATCGTTTACGGGTGCAGTTCAGCTCTATAGTGATGGCAAGACAAGAAGGGTGGTATTTGCTATTCCGGAAGGGCTTATACTCACAGAATACGAGCAAGAAAAGCATATCATCCACTACAAAACCTTTGTAAGCATGGATATGCTAAAGAAGACACAGAAGCGAAGTTACGAGAAGATAAGTGCATTTCTCATGGAATCTTGTCAGCAAATAGCTAAAGCAAGAGACACCGGAAATGACGAAAGGCTGTGCGTTGTGTACAGAAGGTTTTACAATGATATTGATTTGCTAGATACAAAGGAGGCGCAAGCCATATATTCAAGTTTCTTTGAAAAAGGAGGTAACAATGAAAGATAAAAGTATAACAAGGTTTCTTGGTGATATAAAGCCTATAAAGAATTACGAAAGGTATTATGTTAGCAAGCTGGGACATGTTTTTACTATTGGGAGAACGTCTCAATTAAAGGAAATCGCACCTTGCAAGACACCAAAAGGTTATCTGAAGGTATGGCTTTACAAGAACGGAAAGCGCAAGATGTTTTATATACATCGTTTGGTAGCTCAGGCTTTCTTGGAGAATCCAGAAGCGTTTCCAATGGTGAATCATAAGGATTTCGATAAGACGAATAACGATGTAGACAACTTGGAGTATTGCACCGCAAGATACAATGTGATTTATTCTGCTATAGCAAAGAAAACCTCTTCCGAATATTTGGGTGTGACTTGGAATAAGAGTGTAAGAAAATGGCAAGCGCAGTATCAGATAGGTAAAAAGAAAATATATATAGGTTGCTTTGATACGCAAGAAGAGGCTCATGAAGCTTATGTTAACGCTATAAAAGAGATTTGATATGCTTGAATTTGATAGAATATACAATTCCGACTGCATAGAAGGAATGAAACAAATAGAGAGCGGGAAAGTAGATTTAATTGTTACTGACCCACCATATTGTATCTCCTATAAGACCGGATGGAGAGCAGACGACCATCGTTTTTCGAAGGAAATACTCAATGACGATAATGAGCAATTGATTATTGATTATATGAGCGAATGCTACCGGATTTTGAAGGATGATAGTGCTGCTTATATCTTCTGTAGTGCCAAGACCTTGGACTTTTTTATGCAACAAGCGAGGAACGCAGGGTTTACCATTAAGAATGTGCTCATTTGGCGAAAGAACAACCATACGGCTGGAGATTTAGATGCGCAATATGGTCAATGTTACGAGCCAATCCTGTACTTGAATAAAGGCAGACGAATCATAAACGGCAAGCGTTTGGAGGACGTGTGGGACTTTGATAGAGTTCCATCAGACAAGTTGGTACATCAGAACGAGAAGCCAATCCCCTTGCTTATGCAATGCATTTTGAAATCATCGGACGAAGGCGACTTGGTGTTTGATGGTTTTATTGGTTCAGCAAGTACTGCTTTGGCGTGTTTGAGAACGAACAGGAAGTTCATCGGTTTTGAATTGGATGTTGATTATTTCAAGGTGGCGCAAAGAAGAATTAAGGAAGAAATGTTTAATCAAAAAGATATGTTTGGATATGATGGAACTGAATAATATATACCAAGGAGATTGTCGAAAGCTTTTGAAACTGATTGATAGCGATAGTATAGACCTCGTATGTTCCGATGTGGCTTATCCGGTTCAGTCTAGGGGTGGCTCAGGGAGTATGGGAGGATATTGGACGGAATCTCAAACAAGAAAGGGCAAGATATTCAAGAATAACGATATTGATATTTCGGACTACATCAATGATTTGTACCGGATATTAAAGGACAGGTCGCATTGCTATCTGATGTGTAATGATTATAATTTAATGCACTTTCTTGATGTGGTCGGAAAAAGTGAGTTCCATTTTACCAAATGCTTAATATGGGATAAGTGCGCAAAAATATGTGGCCGCTATTATATGGCACAGAAAGAGTATATCATCATGCTACGCAAAGGTGGTGATAGACCGATAAATGAATGTGGTACATCTGATATTCTGAGTATTCCTATTCCAACGAACAAGCGCAAGGATAAGGATGGTTTGATTAATCAGACTGAAAAACCAGTAAAGTTGATGGAGATACTAATCAGAAACTCGACAAATGTTGGTGATGTTGTTCTAGACCCATTCATGGGGAGCGGTACAACGGCAAGAGCTTGCGTAAACCTTGAAAGAAAGTATATAGGCTTTGAAATAGACCAGCGTCAAGTAGATTTTGCCAATAACGAATTAAAGAATATGAGTAGGCAGTTAAGTCTGTTTTGAAACTATGGATATGTGCAAGGTGTTTTGTTGCAATCCTGTTGTAAGAAATGGGAATAAAGAAACAACGGATGCTCTTATAAGAGCTATGAGAGACGAAGCCTTAAAACGAGGGTTGGTACGTGATGAATTGATAGATTTTCGCAACCAATTCATAAGAGAGGGCGAAATCAAAGCTTGTATAGAGCATTTGCTAGATAATTTCAAACGTTATTTTTGGAGGTATCATTGATATGAGAAGAAGAAAGTTGAACAAGTCTCCAGTGCTAGGCTTCTGCGGATTTGTTATCGGTTACGAATGCAAGGAAAAGGGAATAAAGCTGATGGAGTGCGATAAGGCGCAAGCAGATGCAATCATAGTTCCTCATCACTTTTCACACAAGGTAACGAAGAATAGTTGCTTGAATCTTTTGGTATTGTATAAGGATAAGATAAGGGGTGCAATGCAAATAGGGTATGGAATCCGACCGCACATCAAGACTGAAAAGGGCGAAGTGTTGGATTACCATCAAGTGAGGGAATTTGACAGAATGTGGCTGTCTGATGATATGCCAAAGTTTAGCGAGACGATTTGCCTATCTCTCTTGCATAAGTATATTAGGGCAACACATAAGGAAATCAAGTACCTTATATCTTATGCCGATACGTCCATAGGTAATAAGGGAACTATATATAAAGCTGCAAACTATGAGCATATTGATACCATTAAGGCAGATTTCTATGTATTACCAAGTGGTGAGCGTGTGCATCCGGTTACTATGTGGCATCGGCACAAGACAAGAGCATGGGAGGTTCTAAAGGAACTATACCCAGGAATAAAAAAGGCAGAAGGGTTTCAACTTAAATTTCTGAAGAAGTTATGAAGAAAAGAAATAAATGTATTCCTTGTCATTTGCATCCAGATCCTGAGCATTGGTTTAGAAAAGGTCAATCTTGGAAGGCGAAGGTCGCTTATGAAAGCGAGGATGATGCTTGGGAGTTTCTGAGTCAGAATCCGAAGTTACGGGCACAAGGTATGGCGGTGTATCGGTGTAGGATATGCAACAAATATCATATAGGGCACAAGAACAACAAATAAAAAATATAAACAGCAATGATAGTAATAAAAATCAAAACATGGAAAGACTGGAAGAAGGACTTTCTTGATTGGGTGCAAGAACCTCGACGCAAAACTTGCAAGGATTTTGTAGACTATATGGAGGCTTTGCAAAATCGTGTTCTCTACAAAATAATAGCCGATACTTGCGATAAATACGGCAATATGCGTGAGGGGCAAATCCAAGACATCACAGAAGCAGTCGAAAAATGCGTGGCTGAGTGTGCTAAAGAAGCACGCAAGTTAATCGATGAATGTCAGCCCGTAAAATTCTTCTAAGGCTGTAACTCTCATTACAAGCAACACAAACTCTACACAACAAGCGCAGTCAGCGTTATTTTAAAACATAAATAGTTGAAAATATGAAAAAAGAAGATAGACTTAAAATATATCGCAAATACGATGGTCATTGTGCTTATTGCGGCAAGAGTATAGAGTATAAGGATATGCAGGTTGACCATCTTGTTCCGAAGAATCGAGGGTGTTACTCTCGGTGGAGCAACAAGGCGGGAAAGTTTGTCGTATCCCATGGCGATGATTCCATGGAGAACTATATGCCATCTTGCAGGTCTTGTAATCTTCGTAAGCGTGATATGAGTTTGGAACAATTTCGCTCAGAGATTACTAAACAGGCTAAAGGATTGCTTAATGGTAAGGCTTCTTTCCAAGTAAAGATGTCGCTTGCTTATGGGTTAATCGAAGAGCACTTTGATAGACAAATTGAGTTCTACTTTGAGAAATTTAAATAGTTGAGAATATGAAGAAGTTTAAGAAGTCGATAGAGATTAGCACTGAGAATATTTCAGACGTTCTTCAAGTGCCAATTGTTACAAGTTTATACAAGACTAAGAATTTTAAAAATCCTTGTCTTGAAGGTCGTAGCGTTCCTTATGATACTATAGCATTGATGTATGTTCATATCGAAGGCTTTGATAGCGATTTTTGTATTGACCAAGGCAACATTCTCGCTCTTGATATTTGCGATACTTGGTATGCTTTTTCGAGGCGTGGATGGGATAAACATAAAAACGATGAGGTATGAAGAAAAAAGGATATTACGAATACGACCAGCCCATTTACCCACACTTATTGTGTGTTGGGGTTGGGTTGCAGTTTGAGGATGCAAAGAAAGCATTCTTGAATAATGATGGTACGGATATTGAAAAGTACGATTTTTTAAATGGTGATGGATTTACTTATTACGGACTTCACATAAGAGAAACAAGAAGAAAGTGCGTTCTTGTTTTATTCAGTAGCAGTAAGGCTATGCGTATGAATGTAATTTGTCATGAGGCTAGTCACGCTTGTGATGCTATCGAGGGTAATATTGAAATGAAACATGGTGGAGAACCATCTGCCTATCTGATAGGTTGGATAGCATCATGTATCAATAAGGCTCGTTTGGGAATTGGAGATTTCGTTGAAATCGTAGATAAGGAAGAAAAATAGCCCAAAGGCAAAATACCATTTGGTGTTTACCCCATCACTATATATAATAATGTAGTGGTGGGGATTTCTTTGTTAACGTCAGCAAATTATTTGTTTATATTATTATAGAGTGTTAAAAGCTATAGGAAATACATTAAATAATTTGCATATTTCGAATATTCTTTGTATCTTTGCATCGTAATTAAGAAATAAAGGTTACTAATTAAAAATGGTGAGACACACCACAAAAACTGTAATAAGAAAATGAAAAAGTTTTTTGAAAACTTATCTGAAAAGTTTAATGATGCGGCTTTTGAGGCGCAGCTTGATGATTTTACTTGCGAGTTTGATGCTATTAACAAACCTGCTGAAATCGTGGTGTCCGTTAAGAGTAGAAAGGTTATCCATTCATATGGAAATATTTCTTCTTATCCATATTACAATGTAGATAAGATTAATATCTATAATGAAGACGGAGAAGACGTGTCTTCAAAATATCCTTTGTTCTGCCAAAGAGTTAAGGATTGCGTGCCTTCTTATAAAGATGTAGAGAATGACTTGATGGAGGCAAATATGAGCGATACCGAGCTTTATTTCGGCTCAGAGGATAATTATTTGCATTACAAGTATGGTAACTAAATGGTTTGGATATGGAGTACGAAAATAAGTTTGTAGGTCTTTCATCTGTAATGAGTCACGACCTTGAAATATTAAGGTATGAACTAGAGTATGGATGGAAATTGGCTCTTATACCAAATGATGTGTGGTACAACTAATTACTTTTAAAATTTCAAATTATGGCATATTATAAAGTTAGTGTAGATGTATCGGATTTATTCGATGATATGCTCGTCCATGCACAGAAGAGTTTTCTTATTGACAAGTTTTGCTCTTTAGCAACAGACCAGCAGATAGAGGTAGTAAGCGAAATGCTGGAGAACCTAAATGGCGACCAAGTAGCTAAAGTTATAGAAGACGCTTTCGATAACTTGCATGAGCAAGGTCAAGAGCAAGTAATCAACTATGTGAACGAATAAGGCTATGATGTCCGATAAACAATATAGAGTTGCTCGCAAGGGTGTTGTTGAGCAACTTAAATTAGCTCAGAGACTACATTGCAAGCACATGGAGCAGAAGTATAAAGTGGCTTTGGAGAAGTTAGAGAAACGCTTCTTAAAGCCGGATGCTGTGGGCTGCTTCGATTTGGGCGCAAGGGTATCAAATAGTTATTATCATCTTTAAATGGTTAAGGGTATGGAAAAGAAAGAATATTCTGTTGTCGAATTTATTCAACATCTTAAAGATAAGCTATATATTAAGCTTAATAAAGCTGCTCGTTTAAATGAATTAAAGATAAGAGGAGGAATGTGGGTATTATGGCGAGGAGTTTATTAGATAGAGAATAGATGTATAAAGCATAAAATAAAGGTTATGGCTACAGCAAATTTTGAAATTGGAAATAAAGAGTTTGAGGTACGTTTCATACGAGAATCAGGTTATCCTCCAACAAAGAATGAACGTGGTTCTTCATTGGTTGAGTATGATGTAACGACATACAAAGATAATCAGCCAATGATGAAGAAGTTCAATCAGAAGAAACGAGTTTATTTCGACCTTGAAGGTAATGTTTATAAGGACAAGCAGAGCAACAAGGTGTGGTTCAATCTATATAAAGCAAGCTAATGGTTATGGGTACAAAAGTAGAAGTAAAGACTATTCCTTTGCATGGATTGTTTATCCATCGCAAGCAGGTTTGGCGTTCATTAGGTAAGCTTAGAGCTGAAAGCCATTCTACGACAGCGCAAAAGGTGTTTATGAATGAGCATGATACCGAGGTATCAACTGAGAATGCTGATTTCATTGATGGATTGAAAGTCACTCCTTATGATGGTGAGCTGCCAAGAATATCAAAATATGTTGGCAGTATAAGTTACTACCAGTATTGTTTAACACAAAAATTGGTTTAGTTATGGAAGATTTACCTATTGGCTCAGAAATCACCTTAAAGGTGGTTGAAAGCGAGACAGAAGAATGTAATGGTTGCTTCTTTGACGAGATAAGCAGCAATATTTATGAAAATATCTGCAAAGATATTTGTTGTGCCGCAACCGAGCGAAAAGACAAAAAGAATGTTCAATTTAAAAGGGTGAAGTAATATGGAAACAAAGATTAATGTAGCGGAAATTCTAAAGGATAAGCCAGTAAATACAAAGTTGTATTCGCCTTTGTATGGTGATGTATATCTTTCACATATAGGTGTAAGAAATGATATAAATGTACTGCATCATTCCACAATAAATGAGTTTCTATATGATGGTAGATATGCAGCTTATAAAGAATCAGAAATACTGCTATTCCCATCAAATGAAATGCGAGACTGGCGCAAATTTTGGAAGAAGGGTGATGTGTTAGTCAATAAAGACAATAACTCACATATTATCTTTGATAAGTTTAACGATGATACATATACAACTTTTATAGGTAAGTTATACTATGAGACAACTAAACATGGATATAATTATACTCATACATGTAGTCTTGTTAAGACGCAAGATTTCGATACTGAAAAAAGTGATATTGCTCAGACCTATACCAACACTATAGAGAAAATATTGTGTGGCAAGTTGAACATGGAGACCTTGGAAATTGAGAAGACTCAGCCTGAGTTCAAGCCATTAGATTATGTCCTCTGCAAAAGCACAGCTTGCTACGACATGAAAGCATATAATCTCTTCCAGTATGCCTACAAGAATAAAGAAGGTGCTCATATAATGGTTGGCGGTGCAGCCTTCATGGAGTGCATTCCTTACATAGGCAATGAAGAACTTTTAGGCAAAGAATAAAGATATGGAGGACTAGGTATGAATGATGAAATCATAGATGTTAACATTAGTTTTATCAATACTGATTATTTCTCAGTATCTGTAAGGGATGGGGCTATTTCGGTTATTGGAAGAATAACCAAGTTAGAGATGGAAAATTTTGTAAAGGCTCAATATTTCGAGATTAAAGAGGTATTGGATAAAAATAGTAAGAAAGGAAGATAATTATGATAGACGATAAGAAAATAGAATCTGCAAAGGAAGAAATCTACGAGGATAGATTCTTGCTTAATGGTGAAGAGATAGTCTTCAACAATGATGAAAAGGAAGAAATGTTCTACAAAGAGGACATCAAAGAAGCCATTGGACTAGGTGCTAAGTGGGGCATCAATGAGCTATTGAAGGACATGTTTCACCCTGCTAGCGAAGTTCCACGTAACGACAACGGAAAGGTTCTTGCGTTCTCAAAAGAATTCGGTAATAGAAAGCTCTACGACATGAACGATGAACTTGATAAAACCACTTGCAATACATATCAAGAAATGTGGGAAGAGCAAGTCAATATATTCCATTTGTCTGATTGGATATTTATAGATGAGTTGTTTGACTTGATTACGAAAGGAGGTGAGTAATGAAAGAGCTTAAAGATTTGGTTGTTGGTGATGATGTACTAGTTACAGGTATGTATTACAGACGTATCGCCAAGGTTGATAAAGTGACAAAGACTCAAATTGTTGTTGATAACGCTAGATATAGAAGAAATTCGGGCTGGCAATGTGGTGACGATATATGGGATAGGAAAAGTATATCTGTTCCAACAGAAAAGGAAATATCAGATGTTAAAGAAGAGAATTTTCGCAAGAAACTCATCTACGCTATCAGGTCTTTTGATTTCAAACGCTTATCAACAGATGAGTTAAAACAAGTGTATAAGATCGTAAAAGATAAAGAATGAACGAGATTAAAGTAGGCGAAAGAGTAACTATTATTCTTGAAGCTGTTGAACATGACACTTGTGAAGGATGCTTCTTTAAAGGAGTGGCTGGCTATTGTGGTGCAGCTCCACTTGGATTGAAGTGTCTTCCTAAATATCGTTCAGACAAAAAGAATGTAATCTTTAAAGAAGTAAAGGAGTAAAGCATATGAACAAATTAGAATATATACCAGGAGATATAGTAAAAATTGAATATGGAAAAGCTACGGGAAAAATAGGTTTCGTAACAATTACTTTTTTAAGAAGAAAAGGTTGCTATAGTCTTGTTGTATTTATTGGTAAAGGGTTTCAAGGTTCTTCTAAAGACGATTGGATTCAAACTTATAATGATGAGGTATCTCCGATTCCTCTCACTACTGAGATTCTAGAGAAGAATGGATGGGTGAAAGAAGTGATGAGCAGAGGAGTAAAGAATAGTCATTGGGTATATACAAAACCCGATATTGAAGAATATGGATATTTTCCAATCTACATAGAAAAAGGTATCGGTGATGAGTTTGATGTATATCCGTTTACAGATAATCACGATTGTAAACAAATTGCATACATTAAGTATGTTCATCAACTTCAACACATTCTATTCGGGCTAGGACTTAACTCAGAAATGGAGGTGTAGGTATGAAAAGAATAATAGCAATTATAAAGTTTCCTATATACGCAATGGTCGTATTATTGTTTATTCTATCAATACTGACAGCAAAAGGTATATTGTGTATCGTAAGATTAAAGCCTTCTGATTTTGATAATCTTCCTAAGTTCTTGCAAGACAAAGCAAGGAAGCTGTCAAATGTGGTTGAAAATTTAATGAATTGATTGTTTAACCGCCTTCGGGCATAAATAGTAGTAATATGAATACAGAAAAATTAGAAAGAGCAAATATCTTAGCCAAGAGTTTAATTCCTAAAGTAAATGAACTCTTAAATATTTCTCCAAAATCAATGCGTAGTAGTCTTGCTGATGCTATTTGTGGGCTTTCAGAGTGTGATGAAGAGTTTAAAACAAAATTCAAGCAGCTTCTGAATGAAACAAGACAGAGATTTCAGAAAGAGTTTGATGAGATTTAGTAACTAACCATTCTGCAAAGGATATAAATAGATAGATTATGAGTAATAGACATTCGTATGAAAGATACGAAATACCAGACATTAAAGGTCGCAAACACGCAGTAGTTCTTTTTTCCGAAAATAGAAGTGTGGTTCATAACGGAATTCCTAGTACTACAATGGGATTTGTAGCTATTGATTTAGATGCAAATACTTATAAAGATTAATCATCCTTTATAGGATATAAATATAAGTAATATGGAAGATAAAGATATTATGTCAGAGTTAAAATTGGAATATAGAAACAATATTGTATATTTTAATGGGTTAAAGATTAATGCTTATACAGCAGAAGGAATGCGATTGATAAGCAACCTTCTTAAAAAGGGATTATATGAAATTGGCAAAGAGTTGGGGCACAACTCAAAGTAACTAACCACCCTCTACTTGGCAACAGGGAGGGGGGGGGAAAGAAGAGAAAATGGAAGTATGGATAAGAAAGAGAAATCAATCAATAGTCATATTGGTAAGGCTATAGGCTATTCAGATAAAGCTCATTACGAGTTGCAAACCGCTCTAAATATTGCTTTGGAAGGAAAAGGGCTTAGTGACGAGGAAAAGGAACTTCTAAGCGTTGACTTTGCAACAGGGCCAGAAGAAGCCGTAGAGCGTGTTGCTGATGGTAGTTGTAATGATGAACATACCAGTGCCTGGGATAGCTCAATTAGAGACTGCCGAATATCTGAGGTATATCGCATGACAGGTGAGCAGATACGTGAATATTTTAATTTGTAACTATGGATAAGAAGAAAGTTAAAGAGCTGATAGAAGAAGCAAAACATTTAGCAATTTTACGCAAATATGAAAATAGACAGACATATTTGAATAATTGCATTTGTTGTTTGAAAGAAGCTTTGGAAGAACTCTCCAAGTCAGACTGGGTATCTGTTGAGGATGGGTTGCCTCCTTACGATGAAAGCGTTTTGGTAACAAATAAAGAAACTCCTAAAATTGTATTGAAGACAAGTAGAACTAAATGCAAAGGTTGGAATACAGATAAAAATGGATTCCTTTGTGCTGTTGCGTTCAATATCACTCATTGGAAACCTATTGAAAAGTTGGAGGAATAAGTATGCATAATAAAGTTAAAGAAGCATTAGGTAGTGCAAGCTACCTTACATATCACTGGAGACAGTACTCCTTTGAGCAGCTTGAAAAAGAAATGGTTAGAGTGTGTGGGCTATGCCACAAAGCATTGGGCATTCCACAAGATGATAGCGTTACAGACTTCGAGCGAGGTCAGTGGTCAGTTATTCAAAACATAATTGGCTACGCCAAAGATTATAGTCTAGCTGCACAACTTTGCCGTGAAGCTGGTATCGGTTATAAGAAGATAAAGGCTCTTCAGAAGGATTGTGGTTATTCCTACAAGGAAGAAGTTAATGACTTCCTAAAAGACAGTCGTAATGATGGAACTGATTATTTGAAATTGGAGGATTAGCCTATGATTATAGAAGATATAATCAACGAAAAGTGTGTAACCTTTGAAACTGAGGAGTCTATGGATAATATCCAATCTGCTGAGTACTTCAAGGAAAATATCCTACCAAATGAAGTAGAGATTACACAAGATGATGGTAACTATTTTGAGGTTTCTGTTAATTGTAAATCATATAGTTGTGACGTATATGGCAATGGTGATTTTTATCACTCTATTGCCGAGTTTAAATTATTGGAGGATTGATTATGACAAAATTTAAAGTAGTTAGATATTGGGATACATATCCCGATAGAGTTATTGCAACTTGCGATACAGAGGAAGAGGCAGAAAAGATATGTAATGAATATCGTAGAAACCGCAAGCCTATGTATGACTATTTAGTTAGAAAGGAAAATGAGTAATGACTAGAGAAGAGTTAAGAAATAATTATGGAAATGAAATCTGTGAGTTATGCCACCGAGAGTATTATACTAGCAGGGTACTCCCAGAATCACTTTGCGAAGGTCAGTTTTGCGAAGAGGCAGAAGATTATTTCGCAGATGAACATAATATAAAATTGGAGGATTGATTATGAATCGTAAAGAAGCAGCAGAGTTATCGCCATTTATTAAGGCGTTTGGCGAAGGAAGGATTATCGAATTTTCTAGTATTACTGATGTAAGTAAGGCATGGAGAGAAGTTACAGATTTTCCTATTGGAATGATTAAAAATTTCAAGTTCCGCATCAAGCCAGCGCCAAAGTACAGACCTTTTGCCAATGCAGAAGAGTGCTGGGCAGAAATGCTCAAACACCAGCCGTTTGGTGTTGTTAAAGACAAGTACTTTGCTAATTATCAGACACATCGTGCATTTACATGCTTAGTTACTAATGGTTGTCACTTCCGTGGATATGAAGATGAGACATTTGAAAGTAGCTTTAAGAATTTGTTATTTGCCGATGGCACTCCATTTGGTATTAAAGTGGAGGAATAGCATATGATTTTGTATCAGATTTGGTGTAAACGTACTTATGTTAGTGGCGGTTTCTGTGAAGGCGAAGATGAGCCAACACAACTAATATTTACTACATTAGATAAGGCACGTTCAAAAATACCAAAAGACCATTATAGTAAAGAAAATGGTTCACGTGAATACTACATTAAAAAGATTGAAATTGAATAAAAATGGAGGAATAGTTATGGTAATTTCAAGAAAGAAACAATTAAATTATGTTTTGAACCTTGATTATCCAATTATTGGTAATAAAGTTCAAATAGATTTGGATGATACAGATAGTATCACCTTTTCTCGCTTTGTATCAAAAAAGGCAGTAGTAATGTGTGCAAATAGGTTAGAGTATATTTTGGCTAACAACCCAGATAACTTTGACCTTGATATAGAGTTAAGCAATTTGCATGAAACCTTGCGATTTGCAGAGAAGAATCTTAAAGTCGCAGGTGGAATAGAAGAATGGAATGGGAATACAGCATGGCTATGTGTTAATTCTTTCGGCATGGAACTTATGTTCGCATCTAAACCTAAAAAGATTGATGATAGTTGGCGAGATGATAATGGATGTTGTAAGTGTTTAGAACTACCTAAAGGCAGTATCAAGAAACTCATCGGAAGAGAACTTACTTGGAGCGATGATGCTGTAGAACTTAAAAAAGAATAGTTATGACAAAACCTTACAGAATCAAGCATAAGGCTAGTGGATATTTCTACCAACGTTACAACGGAAGTAACCTTGGCAAGAAAGGCAAGGTGTATATGAATAATCAATCACCACTTACAATGTGTGATAATGAGAACTTTATACGTATTCAGATTCGTCACAACACTTTAGCTTATAAGGCATTGAGAGATACGCTTGCCAAATATGTTATAGGTAAAGATGATGAGTGTGAATGGCATAGTACATCTTACAGAGTTCCGAAAAGTGAATTTGAAAAAGAAGAATTATAGCTTATGAAATTAGAAGACATCAAGTTCAAGGCTAAACGTCTTGACAACAGAGAATGGATAATCGGAAGCTTTGTTGTAATGAAGATTCCTGCACTTAGCAGAACTACTATAGGTATCGTAGAAGCAGGCGGTGCAACGCTTCATGAAATTGACCCTGTTACTGTCTGCCAGTTCACAGGGCTGACAGATTGTGAAGGTAAAGAATTGTTTGAACACGACCTAATACATTTCGTAGGGTATAAGCCTATAGGCGAAGTGATTTGGTCAGAAGAGAACTATGCTTTTATGGTAGTCAGCGGAAATGAACCTTTTTATTGGCTTTCAGAAGTTCTGGAAATTGGTAAGATAGAAAGAGTTGGCAATAAATTCGATAAGGAGAAGTAGGATAAAACTATGGTAGATGTAAGTAATCAGCATTGGAACGAAGATGGGAGCATTACTATTATATTGAATAGTATTGAAGAAGTCGAAGAGTTCGTTGAGTGTATGAATATATGGAATAATAGAATGTATGAAGAATAAGATTTTAAACTTAATCAAGTCAGCCGTTTGGTTTGTCTTGTGTTTGTTTGTAGGAGCATTGATTTTTGAGGGCATTCGCTCTTTGGCTAATAGCAATGAACCTGCAAAGAAGATTGGTATGTCAGTATTCACTGAGGAAGGACACGATTATCTGGTTGTGGACACGAAACATGGTGTTTGCGTTGTTCACGCAGAAAGTTGCCCTTGTCGTAAAAAGAAGTAGCGTATGGAAAATAATATGTTTGAAGATATTGTTGCTGAAGGCAATATAGTTGTGATAAATAATAATTGGATTGTGTTATGTAAGCGTTGGGAACCATGGTGTCACATTCTCTTCTGCTATCTTTATCTTCACAAGGAAGCTAAGAATTTAATGGTAGGTTCTCATTTTGCAATGAACGAGGGTAAAAAGAAATCTACTCGGTTGGCTACCAACGAGGAACGTCTTATGCTTTTTGAGGAAATGTTTAAGTATGGAATTGCTTTCGATAAGCACGTCCATCATTTGGTTGGAATGTTGGTTGGTGTATGAAGATTAGGTTGGCAAAGAAGATAATGGCTTGCAACTTTCGCAAAGTTGTCAGAAGAGACCTACCATGGGATAAAGAACTAAAAGAATTGGATATTCTGTGCAAAAAGTCTCATTATTGGTATCTAAGACATTATGCATATAAACCATTGAATAGGATTCAAAAACTTCGCAAAGAAGGATGGGGAAAAGATTTATTCCGAGACCACCGTATCACCAAGGCGATATGTTTAACAAGAAAAAAGAAAGCGCATGAAAGAGGTAAGCATTAAAGTAGAAATGACAGTACCTGATGACTTCGATACTAATCAGTTCTGTCTAGCCACAGTGAGCGGAGACTACCCAGAATTAGCTGAGGAGTTCTGCCGCTCAGTAGCAAGTGAATGTTATGTAGATAAGGAAGACATTGAGAATGACTTCCAAATCGGATTTGAACAATATAAAGATTAAGAGATATGAATGAGTTTACAAAGATTTTCGCAAAGACAATAGAAGATGAAGCTATCAAACAGATAGAAACCCTATCTAATAGCGAGGCTTACAATAGTTGTAAAATAAGAATAATGCCAGATTGCCATGCAGGTAAAGGATGCACTATTGGCATGGTAATAGAGCTTGATAACAGAGTAGTTCCTAACACTGTTGGAGTAGATATAGGCTGCGGCATGAAAGTCGTAAGACTTGGTAAAGTTGATATTGACTTGCAGAAATTTGATGAAGCAGTCAATAAGTTGATTCCGTCTGGTTTTAATGTCAACGAGGGAGAAGTATCAGCCTACATAAACGGATTGGTTGATGGTTGTATGTTTGGCAAATTCCGTGCTTGGGATTGTCTTGACAGCATGGAAATAGTATATCGTTCTGTTGGAAGTCTTGGCGGTGGCAATCACTTTATTGAGTTAGATGCAAATGAAGAAGGAGAGAAGTTTCTTGTGATACATACAGGAAGTAGAAACCTTGGTGTTAGGGTATGCAACTATTACCAAAAACTTGCCTACGAGTATTGTCGTAAGAAAATAGCTGATAAGTCTGAGGTTATTGCCAAGTTGAAAAGCGAAGGAAGAGAAAAGGAAATACAGAGTGTTATCAAGTTGTTAGGTACTAGAACCATTAGCAAGGAACTTTCTTACTTGGAAGGTGATTTGCTCAATGACTACCTCAATGATATGCGCATAGTTCAAAAATATGCTGAACAAAACAGAATGATTATCGCCAACAGACTTGTAAATGCTTTAGGTGTAGATATTGATGCTAATTCAGATAAGTATTCTTTTACAACCATTCACAACTATATAGATACAGACAAGGGTATATTGCGAAAGGGAGCTATCAGTGCAAAAAAGGATGAGGTAGTCATTATCCCAATGAATATGCGTGATGGTTCTCTTATCTGCAAGGGAAAAGGTAACAAAGATTGGCTATGCTCTGCCCCTCATGGCGCAGGTAGATTAATGTCTCGTACACAGGCAAAGAAAGAGTTATCTATGGATTCTTACAAGAATGAAATGAATGGTATTTATTCCACATCAGTTTGTGAAGAAACCATTGATGAAGCACCTATGGCATACAAGCCAACCGAAGAGATTGTTGAGTTAATCAAACCTACGGTTGATGTCATTGATGTCATTAAGCCAATTTACAACTTTAAAGCAAAATCATTATGAGCAAGGAAACATTTGACTTCTCGGAGGCTCTGAGAAGAATGAAGGAAGGGAAGAAAGTGAGAAGAATCGGCTGGGGTATAGTTGACAAACTATGGATAGATAAAGATAAAAATATCAACATTTTCTATAAAGCAACAACACATTCTTCGGAAGGTTTCATTCATATTTTTCCAAGTTGTTGGAGTTATTTCACTTGCGAAGATATTCTCGCAACAGACTGGGAGGAGGTGGAAGGATGAATGAGAAAGTATTTACCCTCACAGTCAGCAAGCAGTGGTTCGATATGATTGTGGCTGGCGAAAAGAAGGAAGAATATCGGACGATTAAAGGTTACTGGACAGTTCGACTTTATGATGTTTTTGCAAAAAATCCTACGAAGTATTTAATGGATAAAAAGATAAGCGGAGATATTGGTTATCTAAAACTGATGATACGTTGTAACCATTTTATCGCAAAACAATATACCCACGTCCTCTTCATCAACGGCTACCGCAAGGATAGCCCACGAATTGAGAAGGAGATTGAGAGTATTACCATCGGGAAGCCTAAAAAAGGTCTTTGTCCCGACAAGTGGCTTGATACTGAGTTTTTTATTATTAAATTTAAGTGATATGAAAATAAAGAATTTACCAAAGAAGATTTATCTCAATATCTGTAGTAATGAAGATGAGGTAGATTACAATGAGCTGAACGGGGTAACGTTCAGTACAGAAAAGATTGGTGTTACCGATTGTGATACGGAAAACGTTCCTTACGTGAATGCTGCATCATTATGGCACGACCTAAAGGAAGAGAAGCCACCATTAAAAAAGTGGGTAATGTTCCGATATAGTGGAGGTGGCGTAAATCCTACGGCTCTTCATTATGGAGCAATGAGTGACGATATATGGGTTGTCACAAGAGGAGACGGAACACAGCGTATCGAAGTTCTGTATGAGTGCTACGATAAGATTGAGTGGTTTGATTTTGATGAACTAAAATAATATGGCGTTATGACAAACGAGGAATTTTTCAATGCGTATCGTGGGGAGCCTGTTTTTTATAAAGGTAATGATATTGGTGCATACGTTGCAGGGTATGTAGAGGAAAAGTATATCATCCTTGGGTTTTATGATGACAAAGGATGTATTCTTGCCTTTAATACAGATGTGAATGTAGATAAGGTATATGTATCATACCGATTCGCAAAGTTAAAGTATTTGGAAGTTGTAACACATTAGCAATATGGAAAAATATAAATATACAAATAAAGAGGAAAGACCCATTCCAAAATATAAGAATGGTGATATTGCTTGGTATATTGATGGATGGTTTGAAGCCCCACAACGCTGTATAGTAAAGGGATGCTGCAACGTATCTTGGTTCGAGGGGAATGAATTTAATTCTTCGGGTTGGTGGATAGATTATAGATACAAGCCCGACTATTGTGAACGAACTAAACAGCATACAATTTGAGAGGAATCACTTTTTGATACCGAGCAAGAGGCTCTAATTGCATTGTTCGAGGAATTTAAAGATAAAGTAAAACGTAAATTAGAGTTTTTTAATAAAGAGTCAAAAAAGCTTGGTATTAAACAAGAGTTGCGATTGCTTTTATAAAGGGTAGGGGAATCTATTCTTCCCCTATCTCTTTTAAACCCAAATCTATTAATAGCTTATCCAATATCTCATTCACGTCATTACGGAAACTTCGGTAAGTAACATAATAGAAACTGATGTTTTTGTAATCATGGCTTACATTAGAACATGTACACCCCAAAACCTTAGCGATTTTTTCTCTTAACCCTCTTCTCATCTTAGAACCGCCAAGGGCACTAGGAGAATAAAGATAAAGAATAACAAAGATAAATTGCTTGCGTACCATTGTGGAATTTCGTCCGGCATGATAGCTCATAAACTTATCGTAAATATTGCCTACTTGCGATAAGTCTTGCATCAATGGAATGGAAAGACTTATTTCTTCCTTGGATAAGATGGCCTTAGTTTCTCTAATCCATTTTATGCGTTCCATGATTTTCTTTAGATTCATTTCAATGTCTGGTTCTTTCATTCTTTTCTATTTTTAATCCAACATTTCATAGACGAAGTTAACCTCGTCTGCATCTATTTGTTTCCTAAACTTTTCTATGTTAGAAACTATCAACGAGCAGTGCTCGTATGAACTCTGCCCATTGATAACTTTTTCTATTCTTGTTATTCGGTATCTCATTTTATTTCTATTAGAGTTAAAATGCAATATCCCAACAAGTCTTTATAGCTGTCAAGAATAGGCTCTTCTTTAGCATCCTCGTTCAAAGTAAGCAAAGAGCAAATACGATTAATCTTCTCTTGCAAATGACCGAATGCATACGGATAACCATCCTTAGAGAAACATTCCGAGAAAGCGTTTCCATACCGCTTATTCTTGGTTTTGAAAAGCTCAATTTGCGACCCGATGATGTCGTTATAATCAGAAACAATAAACCAAGAGAGCGTAAGCAAGGCTTCCATCGCCATTACGCTGATATGATTTCGTAAGGTTTCTTTGTCTTCAGAAGATGCTCGAATCTCATACATAAGACGAAGGAAATTGGCTGCGCTTGAAAATAATCCGAGCTTTCCGAAGTCCTCCCTTAGAGATGAAACGAAAGTGGCATTATCCTTGCATTCAATCATGTCTGCTAAATGTCTAATCTCAAAGATATACTTGTTAGCATATTCGCAACACCCATTGTTATTTTGTTCCACCATGTCCGTATCCTTCTCCACGATTATTTTCCATATTCAACTCTCCAAGTATGCAATCTGGATTTTCTACCTTGCGGAATGCACCCTGGCAAACACGAGTACCTTTCTTGACTACGAAAACATAATATTCGTAATCTGAATCTAGTTTAAATTTGCTATCCTTTGTCGGCATATAACGGTCGGAATTAACTATATAAAGCGCACCAATATTGTCCCTATAGTCTTCATCGACCAGACCTAGACAAATATCAATATCCGCTCTAACATTAGTCATGTAACCAACTTGTGTTTCGTTCTTGCCAATAAAGGCCACATCAACTTGCATACCTTTGTCAGTAAAGCCGGAACGTGAACGAATATCCAAACCAACATCTTTAGGAAGTTCAATTCCTAAATGTAGGTTGATGTGACCTCTACCCATTTTCACCCAAGGCATATTCAACACTACATCTTGTGGACAGTAAAAATCAACTGCCGCTGCATTACCTTCCTTATAAGGAACACTACCACCTCGCAAGTCAAGTACATAAGCCTTGCCTTGTGCAACTAACTTTTTTATTAACTCCTTATCCATTGTATATAAAGCCTAAATCATTTAAAGTTCTACAATTCTTAACCAGTCCTTTTGCCCATAAATTACGCAACTCAGGTAACGGGTCTTTTCCGTACCTATTCTTTATGGTTGCTAAGGTCAAGATTTCCGGTTTAATATGTTTATCTCTTTTCTGCTGTCTTAGCTCCTTCAGAATATTCTCCAAGTTCTCCATTGACGAAATCCTCCATTGTTATATTGTCAACCCCAAATTTATCAGCCAGATCATCGTTCCCAATAATCAGCCAATTAGATTTGTCTTTGAGAAACTCTATACTCTCGGTGCTTTTTGCTGCATCAACAAAAGTATCATCAATATTATCAGTAGAGCAATATGGAACTACCGCATTAACTGCATACATAGCAATTTCGTATGAAATAACCGATACCATTTTCTTGAATGTTATATCGGATGAATACATTACTTGGTTCTTGTCATATCCTAAGATGTTGACACGGACTATATTATTATCAGCTTGCAACGCTCTAAAGAAATCGTGCTTTAGCTGAAAATCCGTAATATCTACAGGATGCTCGTTACCCGATGGAATACTTATAACATCCAACAGGCTTACAAAAATAACTTTTTTAATCATTGTCTTCTTCTGTTAATAATTTATCTATTGTTTTTTCTAATTCGTCTAATCTTAGAGTATAATCCTCTTCGTAAACGCATGTCAATGTAGAAATAAAGAACTTATCATTATCTGTTCTCAATTCAATCTCCATGTATTCCTCGTAATAGCTATCATATTTAATTGCTATCGAAAAGGAGTTCATGTAATCTGGGTTAAACCTCCTCTGCAAGGCTTGTGCTCTCGTAAACGCATCATTGAATTCGTTTGTCATGGTTCAATCTTTTGTGTAAGCATTTCTCTGTTCTTTGCCATTGCATCATGGAAGCCTATATCGTATCTGTCGGTCTGCTCCAGCTCATAGTTCCGCTTTATAAGTTCACTTGTCTGATATGAACTCTTTGCTAGTTGAATTTTAAAATAGATAAACTCAACAAACATAACCATAAAGCAGATAGCAAAGCCTATTATTACTGCTGCCTTTGTATTCTCCTTACAGAACCTTACAATACACTTAGCAAGCCAGCATGTTGTACTAACTATGCCTACAAGTACAAGGTAAGGAATTCGTAAAAGAACCTTGCATAACATACCCATAGTACTCTTCGTATAAGATGCGAAATCCGTACTTGTAAGAACTAACTTTAACTTCTTCATATTTTAGCCTATTTAATGTTTATCAAAAGTCTTTTGTTAACGAACCACAACAAATCAATACCATTCATCATGCAATATCCGCAAAGCATGCCAATCAAGATTATTATCTTCTTGAACACTCGGTAATGTGTCATTTCAATCTTCAGCATAGACATCATCAAGTCTTCAAAGGAACGGTCTCTCATTGAATCTGGGTCTAGCCTCAATGATTTGACATTCATCTTGTACTTATTGGCCATTGAGAATAATATAATAGCAAACTCTGCTAATTTGTCCTCTAGAGTTCCGGCAACGAGTTTAGAGTATATTTCTATCGTACCACGTCCATTAACATTTTCATATTCCCAACGTTTGGCGTTGAAACGACCTTCGTATTTGCGCATTTCTACAATAGCGTCAATTACGTTGAATGTTTCTGCTCTTTGGGTCTGGCTAGCAACATCAAAGTTGCAAGCCTCTATAATCTGTTCTATTTCTGCTATCTCCATTTTATACTATTGAATCTAAGTCAAAATCATTAGAAGGAATGAAAGCCACATGGTCTTTCTCCCTTGTCATCGTTTTCTCTCCTGTTCGCACGCAATTAATTTGCTTGGGATTTTTATGTCGTACCACAAATGTTCCAAAGCTGCGTATCATAACACGGTCTCTGTTGCGCAACGATTGCTTTGTGAGGTCTATGAAATAATTCACAATGGCTTGAACATCATCCTTGCGGAACTTTTTGCCATTTACATCTCTAAGGTTCTTAATGATTGCCTTGATAATTTCTTCTTTCTTCATATTCTCTAAGTTTTTTATTCCCTAAACTTCTAATCAAGTCGTATGGGTCTATACCATATTTCTTAACGAAACATTCTCTTAGCTTGCATATAGCCTTAAAATCTGCATTTGTTGTATTCTTGACTATCATATAAGCTGAGTCTAATCTAACATCAGCTTTAGGAGCTTTTACCCGAAAAATCTTGTTGCCTTTCTCGTCTTCGATAAGTTCTATATTAACTTCCTCGCCCTTAGCTTTTTTTCTTGCCGCCCATTCTTCATAAGTGATGGCATTTTGCTTGATAGCCTCATCTTCTTTAGCCTCTTTCTCTTTCTGTATATTTGCCTCTACTGCTTTTATGGCATCTATACGATGGGAACAGAAAGTATTCAAGCTCTTTGTTATAACTTGCGGATTTGGCTTCTTGTAGAATTTCTCAAACTTTCCGGCAATAAACATCTTGAAGAAAGTAATCAGCTCGTTCAGATTAAGGAAATAATACTCATCCTTTATAGCATTTGCAGTCATTATCTTGATATTGTCAGTAACCTCATTATTTACAAAGCCACAAATACCATAGACTTCAGAAACCCATGCTACAAGCCATGTTATTGCACTTCCTTCTCCATAACACAAGTCAAGATAGGTAAGTGTTGGTGCGTTGCTTTTAAAAGCTTTTCCGATTGGCATCTTACTACCTACTTGGCTAGATGGAGAGAAAGACATTAGAACGTTATCGAATGTTCCGTACTCATTGAATATTCGTTGCTTTTCTCTGTTGATTGAGACGCTGCACGAGGTCGGCTGATTCTTGGTAATAGCCTTGCTCTGCGTCTTTATTAGTCCCTTGCTTTCTATCATCATAATTTCCTTCCAATACTTTAACAAAATTATTTGGTCTCATAATCCAATCAAAACTCGCCATCCATCCATTACTACCATTAAGGAATGAAGATGCTGCCGCCTTGTCAATCATCAACTTCATCTGCTCACTCCCATATTCTTTAAGCCGTGAATTAATCATTGACTTTCTCTTCGATGTCAGAGCATGAACTAGAGGCATTCCTCTTCCAACGATAACCTTATTGAAATATTCGCAAACCTTCTTTGCTTTATCATCCACTTGTTGTACACTAGGGACGTTATTCAATGCGATTCGTTCAGGTTCATTCTTGTGTTGCTTAGAGATTCTTCACCTTCAGCAAATTCTATGTTGTCTTCATGCTTCCAAATAAAGACTTTTCCGTTTCCGATAGATAACATTTGTTTCTCAAATAGCCCATCAATAGCTTTTTTTGTCTTTGCTACCGACATACCTATCTTATTCGATAATTCCTTGTTGCTCCCATATACATATCCGTCTTTGTCAGCATTAAATGACAGACGGACGAAAGCGACCAATTCATCTGCATCCAAGCTACATGCTTTTTCGTCTAATTTTACTACCATATCTTAAAAAAATGCATTTGTTAATTGTTTATTTCCACTCATTATTACCCACTTTCCTTTGCCGTTTTGGTCTAGCAATTTCAAGTCTTCAACTTTTCCGAACCTCTCATAAGTACCACAGAGGTCAACAAACCAAGGTTGTTTCCCTTTTGATAGTCTAAGAAGTCTTCCTACGACTTGATAATATTGCGCTAATGAACGTGTTGGCTTTGCATACACTACAGTATCTAACTCCGGATAATCAAAGCCTACGACCAAGATTTGGCTATTTACCAATACCTTAGTCTGCCCATTGCGGAATCGCTCGATGATAGCCTCACGCTCTTTAGGTGGTGTCTCTCCGCAGACCATTTCGCAATTAGGTATGGAATAGGTCAGCATCTGAGCTTCTTTAACGAACTTAGTAAAAACCAAGATACCTTTACGTTGTCCACCTCGCTTCGGATTAAGCAATCTTTTGACAACATTAACTAGCCATCCGTACAAATCTACACGTTCATATTCTTGTTTGACACTTTGGTCAGTGTAATCACGGCAAGTTGAATTGAGCTGCAAGTTTCCTTCGTTCCATTGTGGTGGTGGGCATGTGTAATAGTTCGGAAGACAGATATATCCGTTTTTTGCCATATCCTCAACTTGAACATAGTAGATAAGCTCCTTGAAAATCTTGTCTCTACTTCTTGTCAGAAACTTCAGTATGCTACCATAGTTCTGATAGGAATACAGACGGAATGGTGTTGCGGTTAGACCTATGACCTTGCTCTTTAGTTTATCAAGAAACTCCTTATACATGCCGGATTCAGGTTTCACTAAATGAACCTCATCAATCAATATGTATTTGAAGTCAGTAAATAATTCGGGATGTCCTTTCACGCTACCAATTGTAGCAAAAGTAACATCGCTGATTTCTTTTGATTTAAAGCTAGCGGAATAGATGCTGGCATTATCAAATCCATAAGAACAATACTTCTTGTAGTTTTGTTCCAAAATTTCCTTAGTAGGAGAGAACACAAGCACTTTATCCTTGAGCCTAGCAGCTATATCTGCCAAAATCAATGATTTGCCCGATGCAGTAGGGAGCACTTCCAGAGCGTTCCAATTTTTCTTTTCATCCAAGAAAAACTCAACTGCCTTCTTGCTTGCTTCTTCTTGATATGGTCTTAATTTAAACTTCATTTCACAAATAATATGAAATCACTTTTGTTACTATATAGGAATACACAAGTCTTATGCATAACAAAAGCCAATAGAAAAATGACCTTACAGTTTTTATGGTGTGTCTCACCAAGACGATTGCAAAGGTACGAAGAATAATTTAATAATGCAAATAAATTAGTGTCTATAATTGCGACTATAACATTATTTAAACCTTATTAATTGTCTTTTTCTTCATTCATTTTCAGAATTAGAGCCGCATAGTATTTATAGAGTTCCTGTAATTCAAACACCGACCAATTCTTTGCTTGATGCTTCATTACTTCCAGTAAATCGACTTGTTGTTCTCCGAGCCGCTTTACTTCTTCCATATCTAAAGGAACGTGAGGATGCTTTTGCAAATAAGCCAATCTTCCAAGCTTCATTACTAAATTCTTTCTATAACCGATAAGATGGTCAGAAGAGAATCTGTTGCATCGTTTGCATTCCGCATTCTGATTACGTGTATCAAAGCGCAAACTCATATGAGTTCGTCCGCAATAATGCCCATTGTCGGCTTGGTCGATTGGCAATATTCGTCCACAACTGATACATCTGAAGTACTTATAGTGAAACTCTCTAGAGTCTCTCATGCGGATATAAACCGACATAAGCCTATCTAGCTTGTCAACCCACTTTTGCTTCTCGCTCCTTTGGTGTTTAGGCTTCTTTCCTCCTTTGTTAAATCTATCATAATATCCCATAATCTTTATCCTTTATCAAACCAAAAGTCATAGTTGCTGCTGTGGGGGTCGAACCCACAACCTTTTTCCGATTTGGGCGGACGTTCTACCATTGAACTAAGCAGCACCACCCCATAGGGGGATTTCAAACTAATTAAATAATAAGAAAAATGAAAAGCCTTACTCCTTTGGTTTACCCATATGCAAGAAAACATCCATGATTGATGTTTCCTTAAGGCTTGTAATATTGTAATCAATCATAGTCTTACCCATAATCTCATCTACATTCTTACGAGCCTTCTCAATGGTATCACCCTGCACAAGATAACGAACCTTGGTCTTCCTCTCCTTGCCAGATTTTTCGTCAATAGTAATCATGTTAATACTGCAATCGTAGTATTTATCCTCACTATCTACCTCTGAAAGGAACAACTCAGAGAAACCTGCTTTCTTCATAGTGACAATCTCCATATCACCATTTGTGTATACCGCCATTTCTTTTGTAGTCTTAGCCTCGCATTCTGACCATGACAAGGCATCTACAACATATTGCTCTGTAGTTTTAGCGTTCGTTCCGTCTTCTAGAGTTTTCTCATAACGAACACCTACGATAAAATACTTTCCTGTTAATGATTTCATATTCTTTCTTTTTATGTTAGAGAATGTGGTATCGGTGAGGCTTGAACTCACGACCTAATGTTTAGGAAACATTTGCTCTATCCAACTGAGCTACGACACCAAGCATCCTATAAAAACTCTTTATTTAATTCTGCTTGCCTCTCCACCTGCGTCTGCCATACCATATAAGCATGGTCTTGTGGAGTAGGTATGTATAATCCTCTTTCCATAGAGCAATGATGAAGCCATCGGTCTATACATAAAGACATTTCTTCTTTGTCAAGGTCTGGTATGTGCCTCCAATATTGGAAGGCCTTGCCTTGTTTATTCTCACGCTCCCTAAGAAAAACATCCTTATTTACACGTTTGAACTCTTGTTCGATATAGTCCTTAGTATATCCTTCTTCGATAGCTACGTAAGTGATTGTTACCCACAGATAAGCATTCTGCTGGATTGTCCTAGATTGTTGCCTCTCTTTAAGGTCAACAACAAAGAACTTCTCATTATAATAATCACCTTGTAGTTTCTTGGCTTTGGTTATCATAGCCCTGGTTCGTTCCTCGAACTTTTCAAGCTCGACCGGATTCAACATATTATATACCATCTTTCTTTAATGAAAGGTGGAGAAAATTAATTCTCCACCATAATAAGTTTAAAATGGCGCATCAGATGTGTTAGTGCCACTCGGCTGTGCTGGTGGAATTGGTGCTGTACCTGCGGCTGGAGCTTGTGGTGGAAAAGGATTGTTAGCGGCAGCTTGCATGCCACCTTGTGGCGCATTGTTCTGTGCTTCAATCTTTTGCATCTTGTAGCCACGAACAGATGTAAACCAGTCTGTTGTGCCATCCTTCTTTGTTCCTTGATATGATTCAACGTCAAAGAATACTTCAGCAATATCCCCGACATTAAAACCATCCGGTACATGTACATTCTTACCACTGAATTCAAAGATGATGCGCTTTTCGTAGCCACGTTCACCTGTCAAACCATCGAAACGTGTTGCATCAAGCATCAAACGTCTCTTTTCAAATGGTTCTTTACCTTGTCTCTGAATAGATTGAATGCCTTCGATAGCAACAATCTTACCTTTATAACTATTAGCCATAACTTAAAATATTTAATAAAACAATAAATTATCCAACTCTGTTCAAGGTCAAACTAGGCTTTACCTTAGTTACCTTTTTATACTTTTTCAATAGATGGTTGTAAGCTTCTTCGTCATCCGCATCAAAAGCCTTCGTATCTAACGTAACCCTCTCAGAAGCAGACTTCAAGGAATAAGTGTAAATTGAAGTTTTATAAGATGTGAGGTTGTCATTTGACATACCATCAAAGATAGCTGCCTTCAACTCCTTTTCCTGTTCTTGCAATTTAGCAATGCGCTCTTGAACGTCCCTGAGTGCAATTTCGTTATCTATAATGTAATAAGGTGTTTTTGTATCATCATTATACAAACGACCTTCTTTCTCGCATCGGAACAATTCTTTAACATCACTAGCAGGTCTTGGCTTGCCTAATGGGATGAGTTTACAGATTGTTCCACGCTTCTCGTCATCACGCAACCACATACAACATATACGTGTAACCTTCAGATGAGGATTCAATGTTTCGAAACCGAACTTATACATCGAGTTCTGCCAACGCACATACTCCTTATTAACGGAATAAGTACCCTTAATATCCCAAATCTCAACCTCATCGTCCGGTGCATCATCCTTGTGCATCACCAAGTCGATTGCACTTGCATGGTCTTCTCCGATTCGAAGGACATATTCGCTACCTATAATCTCATATCCATTCTTCTTGATATAAGCGACAAAATCCTTGACACTCTCTGAGGCTGGCTCAATACCCAATGAAGCAAACAACTCTACCTGCTCATGGATAATAGTGCCTTTTTCGGCAGCTTTCTTCAATACCTCTTCGCTTACGTTAGAGTACATATTGGGAAATACATACTGATGAAGCATACCTGTAATGCCACTTAATTCACGACCATCATAAAAGTATTGATGTGTGGAGTCCTCATAAAGAACTCCACTGTTATTCAATTGTATCATACTAATCTTGATTTAAATTGTGTCAACTTAGCTAAGAAATCTGCATTCTTTTGATATTCGGGATAAGCATCATAAACTGCTTTTAAATCCTTCTTGCTCTGTGCGAGTTCCATCTTTCGTAATGCACATTTGCGTTTAAACTCTTCGGACTTCTGAAGGTCTGGGAATCCGTTCCAAACTCTATCTACGTCCTCCCAAATTTGAGCCTGTTGCAATTGTGGATAAGCATATTGTTTTTGCTCATTAAGATTTTCGTCTTTTTCTTCCTCGCTCTTTGGGGCTGGTTCAGAGTAACCATATACTTCTTTCTGCTCATTCATCCATTCAAGAACTTCTTGTTCTGTCATGCCGCAATACCAACGCACAATGTTATTCTCATCTTGAATAATAAGTTTGGCAATACATCTGTTTGTATAACCTACATATCCAACATGGAAAATTGTCTTCAACTTTCCGCTTTGAGAATATTCGGTGTTTCGGTTGAGGTTGATGAATATCTTCTTGGGAGCAGTATACAATTCTCGACCGATACCTAAACAAGAGCATGCACGCTTGAAAGAGTCGCTAGCTTGGCCTTTAACGGCTTCGGTGTTACTTGGCGTACCAACATCTTGCTTATCTATCCAACCGATACCTTCTTTATAAACGGAAACTGTACAAAAGAGGTTTTGACCAATAAGCTCATGCTTACGTTTCCAGCCATAGATGCCGAACTTCTCATCTAATCGTCTCATATCACATCTTGCGTCCTTGTAAAGCAACAAGGAACACCAGTCCGGTGACTTCTGATTACCACCTTGACCGACACGGACTTCTATCTCATCCGCATCAAGGAGGCGAAACTCATAATCCTTAATTTCTACGCTCTGCCCTTCTACAGGCTTCGCTGCCTTATTCTCTGCCATAGTCGTATATTTTAAATAATCATTTTCTTTATCTGACAAGAAACAACAAGTTCATTGATTTCTTTGAGAGAATAATATCTAGGTGAGTTCTTACTATCACCTACATATTCTTTCATTAACCTATTCTTGACCCATTTGTCAATCATCTGCTTTTCGAATCCTTTTGATGCGAGATAGCATTCGGCATCCTTTCTGCGTATCCTGTCGGAACGCAACCCCATTTCAAATTGGGCATCCATCCGTCCCGCTTGAAATGCGACTGATACTAATTGCTTAATCTCGCTTAATGACATATTCTTTCTACAGTTTTTATGGTGTGTCTCACCTTTTTATGTAATATTACAAAAAATATATTAAATTTCTTGCAAGTTACGATATATTTATGTATATTTGCAACATATTTAATGTTTTCGAGTGCAAAGATAAGAAAAGTATTGCAAACATGCAAATAAAATAGTGCTTAAATATACTATATTAACCTTTATTATCTTTAAGCTCTAAATGTTTACATAAATTAAGTTACACATGCGCTTACTGCGTATTAAATTTTAGGTTATGAATAGTGCATACGAAAGACTGAAGGCTGTAATCATTGCTTTGGGTTACACTTCAAATGAAAAATTCGAGGATACCGTTGGCTTAGGACATGGCTTCGTCAGCCGTATAACTAATCGTGTATCTTCCAAAAGCTTGCAAGCTATAACGAGAAAATTTCCGCAGGTAAATCCAAGTTATATTAGGACGGGAATGGGGGAAATGTTCATCTCTTCACCTATAAAGGTAAGCGAAAACGAAAACGCAAAGACTAGACTGCGTGAGTATCTTAAATATAAAGGAATTACCAAACGAGAATTTTGCGACAAAGCTGACGTGGCCTCTAACTTTCCTATCATAGGGAAGAATGGTGTATTCACGGCAAGAGTATCTTATAGAGTGAATTCTAAATTCCCAGATCTTAATATGGATTGGCTAGCTAATGGAGCTGGAGAAATGTTGCAGCCGGAGGCTAATATTGAGAAATTCAACAACTACAAAAGCAGAATAGCGCCATTCTGTACAGAGATGGGAATTAGTACTACATTCTTCTTGCGGAAATGTAAGAGCTATACCAGTGCAATTAGCAGATTGCCGGATATGCCTAGCGAGACTTTCTTGAAGAATATCTCTTTGGCTTACCCTCAGCTAAATCTGAATTGGCTTAAGACCGGAGAAGGAAAGATGTTTAACGATGACATCAAATCGAATATCAATTCAAGCGTCAGCTTTGTTCCTCTTGTTCCACAGATGGCTTATACTGGTTATCTCAGCGGATATGCAGATGATGTATATATATCATCGCTCCCAACAATCCCTATTGTAAAGGAAGATAAAGAAAAGTACGTAGCATTCGAGGTAAGCGGTGATTCTATGGATGATGGCTCGTCTAGAGCTTATCAGAATGGAGACATCGTTATATGTAAAGTCTGCCCTGACTACATGGTAAAGAGCAATGGACTTCATATAGACGGAAAGGAATATATCATAGTTCATAAAGAAGGTATTCTGTTGAAGCGAATCATTGACTTGGATATGAATAATGGAAAGCTTATATTGCGTTCCTTTAATCCTACTTATCGTGATTTAGAGTTGGATTTAGCAGATGTGAAGCAGCTCTTAGTTGTGGAATATCAGCAGAAAAGGAAATGATAATGTAAAGTATATTTGTATGTTCTGTGGAGTAGGCTTGCATAAAATGTCGCAAAATTGCCGCAAAATGATTATTCGCCTATAGCGTAAGTTGCTATTGTTTAGGCATTTTATTGGTGTTCCGTATAACAGCCTTCTAAGCTGTGGGTCTTGGGTTCGAACCCCAACGGAATCACTATAATAAGCAAAATGAAACTTATTTGTACAAAAATAGCGTGAGAGAACAATGGCAGTAAGTTACTTATTCATAGGTACTTATCTCTGTTGTTCTTTTTTTGTTTTTTAATATATTTTATCACTTATTCCTCTTTTATGTACTCTTTCCGTAAATAGCTGTTAGTCAATATGTTATGAATTTGACGTATTGAGAAATCATCCATGTGTGTTACAAATGTGTTATCAAAAAGCGCTAATGTGTTATCAGAATAGAGAAGTTGAAATCCTTAATGACCGGAAATGACCGTGACCTTAATGACCGGAAAATGGCCCTAAACATTTATTTGTTTTTCTGATGAAATTCCTTCCTTGTCTTAGCCATTGCTTCCGTAGCCCTATCGTGGGTCTCTATCAGCAATGGGCTCTTGTGATATTGCACGATTTTGACTCCGACTGAGTTGTGCCTTTTCTTTACCTCGATGCATTGTATGATCAAATCTGGATTGGCTGATTTAGCCGTTGGAGCCTTGTCAAAGTTCTGAATATAGGCGGCATTGGTCAGGAAGAGAATGTCGGAACCTTCCGGTATTTCCTGCATTACCTTGATCATGAGGGTTAGCATCATGCGGAATTCCGTGGTGTGTAGGTCGCTGATTACATCACGGCTGATGATGTTGCCATTATGCTCAATCACAACGGCAGCACCACCAGCTCGCTCTTTATGGTCATAATCACATGAGCCACCTATCCAAACGTAATATGTAGATGTATCTTGTGTCAT